AAGAATGCACTGGCCGCCATGAAGATGTGTCAGATCGAAATTGTAAACGAGGGATAAAATGCACTACGTTAATAGCGATATTATTTTGGACGCCGATGAAGCAAGACGATTTCAGTATCTTTTAAGGCATCCAAACGTAGAAGAAGTACAAAGGAAGTTAAAGGCTTGTAACGATGCTCTCGCTGAAATGAACTACCAGGAGAATGAAGACGGGACTGCTTCTTTTGATATTGACCTTGAGGAGTGAATCAGATGGATAAGAAAAGAGAACTTGCTGCACGAATTGTTGATCTCTTTGATGACCTTCTGTATCAGAAGGGAATTGAAGTTCCGTGCGAAGATTCTAACGAGCAAGCTGAACGACATGAGGGCGGTAACGAAGCGTGTCTCTATGGCATGGAGTATTGGACCTTGGTTGACAAGATTGAAGAGATGCTAAAGTAAAAATTATATGCTAGATGATTAGCGGTACTAGGGAAGACATAACCGCTGCCAATACAAAATAACAAAACATATAAAGGAGCAGATGAGTATGAAAAGATTGGCTGTAACTGTAAATTGTATGGCTGTTTATAATAGTTTTATTGATGTTCCTGATAGTATGAATATTGATGAAGCTATTAAATATGCGAAGGAACATATCACTAAAATTCCCCTTGGAACTCTTGAATACATTACCGACAGTGATGAGCTAGATGAAGAAAATTGTGAGTTCGAAGATGTTGAGTAATGGAATCATGCTTTTGTTGGAGATGATAATATGATCCCTATTAATGAAATAGATATAAAAATCAAGATCCCCGGTGGATACCTTATGTGCCGTCCAACTGGTGAAACGGAAGATTATCCTGGCATCGGCATCTTCTTTTCTGAAGATGGTGTGAATGTAGACTGGAATAATTTAGTATCAATAACTGAATATAATTCTACATTTAATAATATTCAAACTGTTGGATATAAAAAGAACGATGAAAATTATGTAGCCTTGGTTCGATTTGAGGACGGAGATATCATTGAAGATTGAGGTGTTTGTTATGATGAAATTCATTGTTGCAAGAGTATACGACGATTATTCTACCTTGTTTTATTTCTTTGATGTAAAAAATAAGAATGATGACATCATTGATTTAGTTAAAAAAGCAACAGAAGCGTTCTTAAAGACAAAAGAAGGAAGAAAAATTTACGAAGATAATTGCAATGATTTTGATTTGATTGACTTTAACAATTATGTTCCGAATTCAATTTGTGAAAAATTTGGCTTCGTAAAAATTAGTACACCTGAATTTGATGAAACAGAAGTGGGTAACACACTTTATAATGACAAAGAGGATGATTTATAATGTAATAAGGAGGATTGAAATAAAAGTTAAACTTGAAATCGAAAACGATTATGGGCTCTTTAAAGCAAACAATAATGAAGAACCTGATCGGTTGAAGATTTATGACAGTGATGGCAAGTATATGGAATATATCAATGTAAGTGATGATATTGCAGAAGAAATGGATGAAGAAACCTTGAGGTATACGATATGAAAGAACATAATGTAGAGCAGCTCAAACTCGAAACGCTTCAGCTAATTGATAAATATTTCATGCCGGCTAAAGCAATTATCATAAAGGATTTTCTTAATACATACGGATTCTGGGACGCCCCGGCTTCTACCAAATATCACGGTAACCATCCTGGCGGATTAGCTGAACACAGTTTGGCGGTTGCAAAGAATCTTTTGATGTTAACAGAGAAGCTTAGTTTGAAGTGGGATAATCCAGGGTCTCCATTTGTTGTCGGTCTGTTGCACGATGTTTGTAAAATGGATCAGTATAAGCTGATTGGCGCAGAAAATGGTTATCAGTACGTTTATACAAACGATTCTATTTTCAGCCACCACGGAGAAAAGTCAATTTGTATGCTGGCGAGTTGTATCACTTTAACCGAAGAAGAGATTGCTTGTATCCGTTGGCATATGGGCGCATATGAAACTGACACAAATGAATGGAAATATTACGGCAACGCTATCAAGAAATTTCCGAACGTGTTGTGGACACACACAGCGGACATGATGGCAAGTCATATTGATGGAGTATAAGACAATTGTTGGACGGTGTAAAGATGGAAGCAAGGAGCCTGATTAAATTTAAGGATCTCGATGAACCGGACGATATTCACTTTGGCATTATTTTTAATGACGATCGAATTTTGTGTTTATGCTGTGGTGGATGGGTAGAGCCAGGGCATTATGAAATCATCGAAGATTATAACGGATTTGAATATCTGGAGGAAACACTGAAGGAGTATTTTTAATGAAATATAAATATACGGTTTATGCTTCAGCAATTAGATATTATGAAACCGTTGTTGAAGCAAACTCAAAAGAAGAAGCTGAAAAAATTGCTAAGATTATGTACGATGAAAACGAAATGAACGACTATGAAGATGAGTTAGTGTCTATTAAGGCAGTAGAGGAGTAATCATGGATAAAGATATTGTAGTCGTAAGCAGTGTTACTGGAGCATCTTATGTCATGAATGAAGATCAGATTGAAGCGGCATATCGGTATCAGGAAGCACATTATCGTGAAATGGATGCAAAACGATTTATTGATGAGCGCTTAGAATGGCTTGACGGCGATAAGAACGCGTTTGAAAAGGAATACGGTGTATCTTACGATGATGCAATTGAAGATATTGATTATCTCGCCAGTCGTTTTATGGATGAGTTTGATTGCAATGTCCCTGAAAACGAAATTTGGGATGAAGTGCTTGGCGAATACTTCGGACCGGTGATTGAAGAAGATGGCGAGTAAGTGGCAGAATATTCGCTTGTCTGAGCAACAAGATCGGCGTGTAAAATTAACTTCTGAGAAAAAGACAGAAATACTTCGCAAATATCAAACTGGTACATATTCACTTCGAAAACTTGCACGAGAATATAATGTATCTCATAAAACTATTTTGTTGATTGTGAATGAAGAATCAAAAGTAAAAAACGACGAGTACATAAAAAATCATTGGATGAACTATAAGCAAGATCGAGAAGAACGGGCAAAGACGATTCGAAAAGTTCGAGAATATAAGAAAAAATTATATCAAGAAGGGAAATTGAAATAATGAGTCAACCGTTAGTTGTTAAGATTCACGCTTTTGGCGAAGATATCGCTACGATTCATTATCGTTGGAGTGCATACACCTGGCCGTCTTTAGAGATTGCAAAAGAGCTCACGCAGAAGATCGATTGGAAGCATTGTCTCACGAAAGATGAATTAATTTTTAGATTGCTTAGTCATATTGAGAAAACCGGCGGTGGACTGGATTCGTCCGATTGGCGCTATTTCGAAGCTATATATTCGGACAAAAAATACAAAATTGAAAGCGTTAACGCGAATGATGGGTTGATTGCTATTTCCGAATTTGCAATGAACGGTCAGTCTGATTTTGCTTGTGGCGAGATGACGATCGATTATGATGAACAGGATATTTGCAACAGTTGCTACAACTATTATGAATGTCTGGACGATTACATTTCCAGTTATGGTGATGATTTGGATATGCCAGAGACCGGTTTCAAACATATCAATATTGACCCGTCTCATTTTAGTTTTGACCAATTAAATGATGTGAAGGAAGAATTGACTGGCGGAGAGTTTTTCTTATTTGGCGAAGAACTGTTCGGTATCGAGGAGGGATAAAATGATTACTATGTATCGTGGCAAATGGAAGTTCTCTGTTATGAGCGCCGACGAAGCAGAAAAGTTTATTCAAGAATCGCATTTTGAACGAATTCGGTTTATCTCTATTACTGAGGCGAATGGTTATCATATCGATTTTCAGAAGTGCGAAGGCAATATTACGTTCTTACCACTGAAGTTTGATGATTGTACCACCGACCTGGAAGGTACATGTATCACTGAAGTCCAGGCTAAGAATATCGTGAATTTTGTCTTGGACAACCACGAAGCAGATAAGACCGATTGGTTCTGCGTGAATTGTGCCGCTGGCGTATCGAGATCTGCCGCTGTGTGCGCTGCTATCATGAGAATTCTGTGTAATGACGATATGCCGGTATTCACCAACAGTCATTTTTGCCCGAATATGACAGTATACCGTGAAGTGCTCAATGCTTGGATCGATAAACTGTCGGATGATGGAGAAAATACATCTCAAGAAATTTGGAATTCAACGAATCTGAATCTGATTGGAGAATAAATATGACACATGAATGGGTAGAACAGGAAAAGAAACGGCTGGCTGAGAAGTTTGAAAATTATCCACAGCGACTTCTCGATGAATGGTATGCAATCCCTGAAGAGTATCGAGATGTTCGCCTGAAAAAGTATAACCTCTGGCCAGAGATTGCTAATATCGAAACATCTGTCAAAAAGAGCGCTCCTGTAAAAACAGTAGATATCCATATGCTCTTTATCTATACAGACGAAGACTTCCTCGATTTCTATTTTAAAGATCACGAGGAATTTATCCCAGCTGCGGCAAAATATTACGCCCATTTTCATAAAAATTTGGGGCAATATTATGAGTATCTGGAATATGGTACGGTATCGGTTGAAGAGGCAGAAGATAAAGTTATGGACTTCAACGGCGATATTGTCATTACAGATCCATGTTATCTGTCTGTGAATATGACGAACGAAGAGCGCCGCAATTTTGATTGTGAACATATGACCAATTATGGTATTGTCGGCATTGAGTCTGAAACCTATTATGGTGACTGGGATTGCACGACTTACGACAGGCTTACCTGGGATGAAGACGGACACTCGAAACCAATTGGCAAGTTTTGCGCGGACAGTGGCATGGTTTGTGTGGCAGACTTGGCGTCGATCCTTAAATTCAATCCGAAGTATGATTATCATATCAAAAAAGATTGGTCTACCACGTTGATCAAAGATTTCAAAGGTACGGTTTGTATCAGGATTGAGCAAGTGGATGGAGGCGACGAAATCTATCCAGCTTATAGCGCAAGCGTAATAGGGCAGGGCGTAAATAGAAAAACTGGTGAACCAATCGAGTTTTATACGAGGCAAACAGGACTATGATGAACTATATTTTGAGATTATTATTTCGATTTATTGATTTTTATCTTGAGTGGGCATGGTTAATTGTTCCGTTATGGACATTTTATTTTATTGCAGTGATGTTGATAATTTCTAGTGTAAAGAGGTGATAAAAACGACACGAGAAGAATTACAGCGTATCATTGATAGTAAACCGTATGATTTTCTACGTACCGATCAACACCTTGGCAAGCATTTAATGTTTCTGACTATTGGCGGCAGCCATGCTTATGGAACGAATGTAGCAGGATCAGATGTTGATATTCGCGGTGTCGCTTTGAACTCCAAAGAGGATCTACTCGGGTTGGGTGAGTTTGAACATCATGTAGATACGGTAACGGATACAACGGTATTTAGCTTCAACAAGATTGCAAAGCTGCTATCGAATGGAAATCCAAATGTATTGGAGATGTTTGGGAATAGTGATGATCTTGTTATCAGCTATAGCCCGACAACTGAGCTTCTTATGACGAACAAGATGCTGTTTCTGTCTAAGGATGCTATTAAACCATTTGGCGGATTTGTAAACGATCTGCTTCGTAAATCCAGTCGGCTGTATATTGATATGACGATTGGCCGTTATGGAGAAGACGAAATTGAAAAAGCTCAGAAAAAGCTCAATAAGTTGGTCATGAATGCAAATCGATTGTATTTGATGGCGTTTGATCTCTTTGAAAAAGAAGAGATTGTTACATATCGCGGTGATGATATTGATATATTACAAAAATTTAGATTTGGCGAATACGATTATACAGAATGGCGAGCTTATGTTGTTCCAGTGTATGAAGCAAGAATGAAATCATCTTGTGAAAATTCGAACCTGCCGGAGCATGTCAATATGAAAACGGTTAACGAGTTAGTCATGACTATCAACGAGATGGCTCTAAAGGTTGCGTAAGCATATCACTATTATAATAAGAAAGGAGAGCGCCCTCTAAAAGTGAGGGTGTGAAAATTGAATATGTTAAAGCTGTCAGTGTCGAACGCAAACAGCAAAATGGGGAGTATCAAGTCAATTTCGATGCCTCGTATTGCAACGTGTGCTCCAGGCGTTCCATGCGCAAAGACATGTTATGTCCGTCATTTCGACTGGAGAGGTGTTGTGCGGAACGCTTATGACAACAATTTGAATTTGTGGTTATCAGACCCTGACGGCTTTGAAGTTCAAGCAACTGCGGCCGCCTATGGGTCTTTTTATTTTAGATGGCATGTCAGTGGCGACATCGTGGACAGGCGCTATTTTGAAATGATGTGTCGAATTGCAATTAAGTTGCCTCGCACTCAGTTTTTAGCATTTACTAAAAAATATGATCTTATCAACGAGTATTTGGCTACAGATAATAAAATTCCCAATAATTTACATATTCTGTTTTCTTCTTGGCCCAATTATAATATGAATAATCCCTATAATTTTCCAGTCGCATACATTTCATTTAAGAATGGTATATGTGAAGCTCCTACAGATGCGTGTGAATGTTCTGGTCATTGTGAAGACTGCGCTTATGCAGGCAAGAATTGTTGGGTACTTGGAAAAGGACAGTCAGTAGTGTTAAAGGAACATTAATTTGTATACCCCTATTATAATAAGGTAGGAGGATGATAATTTTTGAATTATGTTATCACAAATGGAACCACGTTTTTAAAGAGAACCAAGGATAATGTTCTAGTTGAAACTCCAAAACTGAGTGAAGCCTGTGTTTACGATGAAGATAGGGTAAAAAAACAGTTAAATTGTTTCCCCCATATTTTTCGAGGAAAAGGATATCGGGCTGTTACTAAGAAAGAGATCGCAGAAAATGACGGAACTGTTCCACCCTGCGAAATTGAAGATAACGAGTTCGAACATGTCGAAGGAGTGCGCACAAAAGTTCCGGACTCAGAAAGATTGGCTGGAATAAAAGCAGAACTTTTAGCCGTTGACGATACTCTGGGGCGATTGAATGATACATATAATGACATCTGTAAAGAATTAAAAGAGGTATGTTTGGAGATCACAGACATTGAACATGCAATAGAACTCCAAAATTCGAACGCAGTAAGACGATGTTATCTTGAGAATGAGTTGAAAAAAGCCAGGATGAAACGACGTGATTGTAAAGATATCAAAGAGCTTTTAGAAGGTATTGCTTATTTCACCTTAAAAGATTGGGGAACAGGGAAGGTCCAAAAAGCAATCGACTGGTCTGAAAATCGTGTATATTGTCCAAGAATTCGTAATGATCTGTTTGAATAAGGAATAATAATGAATAAAGAACGTAGAAAAGCAATTCAAGGCACTATTGACCATTTAAATGAGCTTGAGCAAAAGATGAATGATTTATTGCAAGATTTAGAAAATACAAAGGATACAATCGATAATATTTTGGATGAAGAAGAAAATTATCGAGACAATATCCCGGAAAATCTTCAGGATAGTGAAAGATATAATAAAGCAGATCAAGCCTGTGATTATCTTTCTAGTGCATCTAATCATATTGAAAATATACTTTATGCTCTTGATGGAGACTTCGAGAGTGCGACTTCTGATCTTGAAACTGCAATGGAATAATCAAGGAGGAAAATATCATGAGTGGAGCTGCTTCGTTCGTTTTAGGTCTGTTAGGTTTGGGTGTTAGTGCGGGTATTAATGTCGGTCAATCTATCAAACAGAAGAAAGCCGACTATCAATATGGTGAAGAGTGCGGACTGCACGGTACACCAGACGTGCTGCGAATGCGAGAGCGTGTTCGTAAAGAGTGGTGGGATGTATGCGGAAAGGTATATAATGCTTGTGAAAAACCTGTAAGTTACTATGGTAATCCGTATAAGACACCCCTGTGCTATTGTAAAAAGCGTTGGTTCATCGCTCACTTAAACGAAAAGGGTATCCCGTATGACGATGTGGTTGTGAATGATGTGACGGGCGTCCGCTACTATGAGCATCAGAACGAGATTTTGCGGAAGTGGATGCAGAAGCTGAGATAAAGAACAACTAATTCTATTGATTTTACAACTATAATATGGTAAAATAACAACCGAAAAGAGAGGTCCGCAGAGAATTAACAAAATGCGGTTGTTTAAAGAGGAGACAAAAATGATGAAGACTTTTACTGCGGAAGAGTTTTTTAATTATCTTATGTCATTTTCAAATATATTTATATGGGGAGGTGGTGATGAAGATAATGGCCTTTATGTTAGAATACGGTCCCAAAATCTTGAATTGATAAAGAGAAAGAAAAGCTACGCTATTTGGGGGACACTTTATAATGTTAACCCTGAGTTACAAGAAGAGGCTGGATTTGTTATAACTGGAAATAAATTCCAATGTGAGATCTTTGAAAATGGGAGAAAAACTGAGGTTATTACAAAATCTGATCTTTCGAAAGAATCCATAAGGTTTGAACTTTTAAAGGGTAGATTAGAATAAATCATCACAAATAGTCACAAAAAAGGTTGACAACTACCCTTTAGAATGATATAATGGGACCATGAAAAGACAAGCCATAAACAAGGAGGTCATAAATATGTTCATGGCTGGCAAGAGCGTCCCAAAGATCGGAGAGATTAGGTTTGGCTATGTAGCTGAAAGCGAAGCGAAAACCAGTGTACATAAGTATATTGGAATTCATCCATATTTAATCGTATCCAACAATATTTACAACAAAAAATCTGGACAATGCGAGGTCATTCCGTTTACAACAAAACGAACCGCCAGTCACAATCCTGTTCATGTTGATTATAAGGCTGGCGAAGTTGAAGGGTTAAAGAAAGACTCTACTCTTGTCATTGAAGGCAGAGATACGATTCGCAATTTGCAGCTTAGTGAGCCGATTGGCATTTTTACTGAAGCAAACTGGGCAAAGGCTGTGAGCGCCATGATGATTCAATGTCCGCTTCTGAATGTGGTGGTTCAAACTACCAACCCAAAAGCTATCGCATAACCGTAGATTTTAAATCTTTTCGTTGCAAAACCTTCTTACATAGTGTAAAATATAAATAATACACAAACCGCACTGTGTAAGGAGTAACTAAAATGAACGTAGATGATAAAATCTATAATTGCGATAGAAAAGCCGAATTCATTGATTTTTACGTTAGTCAGGGCGAAACAGATAAGGCACAAAAATCGAGGGAGAATACGGTATTGTCTGTTTTCAGACATACGGGACCTATTGAAAAAAGGTACAACAAGGATTTTTGTGAATTTTCGTTGGGTTCTCCAGAAATGGACGATGTATATCTTTTATGGTTTAATAGTTTATGTTCCGGAACACAAAGAAGGCTTGCAGCTGTAATGAAAAGTTATGTGTTATGGTGCTATGAAAATCAATATATTAATGCACGAACATATAAAGCACATGGAGTTATGGTTAATAGGACAAGCCCTAAAAAGAATGCTTTTGGTACGAAATCAGAAATAACTGCAAAACAGGTTGAAGTGATTCAGAAAAATGATAAATACGAAAGTGATTTCATTTTTGAAGACGAAGAATCCTTTATGAATTATGTTCAAAACTTATTTTACAGTGGACGATATGCGATGACAGCCACGGTTGTTATTTTGTTATATTACCAATTCGACTTTGACAGTATAAGAGATCTTTTAAAAACAGATGTAAATAAAGAAGATCGTTCAGTTAAAACCGTTATAATCGATAATGATTTTGCGTTTCGTACAATTTGGAATTCAGTCGTTAGCACTGGATATGAAGCGATTGTAAATCTTGGCGATAAACAAACAACACGAATAGTTGAATATGTAGATAGTCCATATCTAGTACGTAATGTCGTTAGAAGAAACATGGTTCAGGATCAGATAAGCGTACATTACGCACACAAATTAATAAGTTTCGAAAAAGAAGCTTCGATGCTTTTGCCAAATGATTCTCCGTATAAAGATATTTATATAAGAAGTTCCGTGATTCGAAAATTAAAAAGTTTTCACCAGATGAGACTGGATCAATTGGCTTACGGATCTGACTATGTAATAAGCCATATGAAATTATACGGCAGTGAGATGACTTACGCAGATTATTGTATGATGGCATCTAAAGCTAAAAAAATTTAATGATAAGATTAAGAGCCGAGAGGCTCTTTATCTTAAAAAATGTATAGGGTAGATAATAACAGTTGGCATGGAATACAGAATTACAATTACAAAATGGATTTGTGCGGTAATAGTTATGTTGTTTTGCGTTGCCGTCGTTTCAACGGCTGCTAATGCGGAAAATCCAATTGAAGAATATGAAAACTGGTCTCCTGACTTAAAAAGATATACAGCGGAGATATGTAATGAATATGACGTTGATTACAGTTTGACTGTTGCTGTTATATACAACGAAAGTCGGTTTCAAAGTGGACTGACACATAAAAATTCTAATGGTACGATTGACTACGGTTTAATGCAGGTTAATGAAGTTAACTTTGATTTTTTACATCGGACGCTTGGTATCAATTCAATGAGGGAATTGTTGGATGACGAGATTGGAATTCGGTGCGGAGTAGCGCTCCTTGCATATCATAAACAGTTCACAGAAAACGATTCGTCAGCATTGCTTCGATATCAAATTGGAGCAGGGAAGTACCGTCGGTACTTAAAGGACGGAAGGACAACAAATAGCACTCATCAACAGGTGCTTAGGTACTTTGATACATATAAAAATCATTTGGCGGTTCAATCGCAAGAATCAAAATTGAATGGGTTTGTTACGAAAGATCCAATCGAATCCATTTTAAATATGTGGGCAGACATGCTCACATCATAAGCTGGAGTGGCGTAATTGGTAGCGCAGGAAATTTGTAATTTTCAGGTTGTGGGATCGTGCCCCACCCCCAGCACCATTGAATAGCGGGCTACCGCGTTAAAGATTATATATTTTAAAGGAGAACGACTATGACTACTGAAACTATGACAATTCATCGTGCACTGGCTGAAATTAACGTTTTGGAAGACCGGATTTCTAAGCTGACTCGTGAAGCTGTTTTCTGCGGAGCTGCTAAGCAGAGCATGAAGAAGCTTGGTGGTGTCACCATTGAAGAGTATAAGGCAAATGGTCAGAGTTCACTGGATAAAATCAAAGACCTAATTGCTCGCTTGAATGCTATTAAGCGCGCTATCTCCGAGTCTAACGCTGTTACCCATCGCACTGTATGCGGTAAGGACTACACTATCGCTCAAATTATTTGGATGAATCAGCACGGAATCGACTTCTTGAGTGATCTGCTCAATCAGATGGAGCGACAGTATTCCAATGCAGTCAGTGTAATTGAAACTACGAATTCTCGCCTGAGTGATCGTGCGGATGATTTTGTCATTCGAAGCAATAACCCCGCCGACAAAGACGGGATGTCTCCTGATGCAATTCGCGATATGCGAGATGGTTACATTGAGCGCGAAACTATGATTCTGATTGACGGTATTAACATTAAAAAAACTAAGGAAAATCTGGCCGACGAAATCAATAGTTTCAAAGCTGAGGTTGACGCGGTTCTGTCTGAATCTAATGCGACTACCGAAATCACAATCGAATACTAATCATTGATACATATTCACTGTTTATTGAAAACGACGAACTGTAATTGTTCGCTCTTTGCCAATGACGGCAGTGCTAGAGTGAAATCAAATAAATAAAGAAGCAAATAGTCACATATAAAAGCGGCCTGATAAGCCTATATGAAGATCAAGTATAAATATATTCTAACAATACTTGGGTTTTGAATTAGCCAAATGGCTAAGGCGCAGACATAAAATCTGTCTTATCGGTTCGATTCCGATATTCAAAAACATCGAGTCAAGAGGAGGAGTTGTCCCGAGGGCCAACACGTAATTGACTCAAATTCTTCGGAAAGGTTAAAGTTTATTTATTTAAAGATTAAAGGTTGAAAGTTCAAAGGTTAAACTTTTATCAACGGTCAAATAATAACGAATACAGGTCAAAGGTCTTTAAAATCCATGGGCGTAGGTTCGTGGGTCGATTACATAAGCCCCGTCGTTTACCACATGGCTGATAAATGGTGAGCGCCAAGGCAGGGGCGTAACAATACCTGCCGTTTATATGGCTCTGTAGCTCAGTCGGTAGAGCAGGGGACTGAAAATCCCCGTGTCGCTGGTTCAATCCCAGCTGGGGCCACCAATGTGTAAGTTGATTTGATAATTGAATTTGGTCGAAATCCTTCATAAAAAGGTTGTCCGCCAAGGTCGAAAAATCAACATGAATTCTCACCAAGATGATGTTATCAATGAAATTTGCAACAGGATTAGCGAGGCAGTCACACTCCTGATCAGGGACCGATGTAGCAAGCTTGGTCAAACTGCGTGCCCTGACGATGTAAGATCCGCATTCCGAGCGCAACTGTGCGTGAGCCTCACCAGCTCGAAAACAGTAATGAAGGAATAACATTGAAAACCTTATGTAGCGCGGCTATAACCCGGAAGAGGCTTGACCCAAAAGGATGATCGAGTTTGAGAACCGCAGTGGATAAGCACATCGCCAATAGTGCTCTGAAGAGTAACGGTAAATGCCGGACGCCTGACCCGTTAAAGCCAGGACAAAAACCACAGGCGACATCCCTCTGTGGTTTGTATATGCGATCGTAGCTCAGCTGGTAGAGCAGAAAACTTTTAATTTTCGGGCCGTGGATTCGAGTTCCGCCGGTCGCACCATGCGGTAAGTAGTTTTCGAGTTGCAACTATTGTAGCCAGCATTAGTACGTACAACTAATGTGATGGTATTGTTAGTAGTTCTGCGGAAGGAACAAAAACATAAACCGATGACTGTTGGAAAGACAACTTATAAGCGCCTATATCTTAATTGGTAAAGAAATGGGCTCTAAACCCAGGGTATCCATGTTCGAATCGTGGTGGGCGTGCCAAGGAAACAAAAGGAGATGATTCGGTGAACGTCATAAAATTCAAACCTGATGATTACATAAAGTGCGTTACTTCTAATGATTTTTACAAAGCAATCAATCTGTACGACACAATAAAATCTGGCGCGATTAAAAACGTTTACCAGATGAAAATCAATCCTATTACATATAAAACAATTGAAGAACGACTAAAGACAAATTGGAAACACAATAGAATCACTCGTTACTTAACTAAAAGTCGGGCTCAGTCAATGATCTCTTTTGATTGGATGAATTTTTCTCCAGTTCAGGACTCAAATGTCCCTGAAAACGAAATTTGGTGGGAGGTTAACGACGATGAAACAGCAACAGACGTATAAAGGTCTTATTGGTAAAGGCTGGTATGATCAGAGTGAATTTAGCCACAGATATGCTGCATGGGCAAATTACCGCAATAATTGGGCTATTAGAAAGGCGGACAATCGCAAGCTGGCAAAGGCTCGACTGAAACAAATTGAACGTGAACAAATAAAAAAGGAGCTTGAAGATTATGATAATTATCGATCCACGTGATGATGACTTCGGGACTATTTGCAACTGTGCCGTTCGTTATGCAGTCGGGCGCAGAACCTACATGCCAAGTCTTGTGATCGATTTCATTACACCGCATCTAGGCGAGCTGAGCGATAAAACTTTGTGGTGCTTCCAGAGAGATTTAGAAGAGCGTAAGAATGGCTTCTTTGATTTCGGGGACGAGTTTGATAAAACGAACTGGGTGAACTTCTTAGACGTTGTCAATAAAGAGATAGAGAACGGAAGTACACATGAAGGGTGAATAATCCTCTTTTATATGCGGCGGTAGCATAGTTGGTCTAATGCGGAAGTCTTGAAAACTTCTGAGGGTTAAACCTCCATCCGTTCGAATCGGATTCGCCGCGTCATATGGCCTGTTAGTCAAGAGGTGAAGATGCTGCCCTTTCACGGCAGAGACATCGGTTCAATTCCGGTACAGGCTATTTTTGAAAATTAAATATTATGAGGTATCAAAATGAAAACAAGTGATTGGATCTCTGTAAAAACCTCCTTACCACCTAAAGAAGATAAGAAATGGGCTTCGAGTGATGTCGTTTGGATTTATGACGAAAAATGCGGACAGCGCGAAGGTTATCTTGATGATGACAACCAGTGGTGTGATGCAAATGAATGCTGGTATTTAAATCATGTTACACATTGGATGCCTCTGCCAGAAGACCCACCAAAGGAGAAAACTGAATAATGAAAACGACGAAGAAAGATTGGATCTATCGTGTGATTCTTCTGATTCTGTTGGCGATTATCTGGGACATTGGCGCGGCTCTGACTTCGCCAATTTTTGTTCCCCAGAAAGGTGCTGTGTTCCGTGAGTTCTTTCTATTGATACAGAATGGCACGATGCTTAAAGCGTTTCGATATTCATTGATTCGTATTACAGCAGCAGCTCTTCTGAGTGCCGGTATTGCAGTTCCACTTGGCTGCCTGATGAAAATCTGTCATCCGATTCAAAACCTGTTGTATCCAGCGATTCGGGCAATGAGATTTTTGCCAGTGACTGCTTTTTATCCACTGCTTACGATGTGGTTCGGTATAGGGGAACAGATGAAAATTGCTTTTCTGTTTGTGGCCAGCTTCGTATTCATGTTACCAAGTGTACTGATTGCTTTGAATGATGTCAGAGACGATGTGATTGAAGCAGCTAGTATTGACGGGGCAGGGAAGTTTAACATGGTTACACGAATCATTCTTCCGATGGCGGCTCCATCTATCTGTCAATCGTTCGCTACAATGTACGCAATCGGTTGGACCTACATCGCAGTAGCGGAAACGGTGAATGCAAAGTATGGTATCGGGTATCTGATCTATACTTCCTCTGCTCGTGGCCGTACATCTCTGGTGTTTGTTGGTATTTTAGCCATTGTGATTTTCAGTATTCTGTTTGACTGGATTACGAGCCTCTGTATCAAGAAGATTTTCAAATGGAAGTTTTCATAAGGAGAGAATATGTCGCACGAAATTGAGATTGAAGGTTGTCTAACTGTTCCAGATAAAATCAGTTTGGATGATGTTACAGATATATTTTTAAGATTTGTCGAGTCTCACGGTTGGTATTATGGTGGCGGCCTTAATGAATTTGGAAGCGACTATTGTATATCGATAGAAGTCAGAGAAGAAGATTAAAGAGGAGAAAATTATGGCAAAGAAAAGTTTTTTTGAAAAACTTGGTTTAGTTGAAGGTGTAGCTGCTTCTGAGTATGATATGCCGGATACTACGAATGAGCTTCGCGCTTGTGGTGACGTTGGTGACCACTATATTAACGAAGATCTCCCAATAGATGAACCGGTTCAGGCCGAGGTTCCTGAGGGCGACACCATCGATGTTCAGGCGGTTTACGAAACCAATGGTATGAATCCTGCTGATGCAGTTACTGTCTACAAAATCAAAGATGTGATCGATACATTCCCGTCTGAGATGCCCACCAAGACTAAGCGTGCCACAGTAAAAAATCTGATGGCGACACTGGGTTATGATGCAACCGCGATTATCTCTGATGCAAAGCAGCGCAAGGAGCTTCTGCGGGCTGTTGGCAACGATAAGATGAATGCGTTGTTTGACGAGATGAAGGGCAACGACCAGCAGATCGAATCTATGAAGGAACAGATCGAGGCGCTGACTAATCGCAATGTCGAAGCTAGTACGGCCATTGAAAAGATCACCAATACGGTTCAGGACGAACTCAAAATGATTTCTTCTATTGAGGAATTTATCGAAGAGGATAAGACGGAGCCCGCCGGGAAGGAGGGTGCCTGATGTTTTCTTTAACCATTCCTGAGTTTGTGGTCATTTGTGTCAGTGGTGCATTTGTAATCAGTCTGATTCTGTTCCCATCTTGGAGAGAGCAAATTAAGACTCTCGCTGGTGGATTTCTTCAAAAGTTTGTGCAGGACACAGCTAAGACTCCTGAAGGAGCCAAGGCAATCTATGCACAGAAGATTGATGAGGCGACCGATCAATATAACGATGCGTGCCGCACTCTGAGAGATTTAACTGGCAAGCTCAAGACGATTCAAGATCAGTTCGCCTCCGCGCAGAAACGAGCTGAAGATTACGATAAACGCGCTAAGTCCGCTATGAGTCGTGGCGACGAAGAGTCTGCTACTATTTTTGCTCGTAATCTTCAGGAAGAAATGGACGCTATGGAGAATCTGTCTCAGCAGTATGCTAAAATGCGTCCGGCAGTTGAAGAAATGAAAAACATCAAAGAAAAGTTGGAAAATCAGCTGGCAGCTCTAAAGCGTGAGAGTAAAGATGTCGTCTCCGAGATGCAGGCCAATGAGCAGATCTCGGCCGCATATGATTCCGTTGGTAAGTTTCGTTCTGCTACTGGTACAGATAAGATGCTCAATGCTACTCGTGATGGTCTGCAAGAGAGTCGTGAGAAAGCAGCTGGCGCAAAGGTCCTGTATCAATCAAGCCGTGATGGCAAATTAGATAAGGCCAATGCGAAAACTGCTGATTATAAGGTAAATGATTATCTGGAGAGTCTAAAGAAGGGGACTGCGAAACCCATTACATACGACATTAAGGATATCAATGCCTTCACTAAATCGTCTGGATTGAATACTCAGTCCAAGAAATAAAATTTAAAAATTAAATAGGAGAGAACAACATGTCTAAGTTCAAATTGACTAAGGCTGGCCGCGCCGTTGTTGGTGTGGTTCTTGCAGTGGCGGTTGCTATTGGTGTCGTTGGTGGCATCAAGGGCGGTGTGATCAAGTTCGACAAAAAGAAGCCGACAGCCTCAAAGCCGAGCACTTCTATCAGTACGAATAAGCCGTCTAATTCCGATGGGGATGATACGATCAATCTGTCTCTGGATGAGTGGGCGGGGTGGTTGAGTTGCATTACGGCAAATGGCGGTCTTACTACTCAGCCCGGTTCTGTGTTTGATCAGCTCGGCATCAAGGTGAATATCAATGTCATCAACGATGCGACCGAGTCCAGTAACGCTCTGATCTCTGGGGATTTGCAGGCCGCTGGTTATACTACGAACCGCGTAGCATTCCTGTCTCAGAAGTTTACTGACGCTGGCAAGAATGTCATCATGCCGATTTTTACCAACTACAGCTATGGCGGTGACGGTATCATCGCTTCTACTAAGTTCGCTGATGTGAATTCGTGGGTCAATGCCAAGATCGGTGTCCCTGAGTTCTCTGAGGCGGAGACTCTGGTTGCTTGGTTCGTTAATAATTCCAGTCTATCTGATGCTGACAAGGCGACTATCATGAACAATCTGATTATGTTCGGCACCGCAGACGATACCGCTAAGGCATATTTCGCTGGTCAGATTGATGTAGCTGCAACATGGGAACCTTATTTGACTCAGGCTAAGACTTACACCAATAGCACTGTCGTGTTTGATACGAAGTCTTCCTCCTCTCTGGTTATGGACGGTATTGTGTTTGACGCAGATTGGGCAGCGGCTCATGAAGATACCGTCAAGAAGTTCGTTCAGGGCATTCTAATGTCTTATGACCAGCCTATCAATTACAATGCAGCTCGTGAAGTGTTCCCGATGTACTCTACTTCTTCTGATGCCGATATTGATGCGACTTATGCAAACGCTAAGATGGCAAGCTGGAAAGACAACTATAATATTCTGAATGATACCGCTCCGATGATTTATAACCAGATGTGCGATATTTGGGAGGGTCTGGGTGAAACTGTTAATCGTGATCTCGTAAATACGCTGTTTGATACTACATATATCGATGCGCTCAAGAGTGATTTCAAGTCTACTTCTGCTGCAAATGCTACTACAAAGGTAACTGTAAGCGACGAGACCCGTGCAAACATCACTCAGCAGGTCACTGGCAATTTGGATTATGATTCCATGTTGAGTAAGACCGCCAATGTGACTTTCGTACCGGATTCTTCTGTGTTTACCGATCAGGCAAGTGCTGCTTCTGTTCTGAATGATTTCGTTGACATCGCTAAGACTCTGGATGGCACCATGATCGTCATCAACGGCAATATCAATGCAGATGTTCAGACCGATTTTGGTGTTCAGCTATCTGTAAATCGTGCGCAGACCGTTGCAAATTATCTAGCTTCTCAGGGCATTGATCAGAATCGACTAATCGTCACTGGTTCCGGTAACGCAAAGTATCAGGCTGATAAGGCGGCTGGCACTCTGAGCAGCGATGCAAGTGTGTACCAGTCTACCGATATCAGCTTCATGCGAATTGAGAACTGAGGTGATTCAGATTGATCTGGATTGAAATCAGTAAAGCAATTTGGATTGTGGGTGGATTGATGTTGGCTTCTTTTGTGGCTGGCTATCTCTTCCATGGTCCAACCTTTAAAACTTAAAATCTTCGGCGGTGCTCAGGTAGCACTGGGTGCCGCCTTATATAATGCGTCATAGCCAAGTGGTAAGGCAGCTGACTTTGACTCAGCCATACGCAAGTTCGATCCTTGCTGGCGCAACCAAAAAATCAGAAGAGGAGCACAGTATGATTACTTTAACTAACGCACGGCAATTAGAGCAGGCACTTAATGATTTTATTCTCGAGTGCCGATATGGTGCTCATCCATGTGAAGGATGTAAGTTTTATAAGGTTTGTTTGAAATTGCACATACCTAATAAGACAGATCCTGACCAGTGGGCAATGTATTGAGGGGATTCTATGATGACAACTCCAAAAGATTTAGAAGTTGCACTGTTAGATTTTATTACAGAATGCGAACAATCTGAAAATTGCGACGATTGTATGTATCGTGAATTTTGCACTCGATTTGTCACTCCATACAATGATGATTATCCATGTGAATGGGAAATTTTAAAAAAGTCAGGATGCATTCCATGTTAAAGGAGGAATTCTAAAATGGCAGTTTATATGACAGGTGATATTCATGGCGATCCAAATCGGTTTTATAATTTGAAATACTTCTGTCTCGACCATCCTGACATTGAATGGGTTATATGTCTCGGTGATGTGGGTCTGAATTACTATGGCAAGGATTATCCAAGAGAAATGTTCATCAAAAATGTTGCCGATTCAATTCCTGCAAAACTGTTTTGTATCCACGGCAACCATGAACGTCGGCCGAGTGAGACAGAAGGGTATCAAGAAATCGAAGTTACAGATGGTGCAATTCGTGGTCCGATGCTGTGGAGTCACGAGCATCCTAACCAGTATTTCGCTATTGATGGTGCAATTTATGTAATCCAAACCTCGGAACGGACATTAAATGCACTTGTTTGCGGTGGTGCTTATTCTGTTGATAAATATTATCGACTACAGCGTGGTTGGCCATTACTCTGGTTTGAAGATGAACAACCAAGTGAACTCACAAAAGGTCTCGTTCGGCTTATGGCGACCAGATATCCAGTTGATATTATGTTGACCCATACTTGTCCGCTGCGGTTTGAACCTAAAGAACTGTTCTTGAACGGCATTGACCAGAGTATGGTGGATACATCTACAGAAGAGTTTTTCGATGATTTATATAAGCAATTCCCGGCGGATCATAAGCCGATGTGGTATTTTGGCCACTTTCATGGAGATAAATACACTGACAATTATGTGATGTTGTATCGAGACATCATAGAACTAAAGTGATTTATAAATAGAAAACGAAAGGGGATTACCGATGCTGTATGGACGAGCATCTCCGAATCTAATGCGATAGTAACAAATCAAATTAGATAGGAGACATAATATGATTTGCAATTTTTGTGGTAAGACTTTAAGCGACATTGATGAAGATGTTCTGGGCGAACAGCGAATCGTTTTCCCGTATGGGAGCAAGAGAGATGGGGACCTGATGAATTTTGTGGTCTGCTCTAGCTGCATCGATAAACTGGCTGATGAGTTTATTTCTCGCTGCAAGCACGGGCCTAAGATTATTCCGTTCGGCGCAGCTTATCCTGATTGGGAAGTAAAGTCTACCGAAGAGTCTGGTTATTAATATACATAGGAGGTACATATGGCAGATAAGAAGAACGACGTTTATGCACGTTTTAATTTTTGCGGTAAAGTTTCCGTTTCTCGAAAGGCTCCAATGGTGAAACGTGAAACTTTTGGTTCCAATGAAAAGGCTACTATCAATTTTGGAGTTAAGGCCGGCACTAATATGGGCTACGTCACGCTAAATGGCTTTAAGAATGATACGATTAAGACTCGCGATGTCGATGGCAACAACATTGAAGTCGCATGGGATGACCGTCTGGATGAGGACGTTATCAAGATGGTTTCTGGCACTAAGAAGTTTACAGTGAATCTTGGTGAACACAAGGAATTCATTACCGAGTGGGACATGATTGAGTATCTGGAAGCTGCTCTGGCCGGTTATGAAGACGATATTGTCGTCACTGGCAATTTTAATCTGCGTCCCGGTACTGGCAAGTACAGCAATCAAGTCTATCGTGAATTCCAAATTCAGAATGTGTTCATGCCAGGCAAGAATGATACTCCGCATCTAACCATGAATCTGGATCTGTATTATGACAAGGACAGCATGGACAAGAGCGACCTGAAGACTGACGGTAAGATCACTATGCACTGCTACACCCCGATGTGGTCTAAGGCAGATGCTGCTCGTAAGATGTTCAAGATCGATACCGTTTTCAACACTGCGGTTTTTGATATGGATAAGCCGAAACACAAGGCTATCCATGATTACAAGATGCGCTATCTGGAAACCAAGTCTCGTAATCCTGTACATATGAACTGGCAGCTTGCTGTCGTTAATGGTGCTGAAGAGGTTGAATTTAGTGAGGACACTCTAAGCGAGCAGCAGAAAGAGCAGATTGAATTAGGCATTTCTAAGCTGGAGGATTTCCGTCGAGGCCCAATCTATGGTCAGCGTATCAATGAGCTGCGTCTGGTAAAGCCTATTCTGACGGGAGAGTTTGAAACTTGTAAGACTGCTGCTGAGTCTGACTTTACTGCTCGCGAGTTTGAGGACGAGATCTGGGTCCCAGTATCCGATGAGAGCGTGGACGATATGATGAAGGGCGACCCCAAGGCTAAGACTAAGACAAAGGCTGATCCTGTAGTCGAGGCATCGGAAGACAGCGATGATGATATCGACACCATGTTTTGAGTTGGTTGATCTTCCGTGGAATGAATAAAAGGAGAGTACATAATGGCGCGTAAATATGGTAAGAAAACCGAAATTAGCCTGAATCCGCTCGATTACAGCATCTATCTGATGGGTGAAGGCGGCATTGGTAAAACTACTGTGATCAAACAGGTCTGTGAAAAGATGGTTGGCGACGAAGGCTATATCTTCCTGACATGCGGTAAGGAAGCAGATCAGGCTACCATCGAGGGCATTGTTCAGGAGCCCGTATGGGACTGGGAACATTTCGATGATGTTACGATGGATATTATTGAAAATCGATTTTCTGATTATCAGGATTTGAAGGTCGTTGTCATTGATACCATTGATGAGCTGATGCAGATGGCGGAAGAGGAAACTGTTAGACTTTGGAACCGCGATTGTCCTGCTGATAAGAGAACCAAGTCTTTTAAGGCGTGCTATGGCGGCTTTAATGGGCCTACTGATAAAGCAACCGAAATTGTTGTTGACCGTCTATGGGAACTAAAGCGTGTTGGTATCAGCCCGATTATTATTGGTCATACCAAGAAGACTGATATTACTGATCCTGTGACGCTGGCAAGCTATTCTATGCTGTCCACCAATATGGACAAGCGGTATTTTAACTCACTGAAGAACAAGGTTGATGTTGTTGGTGTCGCTTATGTTGATCGTGACATTGATAAGGTGAAAACTGGTCGCAAGAATGTTGTCAACGGGAAAGAAGAAATTGTTGGCAAGGTTAAGTCTGAGCGTCGTGTGATTTGCTTCCGTGATGACAACTTCTCCGTCGATTCTAAGAGTCGTTTTGCTGATATTGTAGACCGTATTCCTCTGGATGCGGATGAATTCATCAAAGCTTTGACTGACGCAATTAAGGCGGAGCATGATAAGGGTGGTCGTTCTTATGAAACTGACCTGAAAAAGCAGGCGGCAGATAAGAAGGAAGTCGAATCCGTACAGGCCGAGCGTGCAAAGCAGTATGTTGGTGCAGCTCAAGCAGAAGAGGATGAACCTCATCGCGCTGAGTGGGTCAGTGCTATTCAGGATCGTTACAGCAATGCCTCTGATGATGTCAAAGCTCAGATCAAAGCGATTCGAGACAAGGTCAATCTGAAGTTTAGTGATCCGGCGTTTCCTATCAACGAACTGAAGAACGCTTATTTTTTGGTCAGCTGATACAACCTATAGTGTTTTGACGACCAACTAATTTGCGTAGCGGTGGGATGGTGGGCAGTTTGAGGTAGGAAATATGGCGAAATCAAAGATGGTCAAATGTATGGCCACGGGAGTTGAAGGTTCAAAAGAGCAATTCTACAAGGCTCCCAACAATAGATATTTTCAGTCTGAAGCCGTTTATCAGGCGTGGCTTGAAGGTCGTCGGAAGGAAAAAGCTCGTAAGGAGAAACCCAAGCCTCAAAAGAAGCCCGGGCGGACTGCGGAGTCTTATAAAAAATTGTGCGACACGATTGCTGGCTTGATTGGTTATGATCTTAATGGAGGACAACCGATGCCAACAGTGGTGTTCCGCCGGCTAAAGGAATTGGAGTTCTATTCCGATGAAATCATTCAGATGACTTTGGACGAGAAACGTACTGCAATTCAATGGGCAATCACGAACAAGAATTTTTCTGATGATACAGCGAAAGCCAATTATTTGATGGCCATTGTTCGAAATAACATCGCTGCCGTGTACCGCCGCGAGAAAGATAAGACTGAAAAAACAGTTAAGGAAGAGTCTCGTCCTGATCTGGATACGATGGTTGATTTATCAGACGTTGGCACAGTGCATAAAGGAAACGATGTGAGCAGCTTACTTGGAGGTGACGATTTGTGGATCTAAACAAGACGATTGAAAAAATCGAAGCAAATCGTGAGCAAACTGAAGCGAGCTTTGTTTTTTGTCTCTGGAAAGATCCGCAGCGATATGATGATTACAAGAATGTAAACGTCGGAACCGATAAAACCCTTTCGTGTGAAGAGCCGGTTTTTTATTTCTTGGTAGGCCGCGGTATCCGTCAACAGGGGTTTCAGAATATTGATAATATCACAGTTGATACATATCTGGCAGATAAACCTACATTACGAAAGCATTATCAAGAGTTGAACGGCTGGGAAGCCTGTAAACGAATGATGGATTTGCTTGATGTAGATAACACTGATGGATATTTCGATCGAATCGCAAAGATGAACTCATTAAAAATTCTAGCCATTCGCTATGAAGACATGTTGAGTCATCCGGAACGGTTTGATAATTCAACCAACGAAGAGGTTTATGAAGCTTTTGAGTTATTGAACAACAATGTTTCTTTAACGACCGGCCAAGAAGCAAAAATTGAATCGCTTGTCGTTGATGAAAATTATCTTCAACAATGTAACGAAGGTCAAGATCAAGGAATCAGTTATGCGTCGGGCGCTCCTCTTTTGAATTATCTGACGCTTGGTGCTCCAATTGGTGATATGTATATGCTTGCCGGCCACAGCGGCGCTGGTAAGAGCAGTTTCATTTTTGAAATGATGGTGATTCCGTTTGCTGATAAAGGTATAAATGTCGCCATTGTTTCAAACGAGATGATGTCTAAGGCATACAAAAATATGCTCTTAGTTCATATCCTTACGAAAGAATTAAATTACTGGAAAATCACTAGAAAGAAATTAAAAATGGGACACTTTTCTGATGAAGATTGGATCATGCTTCGAAAGGCTGCTCAAATCACAAAAGAAAGATATAGCAATATTCGCTTTGTAAAAATGTTCGAAAATAACACGAACAAATTATTGAAACATATTAAGCGGCTGGCACGAACTGGAACGAAAGCCATCGTTTACGATACCTTTAAAAGCGATGATGAAGTTGACGATAAAATGTGGCAAGCACTTCTTATGAACAGCCGACGTATTTTTAATATCGTCAATAAAGAACAAATCGCTTTTATCAGTACGTTCCAGTTAGCCTTACATACTACGAATCAACGCTGGCTTGACGCATCTTGTTTGAGTAACTCAAAACAGATTAAAGAGGTCGTTAGCGAACTTTTAATGGTCAGAAGATTATGGCAAGACGAATATACCGGTGAAAAGTTCGATTGTAATCCATATTATCGTTCTAAGGATAATCCAAAAGTAAAAATGCCAATCACTCTGGATAAAGATAAAACCTATGTCGTCGGATTTCTTAACAAAACTCGAAACGATGAAGATGGACAGACAATTATTTTCCAGTTTGACGGTGCGTGGAACACTTGGCGCGAACTTGGATATTGCACGATTACAAACGATCATGGCATGTACGACCGCAGATGAGTTGAAGGGAGGGGTGGTTATGTGGATGTCAACGTATTGATGTCTAAGCTTGAAAACCAGCCAGACAAAATCATCCAAATCCTTGAAGCTCTTGGGTTTGAAAATATCAAATTTAACCCTCAGAAGAATAATTTGCGGTTTGCTCGCGGAGAGCAACGCAACCCTACAAGTTGTCTCGTTGACTGTAAAACTCTTCGCTTTTTTGTCTTTTCTACGAATCAAAAAGGTAATATTTTCAGCTTGATTATGGATGTCAAGCGATGCTCTTTCCCCGATGCTTTGAAGTTTGCTGCAGTTAAAGCTGAAATTTCGATGGACGAACTTAATATCAAGACTCACTGGCCATTCGGTGGTTTCTTTTTGAAGTTATCGCCGGATTATTCAGAAGAGTTAGAGGATTTAAAAATATATCCGGAAGAAACGCTTGAGCCATATGCAGGTAAATTCAATCTTCAATTTATAAAAGATGGTATTAGCTTGGAGACACAAGAAAAATTCGGTGTAGGTTATGACGAGATTTCAAATCGAATCACTATTCCTGAGCGTTCAGTCAGTGGTGAGCTTGTTGGACTTATGGGGCGTGCCAATTATGAATGCGAACATGAAAAACGCTGGCATCCATTAATTCCATGCCCTCGTAGTCGAACATTATTCGGCTATACAGAAAACTATCATCGCATTCAAGAAACAGGAAATATTGTCTTGTTCGAATCAGAAAAGGCTGTTCAGCAATGTGATTCCTTCGGATGTAATATTGCGCTTGCGACGTGTGGCTGCCATGTATCAGAAACTCAGGCCAAATATATTCGAAAGCTGTTTCCTAAAAAAGTAATTCTGGCTTACGACGAAGGACTAGAAGAAGAGCATCTTGTGAATGAGTGTAAAAAACTTATCACAAACAATCTGATTCTTAAAACTCAAGTGGGTTACATATGGTCAGATGGACTTGTTCCAGAGGGTTCCAAGATGAATATCGCAGATCTTGGCCGTGAGGCTTATAAAGAAGGATTAACAAAGTATGTGAAATGGGTAAAGGAGTGATGTGAATGGGACAGAGAGTCATTGCCCCTGAGCTGAAAGCATTGTATGACAAGGGCGCTCATGTGTACAGCTATTCAAAACTTAGCACAATTCATGACTGCCCTTACAATGCATATCTAACTTATATCGAAAAGAGGTTGCAGAGCCAAAATGTTTATAGCTATCTGGGTACAATTGCTCATGATACTCTTGAGGGCATCATTGAAGGAAAGTGTACTAAGGCCGATATTCGCCCAGCTCTGGAATCTGGCTTGGAAGAGCTCGATATGCTTGGGATTGCGTTCCCAAAATCTCGTGACGGCTCTGATGCTATTCGCAATAAATGGACCTCAAACATGTTTTGTATGGCGCGGGATTGGGTCAGCCCACGTGGTCAGTTTGAAGTCGAAAAACTGCTAATTCTGAAACTTCGTGATGATCGTTATCTTCAAGGTTATGCGGATCTGATTCGTATCTTGCCAGATGGACGGCTTCAAGTATTGGATATTAAAACATCAAGTCAATTTCAGGATAAAGACCTTTTGCATTATGGTCGTCAGCTTGTGGCTTATACTTTAGCGCTGGAACAGGCCGGTTTCACATGCTTAGCCCCAGCTTGGATCATGATTAAATACTGCAAAATCACTTATGAAACAGGTGTTGGCAAACGAGCAAAGCCAGTTGAAAAAGTTTTGGACCGTTGTAAAGTGGGTTACACGTTGCGGTCTACAGTTCGTTCCAAAATGAAAACCGCCGGGTATGACAGTGAGCAGATCGAAATTGTTACCCAGGCATTTATCGAATCGAACGATATCAATGATCTGCCAGAAGATATCCGCTGCCAGTTCAAATTGACTACCTATGTCAGACCGTACCCTATTACTGACGAACTGCGCAAAGAGTGTATTGATTACATAAACGAAACCGCCGATCAATTTGAAGCAATGAAAGAAAGCGGGGAATGGCCTGCTAAGGAAGTGGAAGATAAATATGGCAATCCTGATTTCTTCTGCACAAATCTCTGTGGCCATCATAAAACTTGTGAATATCTTCGTGATTGCATCAATAAACGGACATTCTATTCTGCAAAAGACCCGAGCATGATCGGTATAGACGATTTGTTTTAAGGAGGATTCATGGAGCAAAACTATGTTGTATACCATTTGCACGACGATAAAGGTTCGCTCCTTGATTCTTGTACAAAATGGGAAGACTATGTTGATCTCGCTGCTTCTTACGGGATGAAAGCGATTGCTTCTACCAACCATGGTTACAACCTTAACTGGACTGAAAAGAAACAGTACGCAGAAAAGAAGGGGTTGAAGTTTATCGTTGGTTGTGAGGTGTATCTTACTTCTGAGATATATCACTATCCAGAGATTCCAGACGAGGTTTATGAATCTTATCAAGGGTGGGACCCGCAGGAAGCACAAGAGGAAATCGGTGAAATGATGGATGCCGGACGCTATAAAGTTCGCGACAACTTTCATACGATTCTTCTTTGCAAAAATGCTCGTGGTGTTTTGGAGCTAAATAAGGTAATGGGCACATCTTATGATGCTGACCACAAGTATTATAAGCCGCGTATTACTTTTGAAGAGTTCTTTGGTCTGTCTGATAACATCATAAAAATCTCTGCCTGTCTGGCAAGTCCGCTTCGTAAATATACGTCAGAATGTGATGGATTTCGTAAGGAAGTCTATGACAAACTATGCAAGACCTATGATTATTATGAGATTCAGTATCACGATTGTGACGACCAAAAGGAATATAACCAGTACCTCTGGGAGCTTTCCAAGAAATATCACAAGCCACTGATTGCTGCAACTGACACCCACAGTCTGAATGCGTATAAAGCAGAGTGCCGCAAGATCCTTATGATGGGCAAGGGAATCGAGTTCACTGGCGAAGACGAATTTGATTTAACCTTCAAATCTTACAACGAACTAGTTGATGCATTCACTGTGCAAGATGCGCTCCCTCGTGAAGTTTGGATGGAAGCAATCGAGAACACGAATCGGATGGCCGATAGTGTCAATGATTTCACTCTGAGCACAAAGGCGCGGTATCCCATTTTGACTGGAACCTCTGAATCAGATGCCAGAGTTTATATCAAACGTACCCATGATATGCTGAACGACAAAATTCATCGAGGCATCATTCCTGAACATGAAGTCGCACAGTTTAGGGCGGACGTAGAAGAAGAGCTTACAGTCTTTAAGAAAACCAACATGCTGGGCTTTATGCTTTCTATGAGCGACCTGATGATTTGGGGCAAAAATGAAGGCATTCCGTTCGGACCAAGTCGTGGTTCTGTTGCGGGGTCCCGATGTGCATTCGTTACAGACATCATCGATGTTGACCCGGCTCGCTGGAATCTAGTGTTCTCGCGCTTCTGTAATGAAAACCGTGTTGAGATTGGTGATATTGATATCGATGTGCCAGATGCTTATCGCCCGATGATTTATAATCACATTTTTGAATCGTTTGGCCGCGAGAAATGTGCATACGTTTTGGCTATGGGCACTCTGGCAGGGAAAGCGACAATCGACGAAATTGGACGAGCCCTCGCTAAAGTCTGGAAGCGAGAAAACCCAGATGTAGATGAATCTAAAAATCCTTATTCCCTTGATCGAATCGCAAAAGTGAAAAAGGAATACGATGTAAATGCTGAAAAGTGTCGTGCAGACTATCCTGATATCTTCTACTACTTTGATGGATTGCAGGGAACAATTGTGTCGCTGTCTCATCACCCGGCCGGCGTTATCATCGCTCCAATCGACCTCTATAAAAGGTATGGTGTCTTCCAAGATAAAGACGATCTGCCTATTCTGTGTCTTGACATGGAAGCGTCTCATGCAGTCGGTCTGGCAAAGTACGATATCCTCGGTCTTGATACAGTGTCTGTTATTGATAAGACCTGTAAGCTGGCTGATATTCCGTACCCACACACCTGGGAGATGAACTTCGATGACCAGAAGGTTTGGGCTGATATGAAAACGTCTCCAGTTGGTATTTTCCAGTTCGTTGAAGACTTCGCTTTTGATTCGCTCAAAAAATATGATGTTCACAGCATTGCAGATTTGAGCTTGGTCACAGCAGCTATTCGACCCGGCGGTGCTTCTTACAGAGATAAGCTCTTCCGGCACGAAGCAAATCACAACCCATCACCTGAAATCGACGAGCTGTTAAAAGATAGCTTGGGTTGGCTTGTCTTTCAGGAACAGACTATTGCATTCCTCCAACAGTTCTGTGATATGAGCGGCGGTGATGCAGATAGTGTTCGTCGTGCAATCGGTCATAAGAACAAAGCGGAGTTGGATGCGGCAATGCCTCGTATCCTGAATGGTTATTGTAATCACTCAACGAAACCAATAGAAACAGCTGAGACAGAAGCAAAAGAATTCTTGCAGGTTATCGAGAATTCGGCCTCTTATCAGTTTGGTCTGAACCATGCTACAGGGTATTCGATTCTTACATATTATTGTGCGTATTATCGTTATTACTATACCCACGAATTTGTAACAGCACTTCTGAACACTGCGGATACGCAAGAAAAAATCGTCAATGCAACCAAGCTTGCGAATGAACGTGGCATTCAGATCATGCCGATCAAGTTCCGTCATTCCCGAGATGAATATGTCTACGATAAGACAGATAAGAAAATTTATCAGGGAATGGAGTCTATCAAATATCTGAACAAGCGACTTAGTCGTGAGTTTTACAAGCTCCGCAACCATAAATTCGATTCTTTCATTGACTTGTTGTTGATGAACCAAAAAAGAAAAATCGCAGATAGTCGGCAATTGGAAATCCTTATCAAGCTCAATTTCTTCTCTGAGTTTGACGAATCTCCGAATAATCTTTTGCGGCAGGTCGAAATCTTCAATAAGTATTCGGGCACAAAGCAGCTCAACAAGGTTACTCTTGATACTTACATTCCACACGATACAATGCTCACGCTCTGTGAGAAAGAGACCGAGAAGAAATATGTCAATGTAGATTGGCTGGGTGTAATTCGATACATCTGTGAGCATGAAGATCCAATCAAGACTTCTATCAAGGATCGAATTAAGTATGAGGGTGACCATTTAGGTTACATTCAGCTTACAATGCCAAAGCTCAAAGATTCTTATGTCTATGTTTTAGATATCGATGGCAAGTTCTCCAACAAAACGGTTACGGCTTATGTTCTTAAAACCGGTCAACAGCGCCGGCTTAAGGTGAAAGCCCGTACTCTTGAAGCCGCTCCGATCGAAAAAGGTGACATTCTTCGAATCGACGAAGAACGAGAAGAAGGCCGTTGGTCAAAAGACGAGCAAGGTCAGTGGATTCAATCTAAGACCGACAAAGAAACGATTCTTCGTAAATACGTACACGTCAGATGACGCGGTGCTTTGAAAGGAGGTGAATGAATGACATATAACGAAATCACTCAAATCCTCAAGTCAATGGTGATTATTGTGGATGATCGCGAAAAAGATACTCCACTTCTGCATCAGCGACTCAATTCGTTCCCGTGTGCTTATATGCGTAAGCGATTGAACTTCGGTGATTATAGTGCTGAAGTAATACTGCCAAATGGAGAAAAATTTTCACTAGCAGACAAGGTAACCATTGAACGTAAGGCTGATTTAACTGAGATCTGTGGTAACTTCACAACGAATCGAATTCGGTTCGCTAAAGAGTTCGACAGGGCGGCAGCGGCCGGAGCAAAAACTTACATACTCATTGAAAACGGTTCATGGGAAAAGATCAATCGCGGTGCATATCGAAGTAAAATGACGCCTGCTTCACTGCTGGGCAGCCTCACCACGTAGCTTGCTCGATATAACTGCCAGATTATCTTCTGTGAGCCAGATACTACATCATGGTTGATCCATACGTTTCTTCTCCACGAAATGCGTGAAGCGCTGACCCATTATGAACTACCGCAAAAGCCAAAACGAATAAGAAAGGGGACTGAAGATGACATCATCACTTGATTTCGAAGGAGAGCTGATTCTGGACGGTGTGCTGTTGGACAAGCTAGAAACACTAACCAAGAAGCTCCAGAAGGCCACAAAAAAGACCGATAAGGTAACAATCCTGTTGGATGCAAAGAACGAGATCGGTGAGAATCCGTTATTTTTCTTCCTTGATTTCATTCTCGATCCGCAGATCACAACAGGAATTTCTAAGGCGAAGATCAACAAGAAGGTACTTATCCGTGACGATATGCCGCACACCTTCCAAGACATTTGCCTGTATCTCGCAGAGCATAACACCGGAACAGACGAAAATATCTCAATGGCAGTTAGTTACATCTACTGGAATGCTTCACATAAAGATTTTCTGATTCGAGTGTTCACAAAGAATCTGCCGCTCGGCATCGAGGCTGCTACAGTCAATAAGATTTTTGGCAAAGTGGTCATTCCAGTTTGGGAAGTTCAGCAAGGATATCCGATTGATAAAGTAAATCTTAAACCGAATACGTGGTTTAGTCTGAGCCGTAAAATCAACGGGAATCGTGGCACCTTCTACCGTGGCAAGTTCATTTCTCGTCAAGGTAAGGAGTTTACCGGCCTCGATCATATTAAGGATGACATCATCAAAGAGCTTGGCGATGAATCGCTGATTGATGAATACGTCTACGATGGTGAGCTTGTTTATCGCAATGACGAGGGTTTGCCAGATGGAGAAGCATTCCGGGTTGGTACGGGCATTCTGAATTCGGATGGAGACAAGAGCAAGATCAAATTTGTGGTGTTTGATTTGATTCCCACTGATGAATTTGAGAATGGTAAAGGCAACATCCCTTATGAAGATGGTTCTTTTGTCACTCCATATAGGCTTCGTCGGAAATGGCTTGCAGGTTTGGCCGCCATGACTGAATATAAAGGGCTCAAAAATATTGAGGTTGTGCCGATGGTATATGAAGGTACCGATCAAACTGTGATTCCTCAGTGGCTTGATTATGCAGTCAAACATGATTGGGAGGGTTTGATGCTTAACACCGACGTCCCTTATAAACGGTCTCGTCATAACGGATGTCTCAAAATTAAACGATTCTATACTGTTGATCTGCGAATCACCGCGATTGAAGAGGGTCAGAACCGTCTGGCTGGTACGATGGGCGCTCTGGTTGTTGATTACAAGGGTAACGAGCTTCGTGTTGGTTCCGGTTTTGATGATGTTACGAGAGCTGCCGTATGGGCAAATTCTGACAATTACATTGGCAAGATTGTGGAGTGTAAGTACAAAGAGGTCACGATGGACAAAAAGACCGGCCTTGAGTCTCTTCAATTCCCGACGTTTGTACGATTCCGAGACGATAAGAACGAAGTGAGTTACGGCTAAAGGAGCAGAAATGAAAACTTATTATGCAGTGACCCAAGGTGAATATTCGGATTATCGGATTATTACTATCACTGAAGATAAAGAAAAAGCAGAAAGAATCGCTGCGGCCTACGACGGTGATGTCGAAGAGTATGAGGATAGTATTATAAATCCGATTGGGATCTGGAAGGTTTATCACTACGAAAAAAATGGGGATTGGATCGTATGCCATTCTGACAGAGACATCGAAGATATTAAAGACGGGGAGTGAAAACCTGATTATTTTGGGGACACTCTTTTCAATGAGGGTATGACATGGACTATTTATGTGACCGCTGAAAACAAAGAGCTTGCTCAGAAGATTGCTTATGATAAGTATGCTCAGTGGAAAGCTGAACGGGAAGGACTGGCTTAAATGCTACTTTTAACGCAAGGCGGAGAAATTATAAATCTTGACCGTATGGCAATCATTGATACCGCAAGCCTTAATGTTTATGCAAGGCAGGGCATGGATGAGCGTGGAATTGTTCTTGGCAGCTATAACACAGAGTCAAGATGCTATGAGATTATCGGAAACATTTTTGACGACTATTGTTGTGACGAGAGGATTTTTAAAATGCCGGAGGAATAAACGAACGACTTCAGAGAGATAGTCGTCTCGAAGAAAATACAACAGGAAGATGCTATATGAAAAATATGTCAAAGAAAACTCGCAAAAGGGTTATGCGAATTATCAAAGCAAATTGCCATTCGAATGATGGGTATTGGTGGGAACCATATAAAAGTAGTCGAATGTTCGCAATCTGGAAACATATTATAACGGAAGATCGTTTTGGCTTTGGCGAATTTGCAGCAGTATATGAGGATTTGGATGAGAAATTTTCTCCATACTTTTATATTAATATCGTGTCTCCTGCGCAGTTAACAAATCCACGTCTTCCAATCAATGTCAATAAACAGATTGTGAAGAAATTGGAGGAGGGAGGGTTCATTTGAACGACTTCCGAAAACTAGCCATCCCAAAGAAAGAACGACTTGAAGTTCAACTTACGGATGGCACAGAAGAACACAATATAAACTACGTCATCACATCTCTAGCTACGATCAAAGGCGATAAAATCTATAAAAATTTCCGGCTTTATTCTGTGGCCGACGATGGCCAACTGACTCAGCTGGAAAAACGAGATGGCAATCCATATTTCGATGTATTGAAAGGAACGGTGTATGAATCATGAAGAACGAATCAAAAGTGGATTTAAAGGAGATCTCAAAGAACTTGAAATTGCTTGGAATCACTTTGAGTTTTGTGAGCCTGAGTTTATCGATCGTGCAATTGATAATCTCAGAAACGCTGAAGAAGCTCTCTCAGAAATATTGATGAGGGCACGTTATGTGGATACGCCGATATCTAAAAATAAAGAACCCCGATGAAGGATTATGTTGGAAGCTCCGCTATTCTCAGAAGGCAGAAATTGTTGGCGAGATTGATGATTTTTATTTCCTTTGGGCAAGCGGAACTAGTATAGCATTTCCTAAAAATGGAAAATATCAGTACGAGATTGAAATAGAAAAGGTAAATTCAGAATAAGGGAGGGAGGTGAGGTTCCTGTGTTTTCAGGAATTGATCAGAGAGAACTCGGACGTAAAGAACGAGCTGTAGCAGAATATTATCGTCAATTAAAACGATACGATTATGAATGTGGCGATGTTATTACATATAAATTGTCCCCCGGACAGATGAAGCAAGTGCTAACAGGGGAGAAAACGGTAGATGATTTTATTAGGGAGGGAACAGTAAATGAAAGTCGAACTAGTAGCGTATTCACAGCCGGTAAAAAAGGATGGAGATAAAAATCCTTTGTCTATCGCAGAATTGGCAGCGAGTGTCTGTTATGATTCTCAGCCGACTGAAAACTATCGAATCGTAAGGGGATGTAAAGCAACGAATCACGTTTCTGTGCTTGAACACATCTCGTTTACGTTCTGTGTAACCGGTGTGAGCCGTGCGCTTCTGGCCCAATTAAGTCGGCATCGCCATATCAGTTTGAGCGTGATGAGCCAAAGATACGTTCCAATGGATAATTTTAATTATGTCAATCCGTTTGGTGAACAACATGGCGGCGACGTATTTGATGATATGATGAGCAATATCGCTAATGATTATAAGCTGCTTAAAAATCTCGGTGCAGCTAACGAGGATGCTCGCGCTGTTCTGCCGAATGCGTGCTGCACTAAGTTCTATGTCACAATCAATGCGCGGTCGTTGATCGAGATGAGTCACTTACGGCTGTGTACCCGTGCTCAAGCTGAAATTCGGTCTATGTTCATGGCTATTAAGGAACAGGTCGCCACTGTATGTCCTGAGTTGGCCGTGTGGATGGTTCCTTCCTGTGAGGCTAATCCGAAGTATCCGTTCTGCCCTGAAGGTAGCCGCAGCTGTGGCCGTCACCCGAAGCTGGCAGATGTATATAAACCAGTCGAGAAGTAAAGGAGAGTACATATGAAGTTTAATGTTGAAAATTGCGATGTCATTATGGAAAATGGATTTTTACGGTTGATTTATCACACTGATAAAATGGCCGTTCCGCTGGTTTTAGCTGCATGTAAGTCTTATCACGATCTGAATGAAAAGGCTATGAAGATTCTGGGTAAAAATGAATGGGCAGAAGATGTTGTTGAATGGAGCATTCGTGAAGAAAGCCCTGTATGGTACAATCTGTTAGCCGATATCTACAAGAGTCATTATGATCTATATGAATCTATCGTTAGTACCAAAAATGAAGACGAAGAAAGTGAAACTCCCAAAAATTGTGTTGAAGTTTTTGATACTGGGGAAAAGGATGAACTCGGTCACCGCATTGGCCGTTTGAACTATACTGATCTGACAAATATGGATTTTGATACGCTTCGTGCTTTGGGCCATGATTTTGGTATTGAAGATATTGATTTACTTGGACCGAATGATCTGGCTTATTCTATTAGTCTGCAGGAGATCGACATGGATGATGCTGAATGTGATCATAACTGCAGCGAGTGCGAGTGTGGCGAAATGACCAATAATGGCAATTGTATTTGCCATTATGACGAGGATGAGTCGGAAGATGAAGACACTGAGGATGAGTGTGATAATGATTGTGAGAACTGTGACTATGCCGGCATCGATGAGCGTGAAGAGGATGAGACGCCTGCAGAGCAGCCAAAAGCACAGCAGTATGAGTATGTAAATGGCCCCGCTCACTATAATGGCACTCAGTGCATTGAGCAGATGCGTCATTTGTATGGCGATGAAGCTGTGAAGTGGTTCTGTATTTGCAATGCCTACAAGTATCGGTTCCGCAATGGCCATAAGCCCGGTGTGACCGCAGAACAGGATGAGCAGAAAGCACGCTGGTATGAGGATTACGCTTCTAACATGATGAGCGCCCAGCGCTATTACTGATAAGGAGGTAATGCCTTATGGAATATGTTATTAAGCGAAATGGAGCGAAAGCTTTATTCGATAAAGATAAAATTGTAAACGCTATCGAAAAGGCAATGACTGCTACTCGCGGCGGTATTGATTCTCGTGTTTCTCATGCTATCGCTGACCGTATTGCAGGCATTAAAGACACACTCTCTGTTGAACAGATTCAGGATATTGTTGTCGAGCAGTTAAAAAACAGTCCGTTTACAGATGTCGCTGAAGCATATAGTCATTGGCGAAAGCTTCGTCAGGAGATCCGCGAAAAAGAAAAAACAAACGCCACTATTCTTGAAATCATCGATGCAAAAAATGACGCTATCAACCAGGAAAACAGTAACAAGAACCCCACCGTGAACAGCGTACAGCGCGACTACATGGCTGGTGAAGTATCCAAAGATTTAACCGCCCGTCTGCTGCTGGACCCGGAGATCGTCAAGGCCCATGAAGATGGTTTGATTCACTTTCATGATGCAGATTATTTTGCCCAACACATGCACAACTGCTTCAAGAGCAACACTCGTTTTGTAACTGATAGTGGAGTAAAAGAATTTAGAGACTTCAATGATGGAGAAATGGTAAAAGTTATTGGAGCTGACGGTAAATGGCATACTGCGACTGTAAAAAAATATGGGAAGCAAAAAATGCAGGATGTCATGCTTCAGTCTGGTCGCTCTATTAAACATATCTTTTGCACCGCAAACCATCGCTGGCTGCTAAATGATGGGTCGGTAACAACTAACCTGGCAGAGGGTATGACATTGGCTCTTTTGCCTGAATTGGCAAAATTCGGATTAGAGTCAAAAGAAGACTATCAGGCATGGGCTACAGGCTTTGCAATCGGAGATGGACTTAATAAAAGTACAGATTACACAACGATTCGGCTGTGCGGAGAAAAGTCAAAATATGCTGATTACTTCGTGAAAGCGGGAGACACAGTAACATATCCAAAGTCTTATCATGGAGATGCTTATGTTTTACATAAAGGAGCGTTTAAACAGGATTTCTTGAATGCAAAAGCATGGCGATTTTTTGATAGCAAAAAGAAACAGCATTTATTTGATGGATTTTATGCCGCAGATGGAGCAGTAAAAACCAATAAGGTCGCAACTGCTGATGATCGAGTGGCCGATATGATTCGAGATATTTCTTCTGTTGCCGGTTTTTATATTGCAAGTGAATCTGAAATTGTTCATGATACGAATTTCAAAAAGAACGCACGGCTGATCGATTTTCGATTTAGAAAGCATCAAATCGTCAACAATCCATGGATCGTAAAAAAGATTACCCCATATCGTCCGGAAATTGATTATGACGCTTGGTGTGTTGAAGAGCCAGACACTCATTCGTTTACACTTGACGGTGGCATTGTTACAGGCAACTGCGATCTGGTGAACTTGGAAGACATGCTGCAGAACGGCACCGTCATTTCCGGCACTGGCATTGATAAGCCTCACAGCTTCTCCACCGCCTGCAACATCGCCACCCAGATCATTGCACAGGTGGCATCCAACCAGTACGGCGGTCAGAGCATCACGCTGTCTCATCTGGCCCCCTTTGTGGATGTCTCCCGCAAAAAGATTACAGCAGAAGTTCATAACGAATTCTATGAGATGCTTCAGAATGATGATATCGAGAAAATGCCATCGCAGGAAGCTATCGACCGTATTGTAAATCATCGTCTAAGGACTGAGATTTCTCGTGGTGTCCAGACAATTCAATACCAGGTTATCACTCTTATGACTACCAACGGTCAGGCTCCTTTTATCACTGTGTTTATGTATCTGGACGAAGTTCCTGCAGGTCAGACTCGTGATGACTTAGCTGTCATTATCGAAGAGATGTTAAAACAGCGTATCAAAGGTGTCAAAAATGAAGTTGGTGTGTATGTTACTCCTGCGTTCCCGAAGCTGATTTATGTTCTTGATGAGGATAATATCCATCCAGATTCTAAATATTATTACTTGACTGAGTTGGCAGCGCAGTGTACCGCAAAACGCATGGTTCCTGATTATATTTCTGCAAAGGTTATGAAGGAGCTCAAAGGCGGCGTGTGGACAAGTATGGGATGCCGTTCGTTCCTTACTCCTGATCGAACTACTGAAAATGTAGCAAATGCAGGAAACTGGGTCAAGGGTCAGAAATACTACGGTCGCTTCAATCAGGGTGTTGTTACTATCAATCTGGTGGACGTGGCATGTAGCTCTGGTAGGGATATGAACGCATTCTGGAAAATCTTTGATGAACGACTGGATATTTGCCATCGCGCATTGCAGGCTCGTCATAAGCGGCTGCTCGGAACCATTTCTGATATGAGCCCCATTCATTGGCAGTACGGCGCACTGGCCCGACTGAAGAAGGGCGAAAAGATCGACAAGCTGCTGTTCGGCGGCTACTCCACCATCAGTCTAGGCTATGCCGGTCTGTATGAGTGCGTGAAGTATATGACCGGCAAGAGCCACACCGACCCTGAAGCAAAACCGTTCGCGCTGTCTATCATGCAGTATATGAATGATAAATGTACAGAATGGAAAGAAGCAGAAAACATTGACTACTCTCTATATGGCACTCCGTTGGAGTCCACTACATATAAGTTCGCCAAGTGCCTGCAAAAGCGATTCGGCATTATTCCTGGTGTCACAGACCATGACTATATCACCAACAGCTATCACGTAAATGTTCGTGAGCATATTGATGCCTTTACTAAACTCAAGTTTGAAAGCGAGTTCCAGAAGCTATCCCCGGGCGGTGCCATCAGTTATGTGGAAGTGCCCAACATGCAGGACAACATTCCGGCAGTTCTCAGTGTAATGCAGTTCATCTATGACAATATCATGTATGCTGAGCTGAACACCAAATCCGATTACTGTCAAGTCTGCGGCTATGACGGCGAGATCAAGATCGTGGAGGATGAAACAACACACCGACTTGTATGGGAATGTCCTAACTGTGGTAATCGTGACCAAAACAAAATGAATGTCGCGCGACGCACCTGTGGATTATAAACCGATATGGTCCACGTTAAATCGATTAAACTGCGGGAAACCCCTTAGAGCACAACAAGCTACAACGAAGCTGGAAACGGCAAGCGTGAAAGCGGCATAAAGTATAGACCATAAAAATTGTTGTGATTGGGCGACCGAGGATGAAAGTTCCTCTAACGCATCGAAACTCCTAAATCTTTTTGATATGGAGGACGTTCAACGAACATAATATCGAATCATTATTGTATGTTCTACTCCCTATAAAATATCGGGAAACCGAGGGTACTAAGGATATCGGTAGTAATTTTTGGAACCAAGGAAGGACGCAAGAGATTAGGGACAGGGTTGTACATTTAAGCGATAACTAATTTATAAACATATGTGGCGGGCGGGAGGATTTTATGAGGGAGATGGTATGATTGTTACATGATTTGATCGAAATTCCTGATTTTGCAGGATATTATGCATCTGCTGATGGACATATTTAGACCACATTACCTCAAGGATGTAGAAATCGCTATGATTTATCAAAGCGAATCGCTCCAAGAGAAGTGAGAGCAAGATCAACTAAGCATGGATATGATCGAGTTTGTCTGCGTAGAGAATCAACCGGGAAACGAGAAGATTTATACATACACAGAATTATTGCAGAGCTTTTTGTTCCAAATCCAAAAACGCAGAAGAGGTCAATCATTTGGATTGCAATACTCATAATAATTCTGCGTCGAATCTTGAATAGGCGACGAGAGAAGAAAACCTAGAATACGCTGTTGTCTATGGTTTTATGACTCGCGACGCACTCGGTAGGTTTTGTCGTAAATTGGCATAAATAGTTCGCGTAAAAAGCGAAGGGTGGGTGGGTAGGCTCGATTGATATTTCAAATGGTAAGGAGATTTCAAAATGAATTCATAGAAAAAATTTTTTAATGCAGCCAGGTCGTTCACTGCTGTTCTTTTGATTTTAGTAGCCACTTATTTTACATCATGGATTATAACATCTGCTCTTATCTGGGTGATTTTTAAATTGTTTAGATTGAATTTTGAGCTAAGAATCGCAACTGGCATCTGGTTAGTCTTGGTTCTTATTGAAAAATATATCAAAGGAGCAAAAGCAAGCAAATGACTATTGAACGTGCGATTGAAATACTTGATCCTAAACATCGAGAGCATTATGAGTCAATTGATCCGATTGAAGAAGCTTGCTGTATTGGGATGAATGCGTTGCAATTGAAGATTCTTCGTAGCCCATATCCTGATGGCGATAAAAGTATTCTTGCTTGTCCGAACTGTGGTAGTGGCGAATATTTATATAATGAGGACGGCGCAGAAAATTCGTTCTGCGGACAGTGTGGACAAGCGATAGATTGGAGTGAATATTATCATTAAAGGAAGTGATGTAAATGTTGGCTGAGATTGCTTGGCTTATGACCAAAGCTTATATCATTTTGGTTCTTACGGCTGCGGTAATTCGTTCCGAGCAGATTCTATATGATACCTCTACATATATTTTCGGAGGCGACAAGAAGAACGGAATATATGGATGCGTCGCGCTGAATGTTTTTATAATCGTATGTGTAAGTATGTGGACGGTGGTGTTTTAAATGAACTACATGAAACTGGTTAATGTTGATAGATTAAAAGATTGTCTTTTGCTGGAAGGAAATCTTGGATATATCAAAACTCTAAAAGATGTTGAACGAGTTATTGATTTTCAAGTAGATCGCCAGCCAACAACTGTATTTGAGTTCGTAGATAATTGTGAGAGCTCGGCATGGGTGTGTGATTATTGTGGTGGCGGAATTAAAGGACAAGAGTCGCCAGAAAGCCTTGGCTATAATCGTTGCCCGTTCTGCGGTCTTTTAATCGAGGTTGGAAAATGAATTATGCTAAAATAGTTCCATGTGATATAGCGAATGGCGAAGGGGTGCGCGTCACATTGTTTGTGCAAGGCTGCCGCCACCATTGCCCCGGCTGTCAGAATCCTACCACATGGGACCCGAATGGTGGTCAGCCATTCACAGATGAAACGCTTGATAAAATTGTAGATTTACTTCGACCTGATTATATTCAGGGACTGACTCTCACTGGTGGAGATCCACTGTTGCCGGAAAATAGAGAAGTTGTTAAGAAAATCGTTCACCGTGTGTGGACTGAATTTCTAAGCAAAAAAGACGTCTGGCTCTGGACTGGATACAAGTGGGAAGAGTTATGGAATCAAGATGGACTTGTGGCTGACATTCTTTCGGATATAAATGTTCTTGTAGATGGCCCATTTATCGAGGAGAAAAAAGATATCTCACTTCCATATATGGGAAGTAAGAACCAACGAGTAATTGATATTAAATGGAGTCTTGGATATAAAAAACCGACCCTTTGGTGGACACTAGAAGAGAAAGGAAAATAATATGAATCCTATCGTAAAAGTGAACAAAATTTATCCTGATGCACACATCCCTACTTATGGCACTGAGAAGGCCGCTTGTGCTGATGTGTACGCTTATATTCCTGCGGATCAGGCTGACCTGTATGACGAGCAGGGGAATCCTATTATTTACATCCGTCCGCATGAAACACGTATGATTGGTACCGGCCTGCGTTTTGCTCCTGCTGATGGCTGGGCTATCCTCGGATTTGCCCGCAGTGGTTTGGCGTCTAAAAAGGGTCTGGCACCTGCAAACAAAGCTTGTGTTATTGACGAGGATTATCGTGGTCAGGCTTTTATTCCTTTGCACAATCACTCTGATATGTCCCAGGAAATCGTCCATGGTGACCGTATCGCACAGTTTATGTTTGTTCCGTATTATCAGGCACAGTTTGACGTGGTCGATGAACTTGATGAAACTGTGCGTGGTGATAAGGGCTTCGGGAGCACTGGTGTTTAATAATCAAGGAGTATTGCTTATGCGATGTAGTTTTGGATATACAGTTAAATCCCCATATGTAGAAAGACGTGTTAAATACTATGATGAAAATGGTATCTATGACGAATCGGTACAAAGTGATGACGAATTGATTATCATTGGGGAAAAGCTAAGAAATGGTGGTTATAAATATAACGAAGAACTTGGGAAAGTAGAGACGGCCATGTTCGAGACAGAACCAAACAATCCACAATATAAAGAAATTCTTGCAAGATTAAATCGTGTTCGTGACAAATACGGCATCAAACACTGGGATGAAAAGGAGCGGGTGATGTAAAATGTTTTGGAATAAATCAGAAGAAAAACCGTCAGAAGAACCTGAAAAGGCAGAAGAAGCCAAAGAGCAAAGACAATTTGAACCATATAAATGCTGGACTGTCAATGTTAACTATTGTCTAAGAAATGGCATAGATCATAGCTTTTCAGTTGACTATGAAAATTCCGATTATCGCGATAAAATGAGCCACAAAGAGGCTGGAGAAGCTATGAAATCGGATGCAACTAAAAAGAAAGAAGAAATAGAAGCACTGGTCGAAGCAAATCTTGGGCAGGAAACTGGCTGGATTAAACTCGGGTCGAACTATATTGCCAATCGAGATCTTGCAACAGTATCAGTGCAGCTCATAAAAAGTAAAAGCGGAGCTTTTGATTGGAGAGACTAATGAACGATATTATTCAAATGCCAAAAGGTAATTACGTTTTAAAGAATGCTGTCTATGCCGATACAGGCAGGAAACGTCTTGATGGATGGTATCCTGAATGGGTTGGTATGACAATGCAGTTCCGCCCGATTCCGATTGGTTGGATTGCGCAATTCAGATATGTCAAAGACAATGATGGTAATCCATATTATGGTGGAATGCATACATCTCCTGTAGTATCTGTGGATATTGCGACCGATGAAAGCATTGTGGAGATTAAAACCATGAACACTCTTTATACGTTCGAAAAAGAGGTGGGAAAATGATTATTGTTGGATATCCATGCATCGGGAAAAGCACATATGCAAATAGTCATGCGTATAGTGTGATTGATCTTGAGAGTAGTAACTTTATCAAAGACGGCAGCTGGGTAGAATCGTATTGTAATGTGGCTATTGATTTATCGAAGCATGGCTATGATGTATTTGTATCTTCTCATAATGCTGTACGTAAACAGCTTTTGAAAAGCGATTATGAATTTGTTTTTGCAATCTATCCTTCTCTTGAAATCAAAGACGAATGGATTGAGCGACTCCATAACAGATATCTTAATACAGAACTTGAAAAAGATTATCGTGCATGGCAGAGGGCAGTAAGTTATTACGATGAAGACGTAACCGCATTTAAGGAAGATGCAAAATACTTCCACGGATTCTATGAGATCGGTCACGAACCAGATGGTGAGTCGTATGACATTACATCCACTCTTGATGAATTTGAGTACGGCTGTTAATTAAGATTTTACGGGTGGGTGGGAGGAATAAATAATATGAAACGAAACATCACAATAAATCAGACTTGTAATTGTAATGGTGATAACTGTACTCAAATTGGAATCATTCGTAACGATGAAGTATATGTCATGCAAACAAGTTCTTCGAAAAGAGAAGGTCCAGCTGAATTCACATGCAGTATGCCTGAACGGAAACATTATTTAAAAAATATCCTTTATAAGATTGTAGAAAAACTAAATAGTCTTATTAGATGGATTATAGATGAGTTTGATGACGATTGAGGCGTAGATATGCATAAAACTGATAGTTTAAAAAATCCAGTAATCGTGTTTCCCTGTAAGAACTGCGGTTGTACAACCAAAATTAGAGTGGCTTCTTTTGAAAATCCTGATTTGGATATTCCTGAGAATAATGTGATTGCGTGCTATAGATGCAGAGCGGAAATTGCTGGGTCTGAGTTTATTTCTTGGAAAGAAGCAACTAAAACCATTTTTACCGTGGAGGTGTCTGATGGCAATTAAGATTATTTCGTCTCCCAGAAATATTGCTGTGAAATTCAAATGTGAATGCGGTTGCGAATTTTATGCAGACCAATATGATATGAACCCTTATACAAAAGATCATTATCTTTGGTGTTCAAATTGTCCAGATTGTGGCAAGTTGGTTGTTAGTAAAGAATCTCCTGTTCCGTCATGGAAAGTCTTAAATGTATTTGACTTGTTTAATAATTGGGTCAGAGAACGTGAAGAAAAGAAGTTTGAAGTTGAGAAAATGCGTCGTGAACAGATGTATATCCTTAGCAAGCATTACCTCCTTGAAGAACGTCCGAAAGACGGTAACAAAAACGGCGAATCTACGTTATGAAAATTGGCGTGAAATCGCGTAAAATGTATGTTTTAATGAGGGTAAATAATATGACTTATACACTTATGTCTGTTCCAGAAGATAAAGAAGTCTGGTGCACTGGATTTCGATTTGATGATACGAAGGCAGGCATCAATTGCAAGCCAGTACAAGGGACTATTCATGACAAGGATTATTGGAAGTCGAAGTTTAAAACAAAAAATCGCACAATCAGCGTGAATACAAATCAATCGTATTATGCATTTGCTGATACTTACGAAGAGGCTGCACATATTTATAATGAGATGATAAACACATTTCTTGTTGAGCTTGATAATAGATACCACAAAATTGCAAGCTCATTAGAGGGCTGCTATTTATCAAACGATCGAGGCGTGATGTATTAAGAACTAAATTTTTATGAGGTGGTGTAAAAATGCGTAAGATGTCATTAAAAGAAATGAATCGAATGTATCATCTGAGAGAACACGGTCGTTCTAAAAAGGTTCGTAAGAAAAATCATCATAGAGCAGTTAAGTATATCAATAGATTTGGATGTGTTCCATATGATTATGAAAAATATTTATGAGATGGTGAATTAAATGAGTCTTGATAAAAATTATGTCGTTCTTGATGATGCACTAAAAATTGCACGCCAGTATTATGACGATAAAACATTTGAACATGCTGTTCGTGTTATGAACTTTGTGTCTGCAAACGCTGCTATTCCAAACAGCCTGAAAAATGATTGCCGTTGTTTGGCTGTTATGCACGACTTGTTAGAGGACACAGACTATGATCCGAGTGGTCTACCAAAGAATTTCAAGAAAGCGCTCAAACTTTTAACGAAGCCAGATGAAGTGAATTATACGGATTATTGCGAGAAGATTCATTATTTGAACTTCAAGCGTTATGGTCTCTGCGCATGGTTTGTTAAGTTGGCCGACATGAAAGATCATCTGTCACAGGCTGATACATTGACGCCACGGCTGAAGGAAAAATATTTGAGTGGATTGAGGTATTTATTGTGACTGAAGAATATGTAAAAATTTATTGTGACCGTTGTGGGAAAGAAGCACTTGTTAGAAAGGCACGTTTTCCAGACTGTATCGCGGGTTGCTGTGTTTCAGACTCTGGAAGATGGAGCTTAAAAGATAAAGGTGCGATTTCAGATTTATGCCCGCAGTGCCGACGCGAATACGAAGAGATGCTCCATAAATTCTTTTGCGAGGGACTAAAACATAATGATTAAAGAATTAGGGTTTTATAAAGACCAAACAGAATATTATAAAAGATCAATCGAAGATCTACTGCAACATTATACTGATAGCTGTGGCATGTGTACGGTTAATTTAGATTGTAGTGAATGCGTTGTGGATGATTTTATCAATCAGCTACGAAATATTCTGTATAGTAGTAGTGAGTATAAAGGGGAAAACATATGAAGCTGCTTTTACAGTCTAATGGAGGATTTTCTGGATTCTATAGTAGATTTATTTTGATTGATACAGACCTACACAAAATGGTAAAAACGGATGGCCTTATGAAAGATGGTCTAACTAGAATAAAATATATTTTGGACTATATCGATAATGAGAAGATTCCAGATGTTGATGATTTTGGCAAATCTCTTTGTCAGGATTTCAATTATGATATTTCACTACTTGAATGTTTTTTACCGACCGCCAAAGTTGTCACTAATGAATCCGTCATAATGGACGACATCAATTATGATGTTTATCTATCATCTGAAAACGTTCCGTACAGAAAGTTCAGATTGAATTCTTCATCATATCTTGAAAATGACGCTCTCAGCGTAAAGCTTAGGGAACTATTTCAGACATTTTTATAAACTAGTGTTTTATGAAGCGTGAAAATAATATTTATGTACAAAGAGCAAAAGCTACAGCAAAAACAAAACCACTTGTAGATGACATCGTTAAAACACTATCTTCAGAGGAACAGCGGATGCTTGGTGTTTATAACGATGAATATCTAACAATTCCGGCAGGGGGACATGTTATAAAAAGATTTTTAAAAATCAGTGACAATACTCCTGTTGCGTTTTTTGACCTGTTTGAAGAATGGTCATATATAGATGTAGCGGTTGCAACAAGAAACGATAAAAACTATCGAGGACATGGATATGCATTGAATCTTGCACAATCGGCAATTAAATGGTATACAGCTCACAGATCCGATTTTGATAATAAACCGCTATTGTGGATAACTCGAAAAGATAATATGGCATCAAATCAATTGGCTTTGAAAATTGGGATGCATCCAGATGATACTTACAATAAATCCAACGAAGTTTGGAATTGCTACAGATACTCGTAATTTTATAAAACTTGAATTCTTATAAAGGAGGTTCACAATGATTATTGACTGCAAATCTATTGCACAAGATATCAAAAATAAAATCAAGAATATTATTGCAGAAGCTGACTATGCTCCTGTTTTATATATTTATCAAGTAGGGGACAACCCTGCGTCTAACGCCTATATTCGTGGTAAGCTGCGTGATTGTGAAGAGGTGGGAATTAAAGCAAAGCTTATCAAACTGCCAGAAGATATTACGGATGATGAATTAAATAACAAGATACTGGAAGATTATAATTGGGAAGATGTGGACGGTATCATCGTCCAGCTTCCACTGCCAAAACATATCGATCCTAAAAATATTTGTATTCCAGACGCGGTTGATGTTGATGGTTTTAATTCTACATCTCCATTTCAGCCGTGCACTCCGCTGGGCGTTATGAAGATTTTCGACGCGATTGGTTACGATTTGGATGGCAAGAATGTGCTTGTGTGTGGTCAATCTGATATTGTGGGTCGTCCACTGGTTGATATGCTGATTAAGCGGCACTGTAATGTGATCTCTGTGAATAGTACGGGGGATTATATGAAGAATACTGCTTACGTTACAAAACTAGCAAATGTTGTCATCTCTGCGGTTGGAAAACGTAATTTTATTTCTCATATAGATCTATTCAACACAGATGTCTGCATTGATGTTGGTATCAACTATGACGAGAATGGCAAACAACATGGTGATTGTTCTGACGATATTTATGAGATGAAAAATATCAAGGTAACCCCTCGTATCGGCGGAGTTGGCCTCATGACCCGTGCCATGCTCTTATATAATGTATGTGTGGCTAGATATGGTGAACATAAGATGGAGAGCATCCTATAATATAGATGATAAGAAGTGGAGAACATTATGGAAAGTAAAGAAGCAAAGTTGGTGTACACACCAAAAGACATTCAAAAGATGCTGTCACTCAGCAAGAGTGCGGTATACAATCTCATTCGAGACGGTTCTATTCCGTCTGTTAAAATTGGACATTCCTATAGAGTCGGTGTAACCCAGTTTAATCAATGGTGCAAGGACAACGCAATCGACAAAATTTGCTGATGCGACATGGGTTCTTTGCCGTGACTAGGTTACATCTGGGTTACATTTTAGGTTACATAATGCCAAAAAGACAATATGGACTATATGGAAAGAATGGACAATATGCGCCGATTTTCAACAAAGATTTAGTGAATTATCTGCACTATATGGACAATATGCACTAAAAAGACAGATTTGATGGCAGTTCGACTCCCATCGCCTCCACTTCTAACGGCTAGAAATTGACGTTAATTCGTTAGTTTCTAGCCGTTTTCTTTGTAAAAATGTAACCGGTTACATTTTAGGTTGCATTTTATTTTGGAATTTGTTACAATGGTGTCGTGAAGATTTTTCTCGGTTACATTTCAGGTTACATAGCTGGTTACATCAACTGGCGAGATTTTCAAAAAGGAGAGTCTAAAATGAGAGAGAAAGTTGTGCAGAACATCTATTACGACCGAGAAAAGAAAACCTATATTGTCTACTTCAACTACGGCAAAGATCCTTCTGGTAAGTATATCCGCAAGACTAAAACCTATAAGGACATCCGTACAGCAAAGCGCGAGCTGAGGAATTTTGAAGCAGAGAAGGTCAACCAAGAACTCATAGATCCTTCTAGCGTCACCTTCAAGGAATACGCAGAACAATGGCTCAAGTACAAGACATCAAGCTGCGAGGCCACCACAATATATGGCTACACCCAGTTTTTAAATAAACACATCTATCCATTCATGGGCGATATGCCACTCCAAAGCATCACGTCTGACACAATCAACGATTATATTTATTTCAAAACTCACTGCGACAAGAAAGACAATCCACTCAGCTTGAACTCGATTCGCAAACACTATGACCTGTTAAAACAGCTTTTTGATCGAGCGGTCGATTCAGACAGAATAAAAAAGAACCCTGTAAACAATGTTGCACCACCCAAGAAGACAGACGCTGAAATATCTGTGTATACCGCAGAACAGTTGCAGATGCTATTTTCGATTATAAGCGGTACAAGAATGGAACCCATTGTAAAACTTGCAGGATACCTCGGCCTTCGTAGAGAGGAAATATGTGGACTAAAATGGGAATCAGTGAATTTTGAAAAAAACGTAATCTATATCAATAACGCAAGAACGTTTGCTGGAACTACTGTAGAGAAGGGAACAAAGAGTAAACGCAGCACTCGTGTTCTGGCAATGCCACAAGATTTGGCAAAAACTCTAAAAGGGATCAAAGCAGAGCATGACGACTACAAGGCAAAACTTCAAGCCGACCATGGATTTGAGTATGTGATAAGCATGGAAAACGGGATGCCTATGCGTCCAAACTACGTCAGCGATTGCTTTAAGAAAACGATTGATGATGCACATCTACCGCATATAACCCTCCACGGTATTCGTCATAGTTTCGCTTCTGTTGCAAACGAACTTGGGATTCCTCTTTATGAAATATCCACATCCCTTGGTCATTCCAATACAACTATCACAGAGCAGATTTATGTAAAGCTGTTTGATGCAAAGCATACGGACACCATAAACACAGTTGCTGATGCGCTCGCCACAAAAGATAAATAATCTAATCAAGGTGCATGAACACTCTCCGACGCCTTTTATTGGATCGCAACAGAATAAGTGGCATAATATAAAAAACCGACTTGGAGGTTTCGCACAATGACTGAATTTGAAGTTGAACGTATCAAGCAGGCGCTCGCAATTTTAAAAGAACAAAAACTTAAAACATATGAAGATCAGGTCGATAGATGTGATAACCCCAAACAATTGGCTAGAGAAGTCAAAAAGTATACCAGTGCTATAAATGATGTTGAGGCACTGCTTAAAAATTATGGTCTTCTTACGGCGGGCGTATCGCAAACAGCAGAGCAGTTAAATAGCCCTGAAAAAGAGCACATGTATCGCTTTGGTGTTAAATACAAAGCATATGCACCAGAAGAATATGCTGATTGGGCTTATAACGAAGTCCGCACCCAAACCGGTTGTACGGAAAATGAAGCAAAAGAATATTTAGAAGCACATTTGCAGTTTGAATATTGCAACGATAAAACCTTCCGTGACTTACAAATCGAATTGATTGATCAATTTTATTGAGGCTATCATGAAGAAAGAAACGTATCTGCCACTTGAGATGTTAAAGAAAATTACAGAACAATACCCAAAAGCATGGGAGCAAATGGCAATGTTTCATAGTGAAAATGGGTCACCAGAACTTGGATCATGGCCTGAATGGTGCTATACTCCAATGAGCGCTGCGTTGGCAGTAGCATCCAAAGGGTATGATTTAAACAAGCTTCCTATTGATATAAGAATGGGAATAACATCCGTGGCTCAGGCAATATTTGCATTAGCTCCGTGGCGATTAAGTAAAGAGGTCTATGTCATCGATGAAGATTTAAAGAATCTTTTATTTGAGCAAGACGGAGAACTCGATATCCCTGACGAAATATTATTACAGCTTCCATATCCGTGTTTTTATGTAGAACTGCCAAACACATACTATAGAGCAGATAAGATTCATGGATTCTTTGTGACGCTGGAATATGACATTATTAACGGTGACAAAGAGTTAAAACCTGTTTTTCTTACGGAAGATGGAAGCGTATTCAGCTATTCCATTCATATTGGAGCAAAAACAATAGAGGAAAGTGTGGATATGCTCGATAAACAGGCTCTTGAAAATACGAACGGAAATAAAGAACTAAAACGTTTGGCGCTAAGAGCGATACAGAATTCAGCAGAAACAAAAATATTCTTAAAACGAATCCTCCAAGTGATATTATATATTCTTGCACAAAACGCAGAAATTACGCAAAATTTTGAGCAGTCATTTATCACAAAAAGAGGAAAAACAATCAAGGATAAATATTCAGAAATACGCAAGTGGGATGTTGGTATTCGTGTTGGGGCTGCAATAAGGCAGCAGAAAATGCGTGAGCAGTCTGAACAACCAGAACGCAATCAAAATGGGCATAATTCTCCAAGACCTCATATGCGTCGTGGTCATTGGCATCATTTCTGGACAGGACCAAAGACACGACCTGAAGAACGCAAACTTATTTTAAAATGGCTATCACCTATGACGGTTGCAACAAACACGGATGATACGCCTGTTGTAATTCATAAGGTGGAACTATGAATAATCCAGCAATCCTTGATATCGCTCTCGGCTTCGTTCTGCACAAACATAGCCGGGATGAATTTGGTTATAAAAATAATAAAGCACAGGCTATCCGTGAGATGTCAGATAATGAACTGGCCGCGTTCTTAAATGAGCTTGTCGCACAACAAGATAATTGCCCGCAAACAATCGACGGCTGGAAAGAATGGCTGACGGAGGAAATAAAATGAATAAAATAGAAGTGATTTGTTGTAAGGACTGCGATCTTTGGAACGCATGGGATAAACATGGGAATCTGTGTAGTTGTGCCCACTTTACACAAGATAATGCAGCGCCTGTATATACTAAACCTGACGATTTCTGTAGTTACGCAGAAAAGAAGTAAATGCTAAAAAATGGGGTACTGGTCCAATTAAGGATCAATACCCCATCTGTTTTTATACTAGTTCAATATCACTTGGCTCTACGTAGCCCGATACATTCACTGAGATTGGATACTTGCCAATGCGACTTTCAAGATTTGTCACTCGATAGCGACCATTGACTAGTTTTCCATCATAGATAAACCATTCTCCCCGGCGGCGCATACCGCAATGAGTCTGGCTGTTTGAAAATAATACTCCGTCTAATTTAATTTTGTCTCCTGCGCACAATGTATTCTTGTTATCTGCCATTAAAACGAATTCCAAGTTGCTGGCCCACAAATACCGTCAGCCGACAATCCATGTGCTTTCTGCCATTCCACTAGCTTAGCTTTTGTGCCAACGCCAAAGATACCATCCACTTTCAAGCCAAGATGTCGCTGCAACACAGTGACAGCATAAGACGTGCCACTAGTGCAGTCCTTAGAACCCTGACGAATTGTAGGCATGATTTTACTCACGACATGATAAGCAGTACCGCTCTTACTAATCCAACGGCTTGAAGCCTCACGCACATCGACGTGAACGAAACCGCCTGTCACTTGTGCACGACTATAATAGCCAATACCGCCGTGCTTCTGAAAGTAGGGGAGGGAAGTCACATACAATGCAATACGAATTGGATCGATACCAGCGATGTGAATATCTGCCGCTGTACCCAGACAATGCTGGCTGCGAGAACTGCCACCGATTGAAATATTGTACGCAGGAGTACGGTAGGCAGAACTAATCAGAACTGGTTTGCCAAAGTGGTCACGAATCTGTTGTAGAGTCTCTACCAGCTCGGTTGCCACCTTGAATTCATCACTCTTATCATTGCAAGCAAATTCATAAGCGCAGAAATTCTTAGACAATTTTTTATTCCAGTCCTTTTTCATGGAATATGTAATAATACCCATGGAAACACACCTTCAATCCTTCTTGAGTTCGGTTTCAATTTTTTCGTTCTGAATATCCAGTTCCTTAACAGCAGCTTCAATCATCATCTCAATAACAGGAGTAACCTTTACACCCATCTTCTCCAGAATAGTGATAACGTACTTCTTCTTATCGGCTTTCTTGATCGCTCCGGTAAGACCAAGCTTTTCAGCTGCACGGACAGCCATCTGGACAATCTTGTACATACCAATCTGCTTCAGGTAAGGAATCCCATAGGCGATAAAGGCAGTGCCTGCACCAGTGATAACCAGCTTGACAACAACAGAAATAATCTGATTCATATAATCCATCATAATAAACCTCCTGACAAAATAAAAACCCGGAGGCACCAAGCCCACCGGGTCAATGATTCATACGTTTATTCTTCTGTTTTTAAAAAACCATTTGTTTGAAGCATTTCGTCGTACATACGCTCCACATTCTTGATAGCATGTGGCATCTTATTATTTTTATACTTGGGGTGCGTTTTGCAATATTCATTGTATTTCAAAATAATTCCAAGAATCTCATCGTAGTCCTCTTCGGTATGTCCGAGTCCTCTGACGAGCTCATTATTGAAACGAAGAACACTGCTGCGATAATTGTTTGCTTTACGTTCTTCACCTTCTTCGATGTGTGCGTCAAGCTTCTTTCTAGTTTCTTCCAGTTCTGCTTTGATATCTTTAATTTCTTTCATCACTCCAGCGTTAAGAGCGTTACCCAATTGGGCGGCTATCCAAGACTACGGATTGATTTCGATTTTCGATACTTGAATAATAGACATAACAGCGACAATCAAACCGCTGCCGCCAGCCATAACAGATCCAAGATGATTTAAACAAAAATCAAGAATCCCTTCCATTTAACTTTCATCACCTCGATTCTATTGACAAAATTCGACAATGTGATATATTAAAATTGTCTTATCCCTTCATCGAGCAGGAAGAGAATGACAATAAAAAGGAAAGACCTGGAGCATAACAACTCTGGGTCTTTTCTATTACCAGTGATAGTGTGGACGTTCTTCTTTGAAAAGAATATATCTTAACCAGTCGTCGATGAAAATGCATAATAAAGCTAAAAAAAACTATAACACTGTAAACGGCAGGCAGATTTGACCTAGCAAATTGAAGGGTAGGGAAGAGTAGTCCCAGATATGTAACCCCAGCATCAGGTTTAGCGGGATACCCACGACAAGTTCCATTGCAGTTACGAACAATGCACCAATAACCGCCTGATTATGCAACGCCATCTCCCATGGAATATAATTGTTCAGACCGCCGATGACCACAAAGCAAGTACCGCCTACAACGGCCATCGTCCAGTGTGAATGACCACGCCACAACATTTCAATGCAATAATAAAGCGCTCCTCCTATCAAAAAGAGAAACGCACATTTTAGATATTCTTTGATTCTGTTTTTCATGTAACCACCTTATTAAATGTGGGCAAGATTGGTCAACTTTGATACAATAGACTGTACCTGTTCGTTAGCCTTTACTAAAATTTCATTCATGTCTTCATTTAAATCTTCAGGTAAATCTACGCCATATTTAATACTCTTTAAAGTATCAGAGTCGTCTTCGCGTCTAATCTACTGTCGAAGGGCATTATTATACGTAGTCTGTTTAGTAATATAGCCCTTTGAAGCAACATAAAGACTAACAATATTGGCGGCAGAATACATTTTACAAGGTTCTCCGTCTGCATGATAAGGGTATTCAGTTGCACCCAATACAATTGCATTAAAAACACCGTCAATATTAGTTTGGTCATTAGGTTGAAGACTAAAATGTTTTTGTGATTCATCTGCAAATATTACATCGACACCTGCATAAATTGCCTTTTCACAATCAGCAGAAACCTCTTTTAGTTTTTCTGTGCGTAAAGATTCTTTTATTTCGGCCAGTTCCTCGGCGGTGTAGCGGATGTACTTCTGGATGGGCACTTTCTCAACCCATTCCTCCTGCGCCTGAACGCCGGGGCGGTCAATGATCTTCTGCACATCCCTGCCGCCGTTCGGATATTCGGTCACGGTCTCCCAGTGCCACTGCTCTTCCACGCCTTCCACGGCGGGGTGCTCCACTGGCTCGGTGCCGCCCACCAGATACCCAAGCGTCAGGTCAGGGGTCTCAATGGCTGCGCCGTTCTCGTCAATGATCTTCATAAGTCAAAACCTCCTTTCTCAGGCCACGCGGTGCCAGATGTGCACATAGTAGGCGGCGGGCTGCACGGTGGTGCTGCGGCCATAAATGGCGTTGGACTTGGACGCGTCAAAAGATATATTGCCATAATTTCCGCTAGACCCGTTCTCGAGTGACCTGCCTATGTCTTTGACAGAAAACGCACCGCTGCCAGATGGATAAGCATAAAAGCTGCCCATTACCTCAGATAACGTGCCCGTGATGTTGGGCAGACCGGCTTTCACTGTGGTGCCGGCCGCGTGGGTGCTGGATGCACCCATCAGTACCCGCTCGGAAGCGATCACCTCCCAGCTGCCGCCAAACAGGGCGGCAGGGCTGGTGGGGTCGGTGCTCTGGTAGATGCTGCCCACCGGGTAACTAGTAAGTGCGCCAGTCTCGTTCAGGTTGATTTTGCCGTTTTCATCCACGGTCAGCCCCTCACCGGCAAGCTTCGTGCCCAAAGCTTTGGCTGTAGGGGTCGTCATGGCTGCAGGCGCAAATGCCGCTTTCCCCGTCTCATCCACGGCAAGACCGTCTCCGATCATCACGCCGCCCAATGTGTCGGCGGTTGCAGGCGGTAGAACGTATGAACTACCTCCTATAGATACTGGACCAAATGCCATAAGAATATCCTCCCTTATAAAATAGTAACTCGCACTAATTTGCTTCGTAGGTATTTTCCTTGCACGAAGTCTTAGTACATTATTTTTTGCTTCTGTTGTTGTAAAATAAGCTGCTTTAGCAACGTCGATATCTTCTGGTGAAATCGTGACTGCAATACAATCGGATTCCTTAATACCAGAAATTTGAATATCGATATAATATGGATACGATATCGAACTATCGGATTTCCATCCTTCTGCAGGAATCGTGATTGGGTAGAGCTTCATTTCGTCTGGTTTCTTGTCAATCAAATTCTTTAATACCTTGCCTTGTTTTGCACTCAAAGAATCTGTTGAGCTATCTGAAGTGAGATTGTCTTGAATAACAACACGATTATTTAATAAAACCTAGTTGCCACCGATGTTTGAATACAGTTTATCCGGCTTTAAGTAATAAAGTTTTTCGGCGAGAGGAGCCAAAGGAAGTTCACTCACAACCTCTAAATCGTTGCCGATTTTTACATGAGCTACAGAATTGTCTCGATAGGCGTTTCCGGTGTCAAGGCAGACAATCAATTGTCCATCAACCACTGGAGTCGTGTCGAGTTGAGACTGTGCTATCTCTAATAAGGATAACTTTGACATCGTATACTCCTTTTCGATATAAAAAATAAGCCTGTCACATCAAAATTGACATGGCAGGTAATGTAAGTTTAATTAAGCAATGGTCTTCCAGGTAATCGCACCTTCGACACTCTTCATACGGGTATCCATAGCAGTGTTAAGACCGTCAGCATAGGTTTTAGCACCAGACAGTGCGGCATCTGCCTTCTTAGTTGCATCAGCAGCAGCGGCAGAAATTGCTTCAGACTTTGCAGTTGCCAGCTGAGTTGCATCAATCTTGGCATTCCATGCAGTACGCTCTTCCGCAGTAATATGCGCAACCTTATCACCAGTATGAGCAGTAGTAGCATCGTTGATTGCCTTGATCTTCTTATCAATCTCGGCTTTGGTGTAAGCATCCGGCACGGCCACATACAGACCATCCTCTTCAATAACAATGGAGTTGTTAGCCTTTGCAGACACACGAACATCCACGCTGATCTTATTATTAGAAGACACAGCAACCTCAGCAGTAGAAGTTGCAACACCGACATAAATGTCAATCAAGGAACCCACAGGAATCTTGATTACATCACCACTAGTGATAGTCAGCTCAATATTTTTATCCTTTGCATTGTAAGTTCCGCTGGTAACAACCAGATCCTTACCAAGGGCAATAGTCAGAGTGTCACCGCCGAACACAGGCAGCTTAATTGTGCGAGTGCTAGAATCATAGGTAGGCTCATGAACAATACCTGTCAGAGTAGTAATAACAGGCTCGCCACCCTTTGCAACGCTCAAAACACCAGCATCATAGGTGACATCAGTAACGAACTTGCCCTTGATACCTTCGACAGATGCAATCTTAGCATTAACGTAATCAGTAACAGCCTTGGTAGTAGGCACATTGTCATCGGTCGCATCGCTTGCAGGAATCTGAGTCACAGCCTGCTTATTCATCTGAATGAACTCAGTGCCATTCCAGATATGCATAGTGTAATCAGTCATACGGAAATAGATCACACCCTGAATCTGTCCAGAAGAAGGAAGGGCGCTTACATTCTTCACGCTCTTAGTGTATTCGCTGGTACCCTTAAAGAACTGCAGAGTATCAGTCAGGAAATACAGGGTATCATTATCCTTTACCTGCAGAGCGTCATAATTAGCTTTAGTGCCATACAAAAATTTAACAGATGCCATAATATAATCCTCCTTATAGCATTAAAATTCTTGCCACACGAAACCGGTTGTTTCGGCAGCAAATGGTTCAATAATAAATTTACCCGTTGAAGACTTTTGAACGATATAAGGAAGATATTTCCCGTTAGCTCCAAGAATCTTCACGGTTTGACCGGCATAGGTATCTGAATCTGCATTTAGCGTTACAAGTGCTGCATTTTCAGTGTCGAATAACCTTTCTCTAGGACGAATGATTTGTTTTGTTTTATCGTCACGAATATAAATGAATTCAGATGTATCTTTTGTGATAACAAGGTCCTTACCATCAATCACACCATTCTCTATTGCACTGTCTACATCAGTAGAATTACCATAACCAAGTTTTGAGTGAGTTGCCATTCTATCACCTCCAAAATAAAAGGGTGATTAGAATTCAACCACCCGGATCGTTCCATCTTGTCCCCCAGAAGAATCTCCTGAAGAATCGCTAGACAACTTTACTGCATTACCAATCGGATTACCTTGAGAAAGAAGTTGTAAAATACTATTCTTATAACTGAGTCCATCTGCTTTGTTGTTGATGACAGTATTCATTTGGTCATTTAAAGCTTTCGTCTGACTAATCATCATCAGAAGTCGTTGATCCAGAGAGCTAAGTGCCGAATCAGGAATCATATCAGACCAATTATTGATAGACACAACGTGAATCACACCTGGGCCAACCTTGCGAACATATTGTGTGATTCTGCCTTCGGAGTCCATTTCTGTGTTCGCAAAGGTAAGCTGAATCTCAATATCACCAACTTCACTTGTCAATTCGGTATCAAAAGGAAGAACCTATTCCAACTTGTTTTTATACAGCTCTGCAGATTTCTGTAGAATCTCAGTTTTATAATTTTTACTTACAGGTAAAACATATTCTAGCATTACAGTGTAGTTGGACATATCGATTCCTTTATAGGTCGTGTCAGCCAAAAAATGAAGATTATCAACAAGTTTGCTTCTTTGCATGACACGTTCAACAACACTAGCAGTTAACGTGTTGTCCTCGTTAATTAAAAAGGTATACATATTTACACCTCCTTCCCAACAACAATATATTTATACTCGTCTGACGAAATCTGATTTTCTTCAAGCTTCTTCTTTAAAAATAAATCATGAATCTTGTGATCGTACTATGTATAATTGCCGCTTCTGGTAAAGGTTTGTTTCGTTACAGCAAGCTCATCTACATCTTTGTCAGAATCAACTACTGGACGAGCGGCTTCTGTAGACGCCTTCATCGTCATTATTGAATTTTCTGCAACTATACGTCTGGACTGCTCAAAAGAAAGTGCCATTTGCTCACTCCTTCCTTATTAAGCTGTTTTGCTAAACAACGTCACTTGAATCTTAATTGTATTAGCTGGAATTTCTTTAGAATAGAAAGTAATAGTTTTATCACCAGTTAAACATGTACGACATACGTTAGCCGCTGTAGCAACGTCCATATTTTCGGGATAAACTGACGCCATTGGAATTCTATCTTCTGTAGCGGCATCACAAGAAGCTACATACTGATACTTAAAACTTTCAAAAGAAGATGTTCCCTAATTTTCAGGTGAAATCTCAAAAGTGTACGAATTATAATAACCACCAACATACTGCTGAACGTATTTTACGGATGCTTCAGCCCTTTTTGCGCTATCTTTTGCTTCAGTAGAAAGTCGGTTGGCAGTATCAAGAGTAATCTGAATATTATCATATCGAGCTGTGAGATCTTTTTGAATTTCTTTTGAACTATTTTCTGATAGTGCAGCGTTGTTTGCCGCAGTGATTGCATTTTCTGCAGACGTTGCAGCTTTTGCTGAAAAATCACTTGCTTTGTTTGTGAAGCTCTCAATATACAATTCAATGTCTTCTTTGAACATTCGTTCCAGCGCCATTGTGCCATGTTTCAGCTTATTGATATCGGTTGCATCAATAATTGTATTCTTGATCTTTGGGTTCGCTTCTAAAATACTTTGTGCAAGCGCATAATTTCCATTTTGAATTGCTTCTTTATAATCGTTTACATCCGATAGCAACTCTGAGCTTACATTTTCGCTGTTTTGCTAACTATCTATTTGAGCAGGAAATAATGTGAATTCCAAATCTACATATGTACCATCTGGATTTTTTTCGTAACTCAATAAAGTCACCTCCTATTGTTATAGACGTAAGTATTTAATATTTATTTTCGACAATATACGGATAATACGGATAATACCTACTTAATGTTAAACTCATCGTTCCTGAACCTAAAGAAATATTAATTTGTTTTATGATGAATTCCAGTTCTTCATCATTTGAATTTATATATCTGGGAATATAAGATATCTTTTGATTAACATCTAGCTATGGAACAAGGAGACATTCAACGTTTACACTATCAGTTAAACGACAAGCTTTCCAATGTTCATACTCTGCACATTGTAATGCTGAAGCGCTGGTATTGTAAATTTCATAATCACTTCCAGAACAAACAAGATTTCGCCTTCCGATTTTATCGATGGTAAAATATGAATCTACATCAGTTAAAGATTTAGACTCGGAATTTGTTAAACAAATATATTTAATATAATTGCAAGACTCTTCTTTTTTATCAGATTCGATTTCATCATCGGTAGGATATTTATCTACAAGCTTCACCATAACATGAATTTGTTGTTCTCCACGATAATAGAAAGCTTTATTTGATGGGCTATATTTTACAACTACCATCGTATCACATGGAATAGTAGTTCCATCAATAGCAACATCAGTTCCATTTTCGTCAACATCACTTTCATATAAAGTATAAGGACCATGCCGATATTTCTTTACACTTGTATTGTTATCATCATCAGTCTCGGTGACTGAATTGACAATCGTGATATTGATACGCTTGGTTAAACCAAGGAGGGGAGTTGTGAATGCAATTAACCCGTCATTATTTGTTTCAAAGTCTACAGTATTAAGTGTAATGTTAGTTGTATCCTTTTCGTTTGAAGTTTCCATTTTATCATCTGAGACAAATTGATCGTACTCGATACTCGCGCCAAACAATTCAACGCAATTCTTTACTTTGCTATAATCTATCGTGCAATCTTCTGAAATAACAAGATCTTGAAATGTGTTGTTTTTTAGAGCGACAGGATCATCAAAACCAGACGGGATTTCTTGACATACAAAAGTAGTGTTGTTAAAAAACATCTCAAATGGATAATACAAATCACGCAACTGTGTTAGAATAGACCAAATTGTTGTTCCCGTTTGAAAATCAATATCGTTTGGGACTTTACGATTCTAATAGTCAATAGAACAATCAGTCATACCACTTAATTTATAAGTATTTTCAATCGCAGAACGAATATTTGTACCAATACTTATTGTTGTTTTGTAACCAGTGAGTGTTCCTCCGAGAGTTCCATCAAGCAACGCAACGAGATCCACACACGAAATAGAAACAGTATGCTCAGAAGAACTATACGTAAATCCATTTTGACTAAAAGCAAATACGCCTTGAGGATACCAATAAATATTTGCTTTATTTACACTCATGCCTATATATACTCGTACCATTTTATCCGTCTATTCGTTGATTTTATATCTGCTTATTCTTTTTCTTGGATTTAAATGAATTGTACCTGAAAAAGTTCTTCTGATATCAGAGTTTGCATCTATAGATAATGAACCATCAATGGCGATACCTTCAAGAGAATCAATCACATTTAAATTTTTATCTAACAGCTCTAACTTGCAGTGCAATTCTTTGGTATGTGTTTTTAAGAGGCGCAATTCTTTTGAAGTAGGAGTATACAAAAACATCACCTCCCATTTTAAACAACCTTAACGGAGCATGTTCCCCATGCGTCATCAAGAGTTATAGTAATAAAACATTCTCCAGCTCCAACTCCAGTAACCATACCATCTTTGTCAACCGTCGCTACAAAAGGATTTGATGTCTGAAAGTTTAGAATCGGATATGTTACATCCACAGGAGAAGATGTATATGTAATCTTTTTACTTTCACCAATCGCCAACGCATATCCAATTGAAGTGGCTGTTATATTTTTTACTCCGATAAAATTCTCTGGGTTTATTCTAAACGAGCAGGGCAATGCAAATGCTGGACGGAAATAAAGTTTACCAGTTGGAAGAATAAACTCGACATAGGTATCTTTTGTACTTTTATTTATTTTTGAAACTGCAATATATCTATCTTTATAACTTTCACCAAGCCCAAAAACTCCTTGATTAACTATACGAGAGCGAGTTAGCTGCTCGCCATAACCTTCTCCAAAAACACCTACATCAGGCGCATCTTCTATCTTGCTGGCAATTGGCAATAAAGAGCCTTCTACATTACAAGAGCCAGTAAAATTTTTTACACCTAGTTCAGTAACCGACAATATAAAAACATCTCTTGTTAAAGTTGCAATTTGATCAGGCTTGTAGTTTTGATCTGTTGAATTGTAATTGTTTTTAGGTGTATAATAAAACTTTACTGGTGTAATTTTATTTGAAACAGAACTGTCTAGTTTTGTTTTATAGTCAGAGCACCATCTATCAATTGTACTTGATGAATACTCTACACTTTTGCCTTTATCAAACTCAACTGTTTCTGAATATACGTCTTTTCTAACTAAAAGAGTATTTCCGGTGTTATTGAGTCTTTCTTCGTAGTCATGTTTTGCAATATAAAATTCGATAGTTTTACCTTCTTCATTAAGCCCAACTACAGTTCCTTCAGAAAGATAATCCAATCTAATACCAGAATCCACAGAGATAACATCAATTGGGCATCTGACTGAAATATTATCTACTGTTGCTGTGATAAACGCGGAACCTTCAGATATTGCCTGTACTTTACCATCAACAACGTTAACGATATTTGTGTTAGAGGATGTCCATGACACTTTGCTGAGTTTTATATTTTCAGGCAAATAATATAATTTTAATTCTTTTCTGGTTTCCTTTTTTAAGTATAAATGTGTGTAATTTAATGCAATTTTACTTACTTTGATTCTAACAGCAGATGCTGAAATGATTATATCGCCAGAAACATTTGGAATACTAATTTCTCCAGTTGCATCATTGTACACATTATTCGTAACAACAGTATTGTTCATGACTACAGAAACATCAGCAATAGCATATCCCAAAAATGCAGAGATGGTAGTTGAAAAAGAAGAATTACTCTTAACAGCAACAATATTATTTGTGGAAGAAGTGTTTGTTAGGTTATAAGTCACACTATAATAAACTCCATATTGTTGCTCGTCAAAAGAAGTTAAGCCACTATCAGCGAGATCATCAGTGCTATTATAATCTCCGGTTTGAATAAATTTAAAGCCAATGTTTACCTTGTCAGGATGATCTTCGTTGTCAATAGTAACCTCATCACTAACGGTCATCAACCATTCTCTACCATCTTCGATCTTTAAAATTTTTGCTTGTCCATTGGTTAACCAATTAACATAATCTTCTCTATATTGATATGAATTAGCAATGTCCCAATTATCACAACCAATACGCTTTATAATTGTTCCGGAAAATGTTCCAGAATCATAGTTTGTTTCGCTTCCAAAAAACACATACGGATATCTACTATTTAATGTCGTAACAACATTAGATTCGCGATTTCTTGTAACAGAAGTGATTTTAGGATCAAGAAATATATGATAAGAAATTACTCCATCGGAAATTACGGCTCCGTAAAAATCACTAACAGCAGATGCTGAAATATACGGAAGTTCAGTTCCGTCTTTTAAAACGTATGTAACAGAATACTCATATTTTGTATCTCTACCTCTTGCAAAGTAATCTGCAAAAGTAAAATTTAAATTATCTAAGTCTGTTATGAGATATCCCGCTAAAGAAGTCCACTTCGAGCTTCCAACTTCACGACGTTTCAACTGCATCGACTGTAGTTTTGGGCCTAAATCTCCAATATTTCCACCTTCCAAGTTTTTAGAATCGAAAGTAGCAAGAACCAATACATCTGAATTCCATTCAATGTCTGTCTTCTTATAATCGTTACAATTAGAAGATAGGTAAACCTTATCAAAAATTGCATTTTTAACAGAAAAGGACGATAATTTTGAATTAAAACCCTTGTAATTGAAAGAAGTGGAATCGTTTAAAATATCACATCCAAGAAACATAATACACTCCTTTCGTAATATTTAATTAATTGAATTTATATGAATGTCAAACAATTTATCACGTAACACAAGATCAATAAGCACCAACTTAGAACTATCATAATTTTCTAAATAGTTGCTTTGAATGATCAAATATTGCTTTTCGTTAACAAATAATTGGAAGATAGCATATGTTAAATTTGAATCTGAGTCACTATCAGTAAATTTTCTAGTATTTAATTTAATTTTTCCAACCACGTTGTATGAATCGTTTTGCCATACTAGCGTTGCCAACTCATTAGGGAAACCAGATTTTGTGAATAATTTAATATCAAAATCATATAATTCTTTATAAGTTGATGGAATTGAATACGTAACTGATGTCCTATTTGTCAAGTCGATATAATAATTTCCATCATCTGATTGTACGTAAGAAAATTCTCCATTAGGTACACCTGTGACTGAAATAAAATGACTCGTGATATCAATGCAACCGTTATCTTTATTATTTGTTGCATTTAAAGCAAAAGTATTATCTCTCCCAGAGTAACCAATTTTCACCAAATAAAATCCAGTATCCAGTTCATAACCATTTCTGGTTTCCCCAATACCTCTAATGAAATACTTGTTTCCGTTTTCTAAATTATATGCAGAGAACGAATTGGATATTGATCCATAATACATATCCGATTCATCAAGTAAAATTTTATCTGCGTTATATAATTGATATTTGTAATTTTTGAGTAATTCGTTTTCGGATGAAACATAAGAATATTTTAATTCGAAAACAATAGAAGAAGTTTCAAAAGTATTCTCTCCTACGGGAGTAAGACCGTTAAAAGATAAAACTGGCCTGCTTTTACAATAAAACGTCATTAAAGAACTATATGTTCCAAACGTATCTTCGCTTGATAGTTTTACCCTAACTCTAATAGAATAGTTTGAAGATTGATTCTTTAATTTTTCGTTTGGGACAATTGCAAAACTATATCCAGTGTTTGAATTATAAGATAGATCGGATGATTCTCCAGAATGTGAAAGAATAAAATTACTTCCACTATAAATCTCATATTCGTAACTCTTAATTTCAGTATTACTTGTATAAATCTGAAAATTAATTCTTCCGCCAATTGACGCATCAAAAATATCAATCGAGGATAAAACTGGTTTAGCCAATAGGTATTCACCTCCTAAGTAAAAATACAGGGTTATCCGCAATTACGGAACTACCTGTATAGACCGATTATATTTTGTGGAGCAATAAAGTATTATAGTTTCCTTGCGGAGCGGTAACAGCCACTCTTTCACACGGCTGGAAGTCCTGTGAAGACCTTACTGTATAATCAGATCCAAACAATGTAACTACATAACCATTATTTACTTTGCTTTTTATAACACCAAACGATGTTACGTCATAAGAAGCATTATTTACTTCATGTTTTGCTCCTTGAATAATCGATTTTGTAAGAGTCTCCACTGCACGTTCAACTTCAGTCATAAATAACACCTCCATTAATCATCGCTTGCTTTGATATTGCAGCAAGGCATTTGGCAGTTTTAAAACAATCTCTTTTGCGAGTTCATTTGTATTTCCAACAGGATTTTGAATATAAATATCTCCAACAGAGACTGCTCCTCCAACGGTATGATTCTGAACATTACTTAATGCAGCGTGCTTTGCGAGTTGTTTATTGAACCATTCGTCGGGATTTCCTCCCATTTCAAACAACCGAGATGTTATGTCTGCTGGAACAACACCATCACCAGTTTCTAAATATGTATAACGACCAGATTCTGGTTGACGAACAACAAGCTCAGAACCTTGTTCATCGACATTAGCCAACTGATTCTTATCAATTGTTTTTGAGCCTTTCGCATATTTTTTTGCTTTGAATGAAGGCTTCGGTTGATCTACTGTTGTTTTACTAGTCTTCGATGCAGTAGCAGCGATGGACGCAATTAGAGCAACAGCGCCTGCAACTGCAACTGCTGCTGCTATCCATCCTACAACCGGGATTGAAGCTAATGCGGTAGCAATTTGCATTAACATGCCACTCATTGCAGCACCAACAGTAGAAACCAATGTTCCAAGCGCCATAAAAATCGAAGGGAAGAACGATACAATGCCAGAGCTTATTGCGCTGCCAATAGACATAGCTCCATTTGCAATCGGAGTAAAGAGGCTACCAACAACAGATACAACGCTTCCTAATCCGTTCTGTGCAAGCCCAACTAATGAACTAAAACCCTGAGAAAAGAATGATCCGATATCGCTAAACAGTAAACTAGTCGAAGTTGAAATTTTATTCTACGCTCCATTAAAGAAGTTTCCTACATTAGAAAGGAAACCACTGGTTCCCGATGTTATTTTATTCCAGCCACCAAAAATTACCTCTTGAAGTTTATTTACGCCATTTCTGCCAACCTGACTAAGGTTGTTCCAGAAATTACCAAAAGTGATCTGCGTATTGTTCGTGTTCTTTCCATTAAACAAGTTGGTGATTTTGTTCCATAAAGTAGTAATTCCGCCGTTGCCACTACCGCCATCCAGCTTATCTAAGACATTTCCGACTTTTTCAAGCGTACTAATTAGAGACTCAAGTCCACCAATAATATTCTTAATAGTAGAGATCGGATTGGCAGCTTGCATAGAAGCTAAAACATTACCTTTAAAAACATCGACACGACCTTCCATTTCTGTGAAAGTCATATCGGCGATTTCAGATGCATATTTCAGCTTTTTATTATAGTCATCCCAGTCAGTTCCGATTAGACTGATAATCTCGCTATACTTATCTTTCAGTTCGTTCAATTTATCAATCTGGTCATCAATAGCTTTCTCAGCATCCTCCTTGCGCCACTCACGTTGTTGGTCATTCAGATTATCCTGAGCTTCCTTAACTGCGGATTCGTCAGCTACCCACTCATAGCCATTACTGGTCAACTTGCGAACAGTACGCTGAGTGCGAGCTTTTTCAAGTTCGGCCTTTAGCTTAGCCAGGGTAATCGCGCGTTCCTCTTCGTCATTGGCCTCTTGAAGAGCTTCTTTCTGCTTGTTTAGGGCATCGATTCGCTTATCTATATCCTCGGTCATGGCCTCACCCCAAAGTTTGAGGTCGGAGTCCTTTTCTGAGTTTGCACTTTCAATCAGATCGAGGAAAGAAGAGAAGATGTCTTTTAAATTAGAAAACAGAGAAGTAATTTTCTCTGTTTTCGTACCCATACCCTTCATATGGTCTGTAACGTCCCATGTGCCATCGGCTACTTTCTGAAGAATCTCAGCGTAACGTTTACCGATTTCTGTACCTTCGTATTTTAATGCAAGCTCTTTTAATTCTTCAACATAAAGAGCACGGAATGCTTCCTTGTTAAAAATAAGCTTATCACCTTGAAGATCAAGACAAGCTATGTATTTTACATCCAGCCCCATTAACTTCTGGACACTATCTTGACTTAAATCGCCATACGTATTATACTCTTCAGAAATATCAGACAGGTCATTAAAGGCACTCTGGAAGTTATCCATTCTATTATTGATATTTTCGAGTGTAGATCCCAGTCCATTGATATATTCTTCAACACTGATTATATTTCCGGCAATTTCTTCTTTTGCGTTTTCAAAACCTTGTGCAAGATACTCACCTGCAACACCACCTGTTTTACGAGCAGCAGAAGCCATCTTGTCAAGAGAAGCTAAAAACATTTGTTTAAAAGCATCACTGTTATAATCAATGGTGCTACCATCGATATTTAATGCGCCAACGTATTTCTCGTTAGTGAACAAATCTGTGTTATCGTACAGATCACGAATTGCCTGATACTGTTTATCAACACCATCTGCATCAAGAGCACCAAACGGATTTTCAATCTTATTCTTACTGACCTCAGAGAGACTGGAAAATGCGGATTTTATAGCGTCCGTCTTTTTCTTGGCTTCATCCATCGCGGTGCCATAGCCTTTGATAGCGTCAGTCAACTGCTCAAAAGAGATGGTTTCAGAATCAACACTAGAATTCAACCAGTCGAGAATCTTCTTCATCTCGCCAGCAGACTTGCCACCATCATTAGCCGCATTTGCTTCCTTGAGTTGTGCCTTAATAAATGTGCGGAATTTGGCTGTATTAAGTTCAAGTTTTCCGTTTTGCTCCGTCAAACAAGCAGTAAACTTGTCATCGACACCAATCAGTGACTTCATTGTATCAGCACAGATATAACCATATTGGTTATATTCTTTCATGGCCTTTGTTAAGGTATCAAAAGCAGAAGCAATATCAGTCACAGACTTCGCAGTAGACTTGTTGTTCTTGCTGGCCTTATTTGTCGGGAACCCATTAAGCTGATTTGTTAGTTTTTGACCACCCCTTAGAGCAGCGTTCATATTGGTGTACAACAGAGAAAGCTGAGTATTTGTGCGATTCGTGATTTCCTCTAGCTTTGCAGGATCTACACCACGTTCGCCAGCTTTTTCGACTTCGTTTGCAAACTCTTGAGCCGCGCTATATGTAGCGGTTGCCGCAGTAGCATTTTTCAAAGCGGGAAGAAGATTCTCAAGAGCAGTCTTTTCAGCCTTGGTTTTCTCTTTTAGGTTATCAGTGCTTTCAGCTGTGTCATCGGCAGTAAGGTTTGCAACCTCATGTTGTGCATTAGAAAGAATTGTGGCGGCAGCTTCTGCATATTCAGCGGCAAGCAATTCGGCATAGCTCTGTTTATTTATCTGGAGCTTACCATTAACAAGCTCAAGACAATTCAGATACTCGGTGTTCATCGTCAGTAAAGACTGAAGAGAATCGAGACTTATGTAGCCATACTGATTGTACTCTTCCATTGCACTAGTAGAAGCTTTATACGCAGACTGGATTTCATCCATTTTGGAAGAAATATCTTCCATCTTTTGTGCGCCAGCAGCCAATGCGTCAACACCATTTGCAGAAGACTGAGCTACAATACCAACTTGAACAAGTGCTTGGATAAACGCATTCACACCGTTTGTGTCAGCAGAGAAGTCCATGTCGGTCAGAGCTTTGCGAAGATTTGCAAGGGCTTGAGCTTGCTCGTCGGATAATCCTTCGTTTGTACCCCACAAGAGTTCATTCAGCTTACTTGCATCAAATCCATCAATCGTATCTTCCAGAGTTTGAACAGCAGAATTTACCTTATCGAAAGTAAAACTGACATCCATACTGTTATTATTGTCATTCTGCCAAAAATCAACTGCTTGAAGTTTTCTACGAGCGTTTGTATTATTGTTGATAGCATCCGTTGAGTCGTTGTAAGAATCTACATCATCACGGAGAGCAGATTGCTCATCAAGCAAAAATTGATACAGACTATGATACGTTCCACCAGCAGCTCGTTCAGCCTCAGTTGTATTGTCAATGACATATTTTAAAGCTTTACCAACTTCGTTGTAATAGTCAACAACAGAATCCGCATCATTTAAATCGTCAGGTCCATAACCACCGAACTTGTTAAAGACATCAATGCCAGCATTTTTAATCTGGTCACCCATATCCATTTCAGGAGCCGACCAAACAGTAAGATAATGCGTCCGATTATTCTTCTTGGCTGTATCAACAAGCTTATCACCTTGAGCATCTTTGTTTTGGGTTAACTCATAACGAGATGCCTCCAACTGCTCCGCTGTAATATCCTGAAGCAATCCAAGCTGCTCTTCATATTTACCATTCTGCAGGTCAATCTTTTTTGCGTGATCTTCATTCAGGGTACCTTGTTCTTTCGCCAACTTGAGGATTTCGTCTTGGATCTTCTGGGCCTGTTCCATATCATCAGTATCCCAGTCAGACTTCTTGCCGAGCTTTTCGTATTCATCAACAAGTTCACTCAAAGAAGACGTAGTAGAAGTAGCTGCATCAGCTGCTTCTTTACTGGATTCTGCCAGCTTATCAACACGCTGTGCTGCTTCAATAATTTTCTTTGAGAAGTAAGAAACGACTAACCCAATGCCAGCACTTAAAGCCATGTTCAAAGCGACAACACGAAGCTTAGTATATGCAGTTGCAAGACCAAAAGCTTCGGTCGCCTCTTCACTTTCAGAGGTATATCTGATATAATCAGAGAAAGAAGTGCCGCTGCCACGAATGGACTCATCCATTTCTTTGAAATTCTTGTAACCAGTGGAAACTGTACTGAATGTTTTTCTTAACTGACCAACCAGCTTTCCAGCCGAAGTGCCTAATTGTTCTAACCCACCAGACATGTTTCCATTTTTATCAACGGAAAAGCCTGTTAAGAAAGATAATATCGATTTTCTTGAGGAGAAAAGAATTATGGATAATAAAACAATTGAAGTATGTCCACATTGTGGGCGTTTAGCTTGGTGGCCTGAATTCGTTTGTGTTCACTGTTCATGTGAATTAATCAATTACGAAAAATGGATGAAAGCCAATGACAAAGAAAAGAAAGAAATTTTATCAAAAATGAAGCAACCTAAAGAATATAAGCCTATGAGTAATCCGGAATGGCTCATAAAAGCTGACAAAGAGGATGCTCAGATCCGCAAATACTTAGCAGAGCAGGGGAGTAAGCCACCCGAAAAGAAGCCGACCCCAAAGTACGTCCCCAAGTGCCCTACCTGCGGATCACCTGATATCGAAAAGATTTCCGGTACATCCAAAGCAGTGTCGTTCGCTCTGTTCGGCATTTTTTCAAATAAGGTCAAGCATCAGTTTAAGTGCAAGAATTGTGGATACGAATGGTGATAAAGATGAAATTAGATACCCTTACAGTTGACCTTATTAAAGAATTGGAATATATCATTGGGAAAAATGTTTATAATAAAGCTACTAAAAATCATGAAACCGACGAAAATGGCGACATGATCCGCTATCCGTGTCGTATGAAAGATCCAAAAGACGATGTGATTTACAAATACAAAGGCAAGCTCTACGATGCAACTCCGGAATCAATAACTTGGGCTTTTTATAAATTTGGCGCAAATAATCTCAATATCGGGGACGCCCTGATTGAACTCCTTGAATATTTAGAAGATAGATACGACCTCGACTTCAATCAGTTAGAGAATTTTCGTCTTATAGACAGTGGTTATGATCCAAGCAGTCCACTAAAAGAAGATCCAGTTGATTGCGATGCATACGACGACGAGTAAGTGCTCCACGGAAACAATGGCACTGTAAGAATTGTAATAGTAACTTTTGATATCAAGGAGAAATCATGGAAGCATATAATCCAGTCTATGCGATATTATATGCCTACTTTTCAGAAGATGAGGATGTAGACGATCCTGAAATTTATAAGATAATTCTGTCGGATTACGAATTTAGTGTTTTGCCAGAGCTTGGATGCTATGAATATCCCGTATTTGTTTTGCGTGGCGATGAAAAGATGAAGAATTTGTTTGATGCGGCTATGAAAGCAGCTGCGACAGGAGCAGATTCCTTTCAGATCGAGAAAGACGGACGAACTTTAAAATACACTATCCTTGAAACAAAACAAGTAGATCAAGCATTGGCAGCACAGTATCAGACACCTCAAGATATCGACTGGACTGATGACGAGCTCCACACAGTTATATTTTATTTTAAATCAAATAAATGTTTCAGACAGAAGCACCATTGCACGGCGTATAGAGCTAGAATTAAACCTAAACCGGAATACGAGGCTTTCACTGATCCAACCACTGTTGATGTTATTCACTGCGATAAATGCGATAAATATTTTGTAACAAAAGAAATTTTTGCCGCAAAAGGTGGCAGCTATCAATATTATTTATCAACTGAGTTTGACCCATCTATGTCTAAGCGTGGTAGAGAACTTGCACTGTGGGCGAGTTATTATGAAGACCAAAACGAAATCTTTGACGACTTTGCCCAACAAACAAGTATAAATAAAGATGGATACACAACAACAAAATCAGCAACACAAAGACAGCGAATCCTCCGAAATTTTATTGACACAGGGAAACATACCGAAACGGAAATAATTCAATATTTCTACGAACAATATCTCGATACGGGTTGGCACGGCGACGATGCGACTAAAAAAGTTCGAGATGATTTGAAATACGTATTGGATTATTGCACACAGAAGAAAACAATCGACGCAAAACTAGAACGTCCATAGTCGCGCCGTGTCTGTGTCTCTTATTGGTGCGGCAAGCGGGGAACTCGGCAAACAATTCAAGTGCAAGAATTGTGAGTATGAATAATAAGCCACACCTAACTAAAATGGCATAAATAAAATGCCCGGCCTCCCAGTAATAGGGAAGTCGGGCTTGTTTTATGATGGCTACACAGCAGTTATTTCAGAAGTTCAGCGATTTCTTCAACAGTCATGCCATTGGCCAAAGCATTTGCAACGAGTTCTTCGGCCTTCTTCTTGTTAGCTTCGACAGCGGCTTTCTTGTCAGCCTCATCCTTCTTTTCAGCAAGATGAGCTAACTCTTTATCCAGCTTTTTGATCTCAGCTTTCTTGGATTTCAAATCAGCCTTCAAAGAATCGATATTAGCTGCAATAGAAGTAATCTCTGCATTTAACGCATCTTTTGCGGACTGCTTTTCATCGATCAGTGCGGCATAATCGACGGGAGCTGCTGCAATCATGGCAACCTTGTTTTTGCTTCCTTTAGGTCTCGGCATGATAAATACCTCCGTAAAATGAATTTGTACGATTATATTTTCATTATAGCCTCCACTGCATTAGCTGTCAATATGAATCATGTCGAATTATAATTTTTAATATTTTCTCTTATTTATATCGCGCTAGAGAAAAGTGCGTCTCCTCAATTCCACCTACTTCTTTAAGTCGTCTTTACGTCTGAGATGGACTTCTGAACTTTCGCTCAGAACTGACTATCCTTCCGGCAGTTGCTTGCCGACCCTTTGTAGTCGATGTACCGTTTCACTTTTAAGTGGTAGGCTGCTGATCGCCCATTATAAATACCGTTTAGCACTTGTGGTTCCAAGTTTTTATCTCAGCGTGCGGCATCCATATCTTTGTTTCTGCTTTTCAGCTCCTATATTATTATATAGGCGATATGGCTCTTAGGGTTTACCAGCATTCTAGGGGTTGTTTTTTATGGTGTCGCATCCTATGCTCTTAAGCGCAACGAGCATAAGCGGGCATATTAACTTTACCAGCACCATTTTCAAGTTTGCCGTTCATTTGCATAACAGACAATATACCAGAAACGGCAGCAGCAATCGGCGGAAGTGCGCCAGACAGCTTGGTGATATTATCTGTAATTTTAATAATCGTGGTTAAGAAAGAAACAGTGTATTTGACAATCCCAGAATCAAGAACATGGGTAGACAGTGACTGGAATGACGTATCAAGTTGAGCAAGACGACCTTGAATACTGTCAAGATATTTGGCGTTCTCAGCTAAAGCACTACCAGTAGCATTGGCGGCTTGCTTCATAGCATCTTCTGCAACACTAAAGTTGTTGAGCAGGGCAGAAGTAGCTTGGCCACCACGCTTGCCAGAAATCAGCTCAGTGACATTGGCTTGTGTAACATCAGAAAGACTTCCCCAAACCTTGGACAATTCCTCCATAATCTGGTAAGTGGATTTGAAGTTTTTGCCGGCGGCATCACTCATGATATCAACACCAGTAAGCTGCTTCAGTTCATTACGAAGTTCGGATACAGAACTGGCCATACCATCGATTTCAATACCAGCATTTTCTGCGTCAGTCTTAGCAGCACGAAGATACATGCTTAATGTTTTTAGATATGTGCCACTAACATCGTTGTCCTGAAGCACTCCGTTGACTGCGGCAGCCATAGCCATAGTTTCCTGATATGTATTACCAGCAGCATTCATAGCGGCAGCTGATTTCTGCATGATGACACCAAGATCATTTGCAGTAACAGGTTCTGTGTTAGCGATTTGATTTAAAACGTCAAGGAATTCACTCGCTTGATCTGCAGCAAGACCAAAGCCTTGCATACCAGAAATCAAATAAGAAGAAGCATCGCTTGCAGATTCGATTCCATCGCCGACATTCTTCAAAAGACTGCTAACACGGGCAAGTTCTTCTGCGTCCTGCTCATCATAACCCAAACGAGCCCAGTCAGCCGTGCTATTAATAAAATCGCTAATGCTAATACCAAGTTTTTGCGCCTGATCGGCAGCGCGATCTATAAACTCTTCATAACCCGAAGCAGTAAGATTGGTAACCTTACGAAGTTCGGTCATTGCTGTATCGATTTCAACAACGTTTTGATACACGATCCGTAGGGCGTCTTGCATCTTGTGTAGCGCTGCCATGGTGATCATTGTACTCAAGTGCGTTCCGAAAAGTTTTTCAAATTTGTCAATCAAACTTTCAGTTTCAAGTCCAAGTTCTTTAGATTCGTTACGTAGTTCGGCGTATTGTTTTTTTAACTCACCAACTTTTTGAGGAGCATCACTTTGATTCAAAGCTTCAAAAAGTTTATAAAACTTTTTCCCAATATCTGTACCTTGAACTTTTTTGTTTGTTTCAAGATAATCATGAATCTGAGATTTCAGATTGGCTACTTCTGTAGCAGCTTTATTATAAGAACGACTCTGTGAAACTTCAGCATTAAAACTATTTGCACTCTTTGTAGCTTCATCATATTCATTGTCAAGCTCTCGTATAGCTGCGGTTACAGATTTTATATTCTCAGGAGATACATTATTTAAGTTTGATTTAGCCTAATTCTTTGCAACTTGGACAGGATCATCCGAAGATTCGATTCCTGCTCGAAGAGCTTCAAGCTTCTTTTGCTTTTCATCCAGCTGAGAATACCAATCTTTATCTGCACCGTTATTATTCCTGACTTTCCCCATCAAGCTGGTGTTCTGGTCTAATGCTTTGTTAACAGCTTTAATTCCAGAAATTTTAGTATCAGCACGATTAGCTGCTTGTTTTTCGGACTCATTTACAGCGTCAACTTTTTTCTTGATTTCTTGCCAAAGAGTATCAATTTCTTTTAATGTTTCCGCATAAGTATCGCTCTGCGCAGGAAGCGTATTAAGTTTTGCAATCAGTTCATCGATGTTTTTAAAATCAACACCTTGTAGGCTACCATCTTCCTGTATCTGCCGTGCAACTTCAACACCCTGCGCGATTTGAGTGCCTTTTTTTTCAAGGTTTTTATAGCCCTTACGCCAAATACTATATTGCGCTTGAACTTTATATTGATCTTGTTTGATATCAAATAAATCTTTAGCGTAATTTTCATAACTATTAGGATCTTTACGACTTAAATCAGCGGCTCGATTTTGGATTTCTGCAAGAGCGGTTTTCAAAGAGTCATTTGAGCTTTGAGAGACCTCTTGCTGCAACAAAGCAAATCGCTTTTGAATAGTTTCAACAGAAGAAATTAAAGTCTTTTGAGCTTTCTGATCACGCTCGATTAAAAGTTCTGCTTCGCGCCATTTTTGATTTGCATTTTCTACGGCAGCAGCATATTCGTCAGTACCAGCTGTCAAAGTTTGAATCTTAGAAATAGCTTTATCAGCATCAAGAATGGCTTTTTGAGTATCAGAAAGAGAATCGATATCAAGATTTTCTTTATTTAGATTATAAGATCTCTTGGCATCTCCAATAGACTTAGAAATTTTAGAGATTTGTTTGGATGCTTCGTCATTCTTTCCAGATTCAAGACCGGCTTTTATAATCTCTATTTTATCTTCTGAAATCTGAACCTTTTTGCGTAGTTTTTCAAGGAAAGTATCAAGTTCTTCCGGAGATAATATTTCAACAAGTTCCTCATAATCGTCACTGAGCTTTTCGGCCTTTTCTTCAAGCTGTTTTTCATAAACCTTTAAAACATCAGGATCAGTAATTGATAAAGATGTATTATTTTGTTTAGCGTATTCGTCATATGCGCTCAAGAATTCTTGTTGTTTTTCTTTCTTTGGAACAGAAGTTGCTCGATATTGTAAACGTTGATTCCGTTTCTTAGATGTGAGGTCAATCCAATCTCGATCTTGTGATAAAAATTCGTATCCGACAGAGTGCTCGTAATCACGATTCTTTTTCTTTAAAGCTTTTAAATCGACTTCTGTTTGTTTTACATAATCAGAATCAGAACCATATTTATCTCTACCTTCTCGAAGATCTTTTTCTAAAGAGATTTCAAGACGAAGATCTTTAATATACTGGTCATGTTCTTCCTTAAGCTTCTTTTGCTCGGCCGCTTCACCAGCAAGATTGAATTTATTATCAGCGCTTGATTTTGCAAAGAAATATTCCATTGCTTGATCGCCAATGCTTGAAACTTTTAATGGATTGTACCCTGTTTCACTAGCATTTTGAAGCATTAAATCTAGCTCTTTCTTTACTTTATCAATCATTGCTTCAGTATGCATTAAATCTAATGCTTTTTCTGGTTTTGTAAACGTACCACGCTGTCTTTCGAGAGCAGTTAATTCTTTATATTTTTTTTCAATTCGATTTAAATTGTCAAGTTCTGCTTGATCATATTTTCTTTGAAGAGAGGCTGTTTCGCTATTGAAGGCTTTGTTTTCAGCCGCCGCTTTTCGTTGGGCTGCATCTGCAATTCTTTGTTGAGTTTGCTCCTCTTGTAACAGAAGTCTATTTGCTTCTTGCTGCGCTTTAACATCATCAGAATTATTGCTTTCAGTTGGTTTTGAATTTTTCTTTTTACCAATATTGGATTTTGAACTCCCTTTGATCGCATCTAAAATCTCAGCATTCTTCAGAATTAAATTGCCATTAATATCAAACTTCTTTTTAGAAATTTCAATATCGCCAACCTTGATATCACTGTCTTTGATTTTAACAGCACCATTGAGCTTGACGGGATTAGGTCGCTCAATATCTTTGTCCTCAAGTTTAACATGACCAGCTAATTCGACAACATCAGGTTTTTCAACATCCTGTCCCTTTTTCTTTTTACCTTTTGCTGTAGATTGCATAGTCGTCTTTGCAATCGTGCCCTGAAGCTCAACAGGTTCAGACGGGGGAGTGATGTCGGAAACCTTTAGCTCAACATGTCCCTTGATATCAACAGGTTCTTCGGGTGGTACAATGTCGTTAGCGGTAAGAATAACTTTACCATCAATAGTTGTCGGTTCACCAGTAATCGCAACATTGGAAGTATTGATTAGAATAGAACCAGCTTTGCCAATATAAGCGTTTGTCTGCTCAGAAATCCGATCGAAGTCAATAATCTGGTTCTCTAAAGAATGACTGAGATTATCGACTTCCTGCGCTACATACTGAAATGCAGGACCAAGAGCAGAAATATTAGAAACGTATCTATCCGTCTTACTAGCAATACCGTTCAAGCTCTTATTAGCCGAAGCGAGAGCATCTGCGCTTACCTTTAAATCATCTGTATTACCAATCTGTGCGGCGCTTGAATCAATAACTGCAACACTAGGAATCTTGACAGGATTTTTTACATCTACTGTGATATCAGCATCTGTGATTGTTACTTTACCCTTAATGGGAATAACGGTTTCTTCAGTTTTTTTGTTATTCTTTAATCCCTCATTAAAATCTGGAATGCCACCTCCGGCAAATTTGGGGGGCTCTTTTTTGGAAGGCTGCGCCACGGGTTGGACTAATTCTTTTGGGACAGATTGTTCGGCCGCTACTCTTGTATCTTTTAGACTCGCTGCAAGTTTAGTGATTTTTTCAGTATCAAATTTATTTAGAACCTTAGTGTATTCTTCAAGTTCATGACTAAGACCTTCGCGAGTTGAGACAGTATTAGAGAGGATATTTTTTTCAAGATTGATGGCTTCTTGTCGTTTTGCATTGATGTCTTCTTGCTTTTGAGCAATATTGCCAAGAACTCTGTCAATTGCATTGCCGTAAGCTTCGATCGTAGAAGCATCAAGATAACCAGATTGATCCTGATTAATAGCTGATGCAAGTTCTTTTGAAGCGGAAACCAATTCTGCTTTTACAGCCTTTTGATTCTCGATAACTTCATTTGATCTTTCCGAGATAGAGTCTAAATTTTGTCCAGCTTTTTCAGATAGCACTGAAAGAGCATCTAATCCACGTTTTGATCCGTTTGTTATTTTATCGAAAAACTTATCGTATAAATCTCCTGAACTTGTGATTTCTCCAGAATATTTTATTACTTTTTCTAAAAAGGTAAGTAGAGGTCTAAAACTATCTGTGTTTTCACCAATCTGCCAAAATCCATTATCTAAAATCCCACTAATATCTTTAGAACTAATATTTGTTTTAAGAACCTTTATAATATCAATTATCTCGGCTGCATTCTTTTTGAAATTTGAAAATTCTGCAGTAAATTCCGGGGTTAATTTATCATTGTCGTCAAAAAAATCTTCAAGTCCTTTTGCTTGTTCTAACAAATCAAAAATAGAATGTTTTATATCTTGAAGAGATGTGATTGTTTTATTGGAAGAACCATCAAACAGATCAGAAATATTAAATGGCTTTAAATCTTTCTTTGTTTGCTCTAATCCGGCAGATAATTCTTCTCGAACAACTTTTAATTCTTTTTGTGCTGCTTTAGAAATACCCCTTGCAGGTAATAAATTATCTACGGCCACACTAATATTTGCAGAATTAACAGTCAGATTCTTCAAATAATAACTTAGTTGCTGATTAACTTCTTTCAGTTGTGTCTTTAGCTGCTCACTTAACTCATTTGAAAAATTATTGACATCGACACCAACTGTAACTTTTGGCATATCGCTAATGCCGTTAATCTGTCGCTGAATATCTGTTTTGATTTTTTCAATATCAACAACCGGCGTTACAGTTGCAGTCGCTTTAACATTCTTAAGCTTTTCTTCAATTTTACCCTTAATGCCATCAACATTAGGATCAATTTCAATCTTTGGCTTTTCACCACTTTGTTTTACCTGACGCTCAATACTTGTCTTTAAGCTTGACGGGTTAATTTGTGGATCTACCTTGACTTTAATGCTTAACTCTGGTTCACGCGCCATATCACATTCCTCCTTTTGGAGCCGAATCTAAAAAAAGCAGGCTTTCAATAAGTCTGCTCTTCTCTTTAATTATTCTTTATCGTGCTCAATTTGATTTTTTAGCATCTTAACAATTGCAGAATTATGTGCATTAATATCTGCTTGCGTTTTAGATACAAACGGACGTGGATTCTCCCATTTATAATGTCGATTGTTCCAAGGATTATGTGCACCCTCTTCGATTAATCTAGCTAATCCATCAGGAGCATTATATTCTTTGTGCTCAAGTTTGGGCGGATCGACTGGCGCTCGTTCAAACACGGTTAACGTTCTGTCAGCTGTTCGATATGTACTGCTTATACCAGAATCTTTTGAATCGTTTAACAAACCACCATCGGCTTCACGTCTATCATATTCGACAGGGGAGTAAGTCGAATATACGTCCTTTTCAACATGCTGTTTGAGTTTATCTTCTACATAAGAAGCAACACTATTTTTCATAGCTTTATTCGCTCGCCGCATGATCTCAGTCTGAAGAGCGTTAACCGTAGTGGCTGTAAACTTTGTCATAGCTTTACTCCTTACCTTCAACAGACAACACTGTGACGGGAGCTCCATCAAGTAGCCCCTCTGGAGTTTTAATACTATAACCGTCATCGACCACGGGTTTCTTCATGTTCTCTTCAGAAATAGTTTTAATCATTTCCTTCATGTTAAACTGCTCACCAATGCCATTTAGCACCTCGGTTGCCATCTGCATCAGATCCTCAAACGGCTTATTTTTTGCAATCGCCTCGAACAATGCCATATACTGCTGACGCTCAATCTCAATTTTCTCACGACAAGCTTTATTCAGTGTGCCCAGAATATACTTGCGCGGAGTTTCATTCATCAGATTAGTTGTGTCATCGGAAAAAGCAAGATCGCTCAATTGTTCGCCATCTAAATCATTAACATTGGTATCAGTGAAATACGCAACAGTAGCGATACGGAAAGCGTAGTCATATAGTGCTGGATCATAATGACCATTACGCTTAGACAGATCCACTACACTGTCTACAAAGTCAATTCGCTCCTTGAGAGTTAGATTATATTTTTCACTCATAATTTTTTAGTCCTCCTGTGTAATTTTATCTTGTTCAAGTCTCATCAGTGCAGCAGTTGCAATACACATCGCGTCCGCTTCATCAGAAGAAACATTCTCACCATAATATTCGGCCACATAATCAATAGCCTGTTGTTTTAATTCTGGGCGTTTTACTTGTCGTCCCTGTCTAAAATCAAGCGTTTTACGCCATTCAGCCGGCTTTATGATCTCATAAGGAATATTGAATAATTCACACGCTCCAATAATTGCACCTTGCAATTGTGCGAGTTGAATTACTGTCTTGGCTGATGCTTGTAGCGCCACGTCTTCGATTACGACAAGATCTGGGTTATTGGTTTTAATACGGCTTTGTATCATTTGACGCATAATAATACGTCGTTCGACTGGATCTTTAATTTTGCTTAGATCAATCAATGAATGGTATACAGTGCCGTCATCTAATGTACAAACACCGGTCTTTGTCAGTGCTTGGTCAAAAGCTAAGATTTTTATAATAACACTTCCTTTTTATTTTAGGTTTCGTGAGTTTCCTCGTATCAACGCACGAATTCTGTGTATAATTGCATTACTCGTGCGCTCATAAAAGGGGTAGAGCCCCGAAAGACTCTACCTCATAAAATAAAAAACTGCGTGACCATATTTCAGGCCACGCTCTGTTTGTTTTGAAATATTATTCGTTGCCAGGGAAGACCATATCAAAAATCTGGCCATCTGCGTCAGCCATAACGTCAAAGGTCATGGTCAGAGAGACGGGATCGCCGGTATTCTGCCAAGACAGCTCGAAAGCGGCCTGGGGAGCAGCCTTGTACCAGATCGGATGTGCTTCGACAATCTCGTCATTCTCGGTCTTGTAAGGCACAGAGCCCTCAACGCGATAAGCTTTGGGGAAGTGCTTAGAGTCGAGTCGAATCACCTGGGGCTTAGCAACCTTCTTGTAGTAATAGACAATGTAGTCGCTACCGTTTTCGACAGTTACAGTAACTTCCTTGCCAGACACAGTAGCAGTCAGCTCGGTGCCCAGATCATCATCAGCCTTAAAGACCTGAACGTAGGTGCCGGCCGCCTCGTCAGAAATAGTCAGCTTAGTAGCATCAGCAGCAGTAACCTTTTCGCGCTTCAGGAAGTTTGCCTCAGTGCCCAGCTCATTACCAGACAGCATCTGGAAGACCTTGACAGGATACACCTGAGCCTCAATAGTCAAAGTACCAGTACGAGAGCCGTCGAACTGCACACGGTTAGGAGCGCCCTGACCGCCGGTAGCAAACACACGATCACCTTCAAAAGAAGTAGAGGTGACGTTAGCCCAGTCCACATTCAGGAACATCTTTTTAGTGGAATAGTCCATCAGCATCAGATCGGCAACTTCACGGTTGGCGAAATTTGCATTCTTATTAGCCATAGTTATTTTCCTCCTGTGTTTTATCAATTCGTTCTATCCATTGTGACGGATCATATTTACCGCCCCAAACGGAATAGTTCATTTCTGCGATATTTAATTGTTTCGCCTTCATCAGTTGGGAAAACGTATCACGTATTTGCCCAATGGTGAGTTCACAAATATTCGAGTAGTTTAAACTTTGATGAAATGTACATAAAAGTGAAATCATATTGGGCAATTCTAAATTGGGGTCGCCTTTTTTTGATTTCGCAAATTCTTTCTTTTTCTTCTGAAACCGCTCCCAAAACAGACGATCTTTTTCACTTTTAAATTTTGGATTTTCTTCAGGCATGTCGTCATCTGAAATATCAAGCATTTGTAAAATAACTTGAATGACAATTTTGTAGTTCGACTTATCAATAAGACCACCAACAGACATTTTGCCTTCGTCGTCAGTTTCCTTATTGATTAAAATAGCCTGATGCTTTTCATCCCACTCAAGATCTCCAGAAACAAAAAGAGCCAGACCCGAAATCAACTCGGATCTGGTTTCATCATTTGATGTCAGAATATCGTACATCGTAATATTGTTCTTTTGTTCATTTGTTAATTGATTCTATGGATTTTCTATTTTTGCTTCAGTAGAAGCGTCCATAAAATATTTCTCTGGGGTATATAAAAATAATGTTAATATTCTTTGATATTGGTTATATCCCATTTTTAATACGTTATCTAAAACGGGGGAATGAATACGCCCAACGTTTCGTAAAGCAACGCCATAGGGACTAATATGGTCCATATAAGTTAGTCGAATCATCGTTTTGTCCTCCGAAAAGTTCCAACACGATAAATAAGCATACGACCATAATAGGGTTTTGCGGGTTTATAAATACTACTACCTATCCATTCAAGTGGACCAATTCCAAACTCTGCGTTACCATTTAGGATCTTATCAATATCACTGGCGAGAATATCAACGCGAGTGCCGGCTTGTCCTTCACGGTGATATGTCTGCATGAGGTTTTTACTACAATATATAAATACGTAAATAATCATATCTGTAATCGTATCGCCATCAGTCTCCTGCGGTACAACCTCAATACACAAAAAGGTTTTAGAATTTTCTTGCGTGTCGGGCACATACTCATACTTAAACACACAACCGCCATTCCCTGATCCATCCTTGCCAAGCAGGACAGTTTCAGGGTCATCAACGTTATCAATGTCACCAAGTAGCACATCAAGAACATTGTCATCGTTGATCAACTTGGAAACGACTTTATTTTTGAAAGAACCGACTTCTTCAAGATTCACGTCAGATCACCTCCAATTCTATATTGGCGGTCAATTTGCCAGACTGAACTCTTAAAATAATATCCGTTCCAATCAATTTTGGATTATCAGCGCAAACTACTTTACATTTTGCGTTAGATACAGAATCAGCCGCATTTTTAAAATGTATCTCATCAGGAACATGGTCGCCTGTTAAAGTCCAAACGGCTTCTTTGCAGACTTCATCATCGATTTTTGCCGTAAACAATTTTCCGAAGCCGCCAGTTTGAATAGTAGGTGCTCCAGTAAAATCGATCGATAGTTTATATTCAGACGTATCATCTTCCACGGGTGGATATACAATTTCAGGCGGATTTTCTTCTGTGTCGTCAATGGGAACATAGTCGCATATCATTTTTTCTGTATTATCGGTATCAGGGTTGTACAAATCCTGCTCGACATTGAAAGAAAGGAACCCGACTTGCTCTCCATTGTAATCAATTCGACTTGTCATCTGGTCAATTGAAGTTATACGATATGTCTTAGGTACACCATTAACGATCTCCAACATCAGACGCTTGCCAATATTTAAATTTGCCGAATATTCATCAAAAGGCATTTGAATACGGAATTCGCGTGTAGAATAACTAAGTGTTTTGTTCTCTTCCAGATTGGAATAATACGGCTTTTCAACTGTAGCCCACAGAGACCGAATCTCGTGTGTATTGTCGTCTTGCCAAGTAATCTGCTTTTGACAGATCTGAATGCGACCACGCACGGTAATCTCATCTTCTGCGTCGCGCTCGGTAATTAACCAGTGGCTCTTGCTCCAATAGACAATACTACCAATGACGAAATCTTCGCCTGGAAGGGTATGTATAATTTTCTGATTCATGACAGTAGAAGAGATAATATTTAATTTACGCGGTGCGTCATCAATTGTGACATCTTTATATGAGGGGCTTACAGGTGCCAGCTTGTTTTGGTCGTGTATTGATTTATTAATGATTCTGTCACGCTGAGTTGGCCCATTGAGATTGAGCATTTTTCTGTATTGTGAACGTGTCATAGTCCACCGCCTTACTCAGTCAAGGCAGAGACGCTGTTAGCCTTAAATGAATATAGATTCATCTCAGCCTTCAGCTTTTTCTGTGACTGCTCCAACAGACCTTTCATCTGTTCAAGTAGTTTGGCAGGGGAGAACATAGAAAAATCCTTTGTACTCATAGCGTTTTTCAGTGCATCGGAATTATAGACATAAGGCTCTAACCAATGAACAATCATGCTTAGCGCAAGAATGCTCTGCTCTTTACGGGTCAGCGTAATATTGAATTCTTCGAGTTCCTCATCATAATCGGTCAGATCTTGAGTGCAGATATCTACGAAGTCATCAATCGCCGCTTGCAGCAGGTCTTTTTCAACAGCCGCAAACATTTCGTCTGTGTAGCCTTCCTTGTCATAATCTTTAATTCGCCCACGACAGCGGGCATAGATACTTTCAAAAGTGGTTGCCATAGCCCGCCTCCTTTACTTAGATAGTATCTTCCAGCTCAACATCCAGAGAGTCTTCCAGCGCCTTAATAGCACTGCGACTGTCCAGCTCGCCAGAATCGATCTTCTTCTTGGCCTCAGATGCGATGGCATCCTTAGTGCCTCCCGGCAAAGTAGGCACGATCTCCTTGATTTCATCAGCAGACATATTAAATACATCCTCGAAGTCATCAGTAGACAGGCTATTCTGGTAGTAGCGACCGACACCCAGCTTCTTGATAACTGCGGGATCATCAATCAGAATCCAATTCTCCTCAAAGAAACGGCGCTGATTGCCACGCATAGAAACGAGCTCGCGATACTCCATCTCCTGAATTTCACCCAGACCGCTCCACTCGACTACATAGCCGGGGTTTAGTGAAGATTTGTAGATCAGGCTACCAGAGACGCCACTTCGACACCCGACCATAGTTTCATTTGTAATCTCTGCAGCAGAAACAACTGGCTGCTCAACAGAAGTCTTTGCAGTAGTTGCCTTGGGAGCCGCAGGTTTTGTAGTTGCACGTCTTGCCATTATTTCCTCCTATATAATAAGAAGCGGCGGGGAAGACCCTACCGCCCATATAACATTTTAATTTGATGATCAGGACAGCTTGTACACACCAAAGTCACGATCAAAGACAACGGCAATGCCAGTGCGCTTCATCATCAGGAATTCCTGAGTCATATCAGCGTTATCCATGGGGTTACCCATCAGCATAGTGACATCACCTTCGGTAACGCGCTTAATGGGCTTGGTATCGCCAGCAAACACGTAGATAGTGTTGTCGTCCAGGATAAAGTCATCAGTACCATAAGCGTGACGCTGTGCAACAGCCACCAGGGGAGTGCCAGCCAGAGCTCCAATATAACCCATAGCATAAGCCTGCTCCTTGGCGGAGTCAGACATATTAGCTGTCTTGATCTTACGCAGAGCCTTCTTGGTACCGATAATAGTTGCCTTCTCGCCGGTAGAAGCCTCAACATGCTCGATCAGATCCAGCAGCTTCTCCTCATCATAAGTACCAGTCACAGTATACGGAGCCTGCAGCTTAGAGAACATACCAACAAAAGCAGCATAAGCAGCATCCAGTTCCTGCTTGGTGAAAGACTTGCCAACAATATCAACGAACTTGTTGAAGTCGATACGGCCAGCCAGAACACGATTCAGTTCCTCATAGATCTTAACTGCACGCAGCTGGGTATTGACAGTAACGTCAGTACCAGCCTCGATGCGCTGACGACGAACGCCCTGAGTACCCTCAGCGATATCTGCAATAGCAAACAGGCACTCCTTCTCGATATGGAACTTGTTAGTGTCGCCCAGAGACGTATTGCGGTCCTCGACCATATTCATGAAGAACTCGTCACCCTTCAGACCTTCCTCATGGATGACATTCACCAGTTCCTCAACGATAGCAAATACACCATTGCACTTACCATCACGAATTGCCTTCAGATCCAGCTTGGTAGAACCGCCATTTGCCTCGACCAGTGCATTGCGCAGAGCCTCCTGAGTATCTCCAACAGAGTAGTCACCAGCAACGTGGCCCTTGTAGCCATCGACAGCCAGCTTGATCAGATTAGAATCAATAGCCATAATTAAACCTCCTAAAACAAAAATAAGGCCGCCCGATAAACGGACGGCTTCATGTAGATTTCGTAATAAACTTTGGATTACTTCAGGCCAATGTAGAAGTAGGTGTACTTACCTTCACCAAAACCAACAGTCTCCTTCTCCAGGATAGTTCCAAAAGTAGCATCACCCTTAGTGTCCTCGACCTTAATCTTGGTAGAACCAGCAGTAAAGCCAACAGTCTTACCAACCTCGGGAGTACCGTCAAAAGCCTCGGCAGTCACAGAGAAACCACCCTTGGAGTCCAGAGAATAAGCGCGAATAGTCTTGCCGGCCTCGTTGACCCACTCGGTCAGATAGTGAGCGACACTCTGATCGTAGAACAGTTCCTCTTCTGCAATCACATACAGATCCTCAGCCACAGCGCCAGCAGCGGGAGCGGTAGCCTTGTAAGCCTCGCGACCCAGCTTCTCACCCAGAACAACGATGTTGCCGTTGTCAATTGCTGCGGGAGCATCGCTAGAATAGAAAATTACACTTGCCAGCTGCTCACCATTCTTGGTGCCACCCAGATTATCAGTGCGCACAACAGCATGCTTAGTATTTGCCATAATTATGTACCTCCTAAAATTTTGAATTATTTACTTGCCGAGATAGTGTTCCATTAGGCCACCATACGCGGCGTCTGAACCGTTCTGGGTGCCACCCACGCCAAAGCGGACAGTTCCTTTGTTGTTAGTTGTGGGAACATAAGAGAACTCAGCAGACTGACGGCCAACCAGTGCATAGCACTTAGTCTCCAGCTCGGCATAAGTAATTTCCGTGTTCTCCTTTAGTGCGGTATATTCCGCATTTGCGCCAAGCTTTTCATCCATAATAGAGAACAGCTCATCACGCTTAGCCTTTTCTGCTGCGGCGGCTGCCTCAGCTTCGGCCTTCTGATATGATTCCAGCTTGGGTTTGATTTCGCTAACTTCATTGACTGCTTTAGTAAAGCTATCAGACAGTTCAACAAGTTTGTCAGTCAGAGTAGTAAAGGCGGCAATAGTGCCAGGCATCACTTCGCCCTCATCCCAATCCTCATATGTAACCTTCATGCGCTTGATATTCTCATAATCCAGAACAACATTGTCGCCATTCATAGAGTAGGGAATGCCCATCAGCTGCCATGTCTTGGAGCAACGAACCACCACTGTCTCAGGCATCAGATCTTCAAAATAGAAATCTGGAATCATATACTCAGAATCCCAATTAGAAGGATGAGTGTGCTCGGCAAGTTTAGTACCGATCTCGTCCATCAGCTGAACTGTAGTTAGAGTAAATTCCTTGTTTCCAGTAACGGTGGGCTCATCTTCAGATGCCGGTGCTGTATTTTCAGTCGGAGCAGATTCACCCTCGCCCTCATTTTTTACAGCATTTTCAGCCGCAGGAGTCTCACTTTCACCATCTGCCGAAGTAGTATTTTCGGCAGTCTGGACGTTGGTCTCCTGTACTGTATTTTCTGCCGGAGGAGTCGCGGTTTCAGGATTTTCGACCACGGTCGTATTCTTCTCGTTTTCATTCATTGGTGTTTTATCTCCTTTCTCCTCATCGGATGGATTTTCATTTTGTGCAGCATAATTCTGCGTGAGAGCCTGATACTCGTAGAGTCGCTCTCGAATTTGAGATGTGATATCGTCAACGGAAAAATTGGCCGTCACACAGCTCCCAGTCATTGCGGGCTGAATCTTCGGGTCAGTGGTCGACAGAATGCAGCAACCATCGAACTTAAAAGATGAAACGGGGGTAATCCCATCGTCGCCTTTTACGCCATAAATCATATCTGTCAGCTCGACGCTGTGGTTTTTTGTCACATCACGAGTGAAGATATCAACTGGGTCGCCAAACTTTGTCCAAATCAACCCGTCAACACGCAAATATTCACGTTCTGTGCCGGTTCCGTCATCTTTAATAACCCAACGTGGATTGCAGGATTCAGGAATCACACCATAAGCCTGCCCTGCATACATGTACTTGATATCGGTATCGGTAATACGCAGCTCATGTTCATGCCCTTTAAAATCTTTATCTTCATCGTCCAATTCGTTCACCACATAGCCAAGAATCGGCATATTAGCGATAGTTGGGATAGCTTTATTAATTGCGTCTTTCGTAAAGCTGGTCTTATTAAGATTTGCTCCTGTGTGCATCACATCAATATAGACATCAATGAAGCGAAAATCAGAAGTTTCATATTCTTTCTTTTTTGAAAAAGAGATTGGATATCGTTGATTCATTCTGTTTTCACCTCCTCGTCCGCAAAATAAAAGCCCTGGCGAATTGCAATCTGCAACTCAGCCAGAGCATTTTCAAATACATTATCATTGATAAATACATAGTTATTCGGTGGATCTTTTCGTAGCAGGAGAGCGCCACGGTCTGTCAAAAACTTCGACATCCCGGCAGCACGAGAACCATGCACGACTATTTCGCATACATATTGTGCCATCTCATTCCTCCTGTCTGTCTGCAGTCACGTTACCAGCGTCAGATAGTCCTTCACCCTTACTTGCGTTGGTCGGCCGACCACCTTGATCACCGGCAACAGCGCCAGATTGAGTATTTGAACTGATAAGCGGCTTTTCTCCATTTGCAAGGCCCAGAATCTCATTTTCCAGATATGTCATATTCTCATAAGAAGAACCAGCATATCCGGTGGTTGCTAATGCCGCACTACGAGTCGGCATACCATAAGTGGCGTCTTTCAAATACCGTTCGTGCATCTCTGCAATATTAAAATGAGTAACGGGCAGGAAATTGATACGAAATTTATAAGAGCTAGATACAGTCTTCAACTTACGATTGACCCACCGTTCCAACTGACGCATAACAGCAAACACAATTTCTTGGTCATTGACAGTACACAAACCAAGAGTAGAAGCTGACGGATCTTCACCGCCACCAAACAAGATCTTATTAACGCCCGCTTTTGTAAAGAAAGACGCTTCAGCATTTGCAACTTCGTTCGTATCGCTATTAACTCCACTCTTTTCAAAATTCCAGTCAGTGAGTTTCATAGGAGTTAAAATTGCACCAATATTTGGCGGCAATACATTACTCATCATGTCATAGAATTCTTTGGCGGTATCATAATCAATCAAGAAATCACCATTATCATCGTTGACTGGAATCTCCATGGCAATAGCCTTATAGTTGTTTGTTTCACTTGCATTCTTACTGATTGCACGGTAATCCTCAATATCAGCCAGAGCACTAAATAAACTCACAAACGGCGGAATCGGAATATAATCATGTTCGTTTACTTTAATACAGATCGACTTTGTACTATCCAACTCTTGCCACTTATACAGCTGAGTATTAGTCTTGTAGGTATTGTACATTGTCTGGAATTCAGGCGGGTAGTTTGGTAACTTGTCAGTGTTTGAGTCAAAATAAGAAAAGTTAAATGCAAAATTGTATACGCCGTCTTCGATGCTGCTGATTTTACAATAATCTGCGTCCAGATTTTGAAATGCCACACTATTGTTGGTTTCCCATTCGTACCCGTAATAAACATCGTCACGGAACGCAATAGTAAACATTTTCGTAGCTTCATGAGCCAAATTCATCATCTCGACTGCTGTCACGCTGGAGTAATATGCCTTTTTGAACTTATTGGCGTTGATAGTCTTAGAACGGTCAAGTCCATAAGGTTCAATAGTATAGGAGAACGTAGACATATTTGCAAAATACTGAATTAGTCGACGATAGTAGTTCGAGATATTGAACAGATACTTGCTCATATTCCGAAGCTGCTTTTCGTAGCTGGCAGGATTGCCAAGATATGTGACGATTTGGTCTTTGGTATATTTTGTATATGTTGGATTTGTCTCTGATGTTGATTCAAGATTACGGATACCAATCTTTGACAGATTGGCATATACACCGCTCAATAAATCAGAATATGTAATATAAGAGGTCTTACCGCTTTTTGGGTTTGTGACGGCGACCTTTTTTTGCATTGTATCTTTAGCCATTACAGACCTCCCTTCTTTAATACCGGCGCACGGAAGCTAAAATCGAGAAGTTTCGGTTTGTTGTGTCGCTTCTCCAGACCACGTTCAACTTGCTGTGCGATATAATAATTGTAGGACAGGGAAGAGTAACGGTCTTTACGACACCCAGATTTCTCCTTGACCTTGATTACATTATTTACTGTTTCGTAACCCAAATTAACGAGCTCATTTATTGCAAGACCTGTATTGATATACGGCATTTGTAGAGCAGCTCGTTCGCTAGGCGACATTTTATCGTATCCCTTATACAACTTGCGTAGCTGATCTTCGCAGCTATATTCGCTTTGCAGAAGATGAATGCGCCCCTGCTGAAAACCGCTACGCAAACCAATGGCTACATCGCTGTTGAACTGAGAACTGCCCATAATAGCCTAGATCACTTTTCGAGCATTCTTATCAGAGCATCGATCTGCGATTTCCGAATTGTTACAGCAGCTGATAGCTGGGTACGTTTCACCGATTTCAGGATCATAAATATCGCGCATGAGTAGGTCAATTAGCGGAATACCAACTGAACGGGCATCGATGCCAAGATAATCACAGTTAAAATATTCAAAATAGCGGCGCAGTTTTAGCGCTTGGTCTTGAATGCTCATACCTTCTATATTCTCGGAGTAAACGAAATTACTCGTATAGCGCCCTGATTTATTTGGCAGCATACAGTTCAAAAAGATACTAGTTGCGTCGTTGTCATTTTTCTTGGAACTCATCAGTGCAATATCAGCGGTAAGAATTCGTACCTCGCCATTTTTCCTCTTTGGTACGTCCATAGCAGCTTGATTAAGTAAAAGATTCGGTGCATAGAACGCCTTTTCAATGACGCGCGTTTTGTTGATGTCATCAAATTGGAATAGCCCACCTTCAGTAGCACCAAGCCACTTACATTCATTCTCCATTGCAAATGTCAAATCAGAAAAACTGGATTCACTCATTTCGTCCTCTACGGCTTCTTTTAACAGTAAACCGCTCTTAATTGACATTTGATACGGGAAAGATACGCAGAAATATTTTTTATTAAAGTCAATCATATTTACGAAGTAGTCCTGACATTTTTCATAGCTCCAATGGTTTTGGAACCAAGCAGAACTTAAGTAGAATTCTTTGTTTCGCTCTGCAAGATGTGCATATTGTGGCTTGTCCAAATATCCAGGATGACGAACAATATTCAGGAACTTCTTCAAGATCAAATCGATAACATCTTTAGAAAGTAACCTATATTCATCACAGATGAGAAGTGTAGCTCGACTACCACGACTGCTGTCTGTGGCAGTGACAACTTTGATATAGCTGCCGTTCCTAAATATAATCTCTGCTTTTTGATTGTTGATATCGACCTTTTTAATTTCAGATCGTAGAAGGGGACTATTGGGGTAGATCTCCTTCATTATCTTCTCATCTAAAATACTGATAGATTGGCTTCTTACTTTACAGGCGATACAAACCTTGGAACCAGGCTATAGAATACATGTAATCACACAGAAAACTGCGGTTAGAAAAGATTTGCCTAGACCGCGAGCGGCAATGAAGCAGAAACCTGTGCATCTCACCATCAAAAACAATAGTAGCTCTTGGAATGGTTTCAATGTCAGGTTTAAATAATCTTTTGCAAACCGCTGAGGATTCGCTCGATAAAAAGACGCTCTTAAAGCTACTGCATTCATTATCTTTTCTGATTTTGTATTCGCTACTTCCTTATCTGTTAATTTCTCTTTACTCATGCGGAACCACCGCCTTCGCCAATACCGAAAATAGTTTCGCGGAGGCTGGTATCTGTGGCATCATCCTCATTTGTCTCTGGTTTATGAGCAGTATATCGTTCAAACTCTTCATCAAATTCGTCTTGATATGGATTCTTTAAGTTGAACATCTTAAGCAAAGTGCCCAGCACCCATACTCTAAAATACTTACCAATATTATCAACGTCTTGCCACTCGGGCGACGGTTCTGGAATCGGCTCTTCCTCTTCCTATTTCTGAATTAGCGTGCCAAAAGTATTCGTCTCAGCCAGTGCGTTATCATTCGTCTGGTTCGGCTTGATCTGAGCTGAACCCATTAAATTCTGAAGGTTATCATTGGCTTCCTTGATTTTCTTTGTATCACCGGTGGCATCTGCCTTCTCACAGTTAAGCTCTCCCTTCGCAATACGCTTGAAGAGAATTTCCTGTGCGGCGGTTTTACACTCGTGTCGTGTAATAAGATTCTGATAGTGATCCTCAAGAAACAAATAATCCTGTTCTTCCAGACCAGCACCCTAGAATCGAATCATCTTCTGAGTGATCTTTGTGTTGCCAGTGTGACCAGAAGCTAAGGCGTCCTTCTTCTCCTGATCCAATGTATCATCGTAAGACTTTCCGGCATGTTGACGCATATTGAGGCGTCCCATATACGTATTTATCTTTGGAGAGCCGGGAGTGGAATGATCTGCAGCTTCAAGAAGCCCGTCACAGTAAAACATATCAAATAGCATAGCGAGTCGCTTGATCGCTTCGTTCTCGTCTCCATATTTCTTTACATAGAAGTTGAACATTTCTTCTTTGCACTCGTTGCACCACGGCAAATATCCATCGTTTCCCATAAACCACTGACTCTGCGTTTTTGAGAAGTTTCCCTTGCGCACATCATAGATCTTTCCGCAGCACATACATTTACCACCACTCCATGAGGCAGGAACCTTAATGCGTGGCGGTTTCTTTTCAACGACAGTTCTGGCCATAGTCCTTCACCACCGTTCCGTCATCTGACATATTGTCAAAGCGATACTTGATATCATCCCACAGTTTTAAAATCTCATTGAGCTTCTTTGTTTTGTGGAACTTTGTATATACAGATCCCGTAGTTGGATGCTCACCAATCTCTTCATAGAAAATTCCCATTGCACGAATAAAGAATGCACAACGGCGGGAATAGCAGTAGAAGTAATCGCCTCCTAAATCTTTATGAAGTTTTTCTTCCATCTTTGAATTCTGGAACCTCCTTTACAATTTAATTTCATGGGTACAGGTATGCGAGTCGAACGCATCTGGATTTCTCCTTGTCTCAGCTTATGAGGCTGGCCAGCACACCGGCGCTGTCACCTGCGACATATAAAGCTCGCCTTTCGGACGAGCCGTTTATTTAACTATTGTTGAATTTATCTGACAATTCTTTTAGGATCTGATATGTCGTTTTCAATTCGCCATTATCGTTTCTAATATCGATCCCTAGTTCTTTAAGACTGGTTTCAATGTCCTTATCAGGATCAGCATAAACAGAATCGTGTTTAGAACCTGCCAAAACAGAACAAATGTCGTCCATAATAATTCTCCTCTACAATATAAAACGCCCTGAGCGGTTAAGCCCAGAGCGTCTAAATCTATTGAATTACAATGTTAAATTACTATCTTTGCTGGCTTCTCCAGCTTGACATCATACAAACACTCCAGACCGCCATCATCAATCACGGCAACGGCCTGCTGCGGAACATCATTTTTACGAAGCCCAACCGCGAAACTATCAGTACCGCATACGCAGCCACTTTCAATAACTTTCGTGCCGTGCACAGTTGTCATTCCATTTGTGTGGCGATGTCCGAGGAAGACCAGATCAATCGGCTGTTTTACCATCATTGTCAAGTGTTCGACGACGTTAGAAGGGGAGTCCTTATCTCCATGCGCATACATCACTAGACTATTACGAGCCTTAAATCCACCAAACGTAGGATCAAGCTTATCTGTTTTTACTTCAATACCAGCCAGATTCTGTAGCCGTGCCTTCATATAGAACGGAATCAGCGCTTCGAGTTCATCTCCTACAACTTGTTCGTCTTTGTTTGGGAAAACCCGTGAATGATTACCGCTGACAGAATACACATCAATATGTTGGCATACTTCGTATAATTCTGCTACAAAGTTGCTCACCAACTCTGCGGCCGTCATAACCTGCTCGATACTATTTTCATTGTTTTGAACACGAGTGTTAATATGAATATGGCCATTGATAAGGTCTCCAAGTAGTAGAACATGGATTTTCTCAGCAGCATGTCGCTCAACAATGTTAAATACTTGAGTGACATAGCTTTCTAGCCTTGCCTTTAAAATTTCCTTATCAAACTTGTTCCATGCGGAGTCAATGCCAGCACCTGTATGTAGGTCAGATAAGCACACAATTAAGTCATGTCCGCTGCCTTCGTACTGTACAATATTCAGGAAATCATTCTTGTCGTAGGGCACAATAGCACTTGCGATAATATCCTTAATAGATTCGGCACGCGCAATATCTCGATAAACTTTGTTTGTTGCAGCCCGTTCATCTCGTATCTTAATCTGTTCAATCTTCAAACGTTGGATATCATTAGCCACGGTGTCTCCGCATTCATGCTCAAGCGCATAGTCATAGCCAGCCTTCCATGCTTTATAGGTCTTACGATAGCGACATTCACCATAGTTAGAACCTGTTGCATCATTCAGAATCTCAGCAGCTTCATCCTATGTCAAATTGTGCTCATGACACGCTTTGCCAATTCGCATCATATATTCATCGAAAGATTCATCCTCCATCTTACGAAAAGCATTCTTTTTAAATTCGTCCATTCAGCACCTCGTTAAATTTCGAAGTTCGAAATGGTTCTTTGAGTACGGTTCAACTCGCGCAGCGCAGCTTCGGCTTCTACATTGCCGGGTAGCTGAGTTAAGACAGATTTGATTTCCTCTGCATACCACTTGTGTGTGGTACGAGTAATATGGACATTGGGAATAACCTTCCGCAGATAAGTAGCTTCGTTTTTAGTAATTTCAACCATAAATATTAGTTCTCCTTTTTAATTTAAAATCAAAGAGTGTAATATACAACACCCTTTCATATATTAAGAAAGTAAAGTTCATTTCGTGCATTTCGTTGTTTTCTGTCTGTATTTCGCCAGACGTGTTCGTTCCTTCTTGGCGGCACATCCTTTGCAGTATCTACTGGCGTTTGGCTTTTCTGAATGATACTGTTCGCCACATACTGTGCAATAACACTCTTTCAGGTCAAACAGCTCACGCACGATAACGCTTAGATTAAGCCGATTATTTTCCAGTGTCACATTGAACGTGTACGCAATCGTGTCATTCTTATCAAGAGTAAATTTTGGGTACTGATATAGGCATCCAATATCGTCAGTACCTGTTCTGTTCAACAAATGATAATCATCTGAAATCTCCTTCATACCTCGCACTGCATTATAGCCGTCATCCTAGTTCTTCCCAGCGCAATACATGATCTCTGTCTGCTCTTCAAAGCAGCCACCAAAACGTTTCATCTTAAACTCGGTGTCCAAGGCAAAGGTGTCACTTCCGTATAGTCGGCAGAAGAATATCACCCCAAACAAAACACGTAATTGTGCGTAGTTGATATGATATTTTCGGCGCGCCTCTGTAATATAGTCCAGATCTTTCTGATAAAGCACAACTTGATGTACGTCAAGTATAGGCGCATTATTTTTACGACCTCTGCTAAACGTCTGAATCAAGTGGCTGCGATCATAACTGACAGACTCAGGATTTTTCATCCGCTCATAATAAAACGTGGCGCATTCAATAGGGGAGAGGGTGGTTCGCTTTAGCAGGTTTCGCAACATCAGATTTGACTCGTGATAGTCCTGCCAATGATCAAGCAACATATTTTCATTACAGTAGAAAGTTGTATATGCCATTTAATCTCCTTGTTCAATTGGTATAATTTTACCATCGACATAACGACAAAGCTGTCCATGTTCGTTATAGTATGGAGACATAAAACCGTTATATAGACAATAATACACGACCTTTGTGTTATCATCATAAATCAATTCTGTATCCGAAATACGATATAAGGTTTTTGTGCTGCAAACTGACTTATCGCCAGTATCATTTTTATGTGGAATGGATGCCCAGATTCCAAAACCTAAGAGTAAACATAACAAAATTACACAAGTGATAACCGTTGTCTTAAAACACTGATAACTCATTCTGTTTTATTCTCCCAGCCCACAGATTCATGAGCGAATTTTTGGATACGTTGAGCTTCGTCCCAGCTAAACATCATCTCACCGCAATTCGCGCATTTCATAGCGGTTACATTTATTGCTTCGACTTCCTGTCCACGACAGTGGAATGTATATGTTAGTCCATTTGTCAATGTCATGATTCCGCCACACTTGGGGCATTCCATCTGCTGCGGAGCTTCCTCCTGTTGTGGTTTCTTCTTTTTGAATAGATTAAACATTAAGAGCCTCCAGTCTGTGTGGTGTTTCTTCTCCACATTTTTTACAAAAAATAAATCGCGTATCGTTTTTTATTTCGTCCCATTTATATTGTGCCATACTATGATACCACCCACATTTCATACAACGAATTCCAACTTCTGTGATATTGTTTCCTTTCATATCAAAAGGTATCAATTCTAATATATTAAACTTCATCATTTACCCTTGACCTTTGGTAGAATCATAAACGAAATATTTACAACATGTTCTCGTCCAATAATCTGATCCAATAATACTTTCTGAATCAACAATTGGACTATTAAGTGCTTTTATTTGCATCCATGTACATTCGTTATATTTAGCACAAACAGCACAGAATTTATTGACCATATTACTTCACCCTCGCTTCATAAGTTTTCGGCTCAGCCAAACTATATCGCTGGCCAAGATATTCATACTCGCCGTTCGGATCGTGAACTGGCAGCTGAACAGGAACTGGCTTGATATTTTCGACCACGCCAGCGCCGGCCATGTGCCACAAGAACTTCTTGAATTTATTGGGATACTTCTCATAGCAAAGCACTACAAGAATATTCGCCAGCTCTCTCACATCAGGGCATACTAGCTTGCACTTGTTACGGTAGACATTGTAGATCGCCTGCCAGTTCGTTTCATATGTCTTAGCCTCTTCTTTGGTGATTTTATCTTTTAATTCACCTTTGTAGAGGTTCCAGTTATGACATTTCTTTTCGAACTCAAGGTATTCTTTGCGGCATTTGTTAAAGTCCAAGAAAATGGCTTCGATCTCGTCAAAAACTGCCTGATCATAGGAGACCTCTGGGTCGTACATAATATGCCAATCAAAGCTGCCTGCAGGTTCTTTGCGCCACCGTACACCGCGTTCCCAGCGCTCTAAGCTCATGCAGAGCAGATTCATGTTGCTATGTGCCTTACTGAGATTATGTAAACGTGCGTAGTAGGGACCTGCATACTTCATAAAATATGGGGTGCTTTTAGGTCCGGTACCGTATTTCTGTATGTGTCTGGGAATCTTATAACCGCACCCCGTCTTAGCTCGATCAATCTCTTTGCCATTTGCAACAGAAAGCAAAGAGACATATTTCAAATATTCTTGTTTTGTTTTTTCAGTCTTAGGGACTTTATTTTGATATACTGTGCTCAAATTTGAAATCTCACCAATTTGGCTTTTAAGACCACGAAGAGTACAAGCAAATTTATTATCAGGGGTGTCTGTCTCGGCAAGCGAGGTTTTCTTATCTTCAAGGTCGAGTGTAATCGGGATATCTGTATGTATTCCGGGAATCATAGAAGGCTCATTAATAACCAAAACAAGGTCGCCATCAAAATCTGAACCATTGAGTCTTGGAGCATTGATATCATAGATTGAAGTAAAACAGCAATTTACAAGTCCATGAAAATATTTCTGTGTTAATTCATTATCTACAGCATCAACAAGTACGTGTTCCGACCTTGAGATGTGAGGGTTTCGTTCGCAAATACGTTTGCCAAGAGCGACACCATGGCGATCAAAAGTATAAATTTCCCCAGCTTTTAATGCACCAATAACAGGAAGGCCACCAGCCTATTCCATCAAAGCAATAAGATCTGGCACCCAAAATTTAAAAGTTGCGTTCATCCAAAGCTTGCCGCACTTAAAGCCATCACGAGTTTTATCAAGCAGGGAATGGATATATTCTTTTACACAAGGCTCGTGGATCATTTCTTGATTGCGAGCTAATGCGGCAACATAATGGTTTAGTGGATTAACATCATTTGCCATAAGACCAAGAAAACAATTTGTGTAAAAGATGTCGTTGCTTGTAACTTTCTCATAAAAATCGACTGACATGTCTGCAAAATGCTTGAAATCATCAAACTCCATGTCTAGGTTTTGCAAAATTTGGTAATTGCATTGGGTCTGAAGCCGTTCTTTCTCGGCGCTGTAGTTCTATTTTGCAATAGCGAAGCAGCTATTAGTTTTACGAAATTCATCCCAATACCGTTCCCAGTCCTTATATGTGCCATCTTTTTTGAAATACTTATAACCCTTATAAAGACTGACAGTAAGAATTATAAGCGGATCACTTCCTGGCGTCACGTCATATTCTTGCCCCCAGATATCTTTGATTTTTGTTACGCCACGTTCGGCATAAAATGTCTCATAATCAATTTCATGCATACAACCCTTAATATATGGAGCACGGATAATACAACTATTGATATGTTCTTCTGTACCAATTTGGCGTTCGATCTGACGCATAATTTCAGGATGACAGATCCCGGCACCGTCAAAGCAGTTGATAGTGATATCGGTCTTTTTTACTGCAACATCCTTCTGCGTCCAATTGCGTTTATTGCCAGCCTTGTCAACGAACTCTGTTGTTTTGTCATATAGATATTCAACCATTTGATCTTTGATTGTGTTCTCATAATCATCAACGATACAAATTTTAGGGATCCATCCTGGCAAACAAAAAGCAGAAGATAAATTTAAGCCGCGATAAGCATAGTATTTACTAAGTACAGTCGGTGCTTCAGAAAAGTCGAGTCCCATACTAATACGCCTATCTAGCTCTGGGACAATATGTTTTTCAACAAAGCTCAACATGCTTTGGCGAACCATACTAGCACTTCGCTCACTGAATAGATACGTTTTTCCATTCATTTTAAACCCACGTTTCACAAGTCGTTCAAGCGCTTTTGCTTTATTGTAACCACCAGTTGCATCGACAAAAATAACAAATTTCTGGAATTTACTGTCGTCCATGGAAATTATACGAATCTGTCGGAACATCATATTGTCGCCTTGTAGAACAGTAAATTGTGTTAGTTCTTCTTCGCTTAACTTAAAATTATAGTCGTGAGTAATAATCCAATTCAAGTTAAATTTTAGCACGCTATATAACGGTGGACTAAACAAATAATATCACTCCTCAATGAATCAAATTATTCTAATGGTCATTAAAGTGGTCATCATCCTCGTCATCGCTGCCGCCCATATCGTCGTCGCCATAAACAATCACATCGTAAGCCTCTATACTGCGCTCAATAACAGCCACAAGAAGGGGAGTAAGAATAAATGCAACGAATAGTGGCTTGCCGATAATTTGATACGTAAGAATAAACACGACAAAGATCTGCGCTGCCCGAAATACGAAGTTAAACACGTCGAATGAGTTGACAATACCAGATACCAATACAGTTAACGGCAAACACTCAACCATAACCCGATTTTCATCCAGCTGCTCCTGATCTTGTGGCTTTTTAGGCTCTTTATCCATGCTACGATGCATCTCCTTCCTTACTCTTCATCATCCCATTCGCGTCGTTTGTTACGCTGCCACTTATCATGTTTTGGCTGCTCGCTCTCCTGAGCCTTCTCAACTTCATGCATAAACTGGTTTTCAATCATGCGCTGTTTACGGGCTGCTCGCATATATGTACTCTTAGATACCTTATCACGCTTGCGATCACTCATCGTCGCTGTCCTCCTCATCATAACCATAATCATCTGGGCAGTACATCTCATGGAATAAATATCGTGTCAAAGAAGGGGACATAGGCGTACCATCTTCCATCCACAACGTATCATAAAGCGATGCATTGCCGATCAGTTCCTGCTATTCTGCATATACCTGAATCGCGTCAAGGATATCCTCGTAAGTTACATCATAATCGCGTACCGCATCAACTACGGCGAATCCAATATTATAAATATCCTGTTTTGAAAAATTATCTTCTTTCATAAATGACCTCCTTATAGAAGCGATTTGCAACGGAAGGGCTTCTTCATTTTATCTAATTCACATTGTACAGTAATAATTTGTCTTCGTAATTCTTCAATTTCGTCTTGTACACTTTTAGCTCTACTGATTACAGGTGGATCAAGTGTATACTCACTAATTCCTGATGCAAAATATTCATCTGGAAGGTTATATAGATTGATGGGCTCCAAATGTATTCACTTCCTTTGTAAATGGCGTAATAATATATCGATTAAAATTGTAAATGTTTATAATCGACCTTATGTTGGGTGGGATTCTTAACTGGTTTATCATAAGATCATTCCATACTTTTAAAGAAACCTTCTTTTTAAGCATTTCACTGCCGCACTGCTTATCGATAACGTCATAATATTTCAAAATGTCTAATAGAATATTTTCTATTATTGAATCAACTGACGAACAGCCAGCGTCAATATATTTGTCAATTAGGTAATTGATATAATCATTGAGAAAGAATTTTGGACTTCCTGATTCTCCATCGACATAGCCATGCTTCATAAATTCGAGATTTCTACTAATTATAAAAGAGTTTTCCATATGAATCTCTAAGAAGATTTTACGTTTTTGTTCTTCTGATATCATAATAGACTCCTACACATAAAGGCTTTCTTATTGTCTCGAATGAGATCTTCCAAGCATTCTGGCACGACAGAAAACTCTTTAAACCAATCAAACGTATTGCGGTACATTAAATCGTCTATATTTATCTGTCGCATTTTATTTCCACAGATATATCGAACGTCAGCTTCACCATACAGCTTAGTGAATAATTTGCAATATTCAAACGACTTGGCCAGCCCTAAGTGTTCATCAAAATAGAACATGGTGTACTGTGCATTCATCTTACTATAGTCAAACTTTTCACGGAATTCATCTGGCGATTTGCAAATTACGATTACTTTACGGTGTTTTTGTACAGTGTCTAAATTATCATACCAAGAACACACAGCGTCATATTTTTCTGGACTTACAAATAAAATTCTCATATTGTCCTCTTCTTTAGCGCATTGTTTCGCCACCTGAACACTCGGATTATTTTCGCGATAAATTCTAACTGGTCTGTCGTCAGCGGACCGAATACTAATTGTTCCGTCCTGAAATTTGTCGTAATTGGTTTCTACCATTTGAATCTATGATCCATTTTGAAAATCAATTCTATTCATAATAAACTCCTGCAAGCTAACGGCTGCTGTTTGTTTATGTATATTGGCTTCGGATATGTATAAAAATCGTTTATAATAAAGTCAGACAATAACCAACCTGTATCGCAATCAAGTCTATATTTTTTATCTTTATACAAAACATAGTCAACACCATTCACAGCCATACATGTTATTACTTTAATAAGATCATCTTGTCGTTGAGTCGCCCTAATGCTTGGATCGCTAAATATACTCTCAGCAACTAATTTTATAGCTTCTTCGCGTGTCATCTTACGAAGTTCCTTTCCCGCTACGTTTACAATAGACTGTGACATACTAGATTCTTTTTATTTCGTTCATACCATGGCGCTGTGATTTTTATTACATGATCGAAAGTCCACGTATAGTTAAGCTCGATAGGATGTATCAAATCTAAAATACCATCGTTATTAACAAGTCGGTAATAATCCATGCCATTAAGCTGATCAAATTCTTTTGCAAGCCGTGTCGCTACATCACTCATGGAATTATAGGTATATCCGGGTCCAAACCATATCTGATGAAATATTTTTGAACTATCGTCTGCTCTTAAATACCATGCTCTAAAATCACGGTACGATTTGAATGGCATGACCCATACCATGTTACTATTGTTTAATGGGACGTATATTCCATTTTTGGCGTTATAATTTACAGAAGTCAGCATTGCAACTCTGGCGGTTACAGTGTAATTCATAGTAAACTCCTACAAACAAACGATTTTTTAGATTGCATTGTATACTTGCTAACCAATTCAAGATATCGCTTATAAATACTTTCCGCAGCGTCACCTTCAATGGTTTCCATCCGTAACCCAGATATGATTTCGACTTTAATAAAATATTTTGGATTAAGAGTAAAAGTTAAATCCCAGTCATAATGTATATATCTGCGATCCATATCAACATAAATCGTTACTGAATCTACTTTACATCCACACGCTTCACTAAGCTCTGCATATAATTTATGCCGAGCCAGGTCTAGTATTTCCTTTTCGTTCTTTTTAAAATTACTCGTTCCAAAAATATCTGTTGTCATAGTAAACTCCTACAGGTCAGTTGCGGTGCCGGTCTTCCTATGGCTGGATCATCTGCATCTGTGATTTTAGGATGAAGTGCTACATCAGATGGATCATATGTAGCTATAGAGCAGGCGGCTATCATGCGATTACTAACAATGTAGTCCATACATTTATCAATATCATCGATCACAACTGGTTTTGTACTATGCATAAAATATGTAATAGTAAGAATTCCAGCGTCATAAATTTTTATTTGCCGCTGACCATTCCATACTGCAACGTTAACCGTGGTTGCAGGCTTATCAATGCCACAATAAATCCATTCTCCATCAGAGGCAGAACATATTTTTTGTATTGTGTCAACAATGTAGTTAAACTGATTTATCGTTGGCACAATAATGTCACAGTCATTTTCAATCGCGTATTTACATATTTGATAGGTGCGGCCACCGCCGCGTGGGGCGAATATTTTATACATACCCTGTGGAACCTCCATCAATCGCCCAGAATGCATTCAAACTGGTTTCGCTCATTTGTTCCATGCAGATGTCCTTTCCCAAAATGGCGTAATCAAATATTGATGTTTAGCTGAGTCTTCTAATTCTTTTTGTACCTGATGTAGCATAGCCATATTATCAAGATAAGAGGGAAGCAACTTTTCTACGATCTCATAGATCAATGCGTTTATCTGCAACCGTTTTTTCATCGTCATTCCACGGTGCGTCAAAGGACGAATCATCCACTCAATCTGGTCGCGGATATAATCAATAGAGAATGGATCGATTTCCTTGGTGACAGGGTCGCCTAATTTTATATCTTGTATTGCAATCTAATCGCAATTATTTTTAGTATTCATAAATTGTCTCCTTAATCCAGCAGATCAGCCAGACGAGCGGTCTCAGAGCGTTCCGTAATAGGTAAGTAAACTGTCCCAAAGCGTTCATTTCCTGTCAGCTTATCGATCAACTTCTGAATACCATTGTTTCGTTCGAAAGCTACGTCGTCAATCTGTCTCAAGTCACCGTTAATCCACAATGTGCTGCCTTCACCAACTCGACCAATCAATAGCTGAATGTGCTGCTTTGTAAGATTCTCTGCTTCACTGCAGTAGATAATGGATCGCTGAAAGCTTCGGCCACGAATAAATCCGAGCGGTTGAATCTCTACCCATCCATCGGTGATAGCTCGTTCCAATGCAACCTCTCCACCAAGACAGTCAGCCAAAATAGCAGCAAATGGATAAATTTTCTCAAACATAGAACCAGGCAAGAATCCAAGTTCTTTCGTATCTTTGACTTCGATGTTATTGCGGACCCAGACAATCTTGTCGTATTTGCCTTTTTCAATCAGATCAATAGCATGATTAACCATCAGAAAATCCTTGCCGCTGCCGTATACGCCGAGAAGAAGCTTGATTGTAATGTCATCATTCTGAAGCAGGTCAAAGGCGATTTTTTGTTGATCATTAAGTGGTTTGATTTTACCAGCGTATGTGGTATTCAGATTTTTGTATTTAATAGGTACATAGCGCGAGCCATCCCAGCGAAGTCCAGCCGTGTTACCATCAGCGTCTGCGTTTGGAATCAAGACATAACTGTTAGTGGGCGTATCAAACAGGTTCTTCTGCTCGACATCTTTGGAGTAGGCCATAGCCAGCGCTTCTTCGCCGCCATTTGCCAGTGTGGTTTCTATCCATCCCTTATAATCGTTCTTCGCAGCTGTTGTGTCAGGGAAAGTGAATTCAATCGGCAGATCGAGAATGCCGCTGGCGATATTGGCGCAACTTAGGTCGCTGGTGACAAATTTAAAAGAATCAATATCAGCTTGGATCTGTTGCTGTGCGTCTGGGAGACCGGCTTCGATCGCGTCATTCAAATTGCGGTGCAGCTCATCCAGATACCAACAGGCGGTTGCCATGATCGTCGCATCGTTATTGTCACTGATTGGCTTGCCATCCAAGATGTAGAATAGGGAAGACATGGGAACGGCTACTACTCGAAAGCTGCCGTCGTCGCGGTGTTCAGCAAGCAGGCGGGTTACGGTACGTGCCTTCTAACGAGTTTCTTCGTTCTTTTTACCGCTTGTTTTAATGTCTTCTAACTCGTGCAAAGTCATGTCTGCAATCAAGAACTGGTTTGTGAATGCTGCGGCACCGAGATCGAGTAGGGCGGAAGTGTCATAAAATTTCATAACAGATATTCAGTCCTTTCTTATAATAAATGTTACTCTACCATTCTATACGGTAGATAATAACAGTTGTTTTTATAATTATACCCCTAAATATGCAAAATATCAAGTAAAATTATGAATATTTCCGGAATAAGGTGAAATTTAATAAAATATTCAATAAATGATGCAAAAATAGCGAAAATACGATGAAAATGTAGCGATTTAACACGGTTTTAACAGTGATAAAATACAATAAATGGCAACAAATGGCAGAAAATATACAAAATAATACATAATAAAATATAACGATGATGCGATGATTTCCGGATGGAGCTTCGGATGTAATTTGTAGCGATTTAGAAAAGCGGGCTATTAAGCGAATTAATTGGATAAAGTGAGCAAAATTGTGATACGTGGACGAGAAATTGAAGCACGAAGCTAATGTACAAATGACGCACACTAAAGGTGGAACCGAAGAGATAATTTGGTGATGGGGAGATAGAACAACTTAGCCCTTTAGGGCTGGCACACCCCGCTCCTCGATTTTTAACCACCCCCGCCCCATGCCGCGCCGAATGTCCATTTTTTCTAGGAATCATGCGGCTTTTTGGCAAATCGTACCTACCGTTAAAAGGTATTATTTACTTTGCTGGCAGAACGGAATTTATACCTATTTATATATAGGCTGGTACGGCTATTCTTTATACTGGTGTTCTGCTAACTGGTATATAGACATGTTGCACAAAAAAATTATTTAGGCTATACTGTAGTCACTCCAAGGGAACACGGAAACACCGGAACGGAACGTGTACCGGCGGGGGTCTTAGTAGGAACGTTGCGAAACGCCTGAACCGACTGCACTTTGAGAATTTAAACAGGTAGAACGACCACGCTTTGACGCGGGAATTATGCCGGACATTGCAACTTGTGTGCACTTGTCAGGTGTCCCATTTCAAACGTCTTCCGTGGGGATAGCATATACCTTGCCGACTATAGCCGACTGGATAAATAAGCTATAGGTGCGCCTTAATAGGGTGCACTGTGATGATGTGCCAGATACCGCCCGATAAGTGTCGGAAAAGCGCTGGCACGCACAAAAGTAGCCGTTGCACAAAAGTCCTGACTATACCCTTTAGTGGTGGACGTGCAATCGCAAGCTTGCAAAATGTCAAAAGCTGGAATGCCTTGCATGGATACAAGCGCAACTTGTGCAGTCACTTTTACGCTAAAGCAAGGCTTAAAACTACCACTTTAGCGTACAAAATAACAGTTTTTCAGTGTTCGTCATGTGTAAAAGCATGGCGGGCACTTGAGACGGCGCAAGCGCAAGTTTGCACCGTGTCAAGTGTTATCATACGGATAGCACTGTACACAATCGCAAAAAGAGAGGTAAAGAAATATGGCAAAGAACGTAAAGCTGACCGAAATGGCAAAGTTGGTCATGGCAATTGCTGACCCTGAGCAGGAAGTGGCCGCCATCACAAAAAAATCCCTTGAGGACTTCCGTGTTACTGGCACGGTCGAGGGCATCAAGAAAGTGTCGGATGCAGTGTATGCTGATATCGCGGCCATGGTGATGCTCCGTGAAAGCAAGGGCACTGCCGAAGAAGATCTCCCCGCGCTGAAAGCGGCCGAAAAAAAGGCACGTAAGTCTATGGCAATGTGGTTTTACGGTCTGGGCAGTCGTGACCCTAATAAGGCAGACGGGAAGCGGCGTCCTTTGTATAGCGTAACCGTGCCTGACCTTGT